ATATTATTGGAAACAGGGCTGATAATACTCAAATAAATGTTTCAAAGGATATTGACTTTAACAACGCACAAACTTTTTTTGAAAAATATACTGAATACTTACAAGAAACATCCTTTTCGAAAAAGAGAGAAAGACTTGAAGTAGAATTTAAACTTCTTGAAACTAAAAGAAAAATTAAACTTGCTGAGAAAAATCATTCAGATGTTACACAATATACACAAGAATTTCATGATTTGCAATCACAGGCAAATAAACAAGAAGAACAAGATGCACAAGATAAGTTAAATGCTTTTAATGTTATACAAAAAATTCAACCACCAAAATATAGTAATCCAACTAATATCAGCTTGATTATGAAATATATAGAAGGAAACCCTCAAATGAATGCAGGAGTGCCTAGAGAAAATAAACAAGATTTAGATGATAATATAGAAACACAAAATGTATCAAAGGGACATATATTGTCTAACACACGCCCAACATGTGTATCAGATTCAGGTAATGAATATCCTTGTATTAAAATAGCATCCGAAGACATACAACCTGAAAAATATGTGCCCAGTATTGATTTAAATAAATATGTACTTACAAATATTTGTTTTAAAATTATAGCATTTGATCAAAACAGAGGTGCAACTGGAAAGGTTCATATAAGATACCAGATAAACGATGGAAAATGTATTAAAGCATGTACTATAATGAGACAACGAAAGAAAAAAGGCAATAAAAATGCTCAAAATAGAGATACCTATACATTTAATATCAATGGACATGAAATGAATAAAAATAGAAAAATTGTGAAAGAGGGTCGCACACAAACAATATCATTATGGTTGTTTTGTCCCGAAGAAAAAGGATGGTATGCAACTGTAAAATCTATTATTTGGGAGCATAAATATAAATGTATAAGTAATTAAAAGTATAGTGCCATTTCTATACCCTTTTCCTGAAAATCACTGTTACATTTTTTATAAAACTCGACATTTTCCTCCGCACAATCGAGTATACATTTATAACACCTTTGGGATTTTGCATAATCAATGCATTTATTTACAATAAGCTTTCCTAGTCCATGTCCACGATAATCTGAAGATACAACAACATCTTCAATATGGCCAACTTTCCCCATATTATGTATTAGTTTTTGTTCTACAAATACGGTAGCAGAAGCTATAATATAATTTGTGTACCCATAACCCAACGATTTTTCTGTATCTTCTATAACAAAAATTATACCCTTTTGTGACGATAAAAAAAACTGAAAATCCATTACATTTATAGACGACGGGTCCAATTGAAAACCATCACTAAGAACGTTTAAATATCCTCCATAATAATCTGGTTCTTTTATTTGTCTTATTTTAAACCTTTGGTTGTGCGTTTCTTCCATGATACTTATATATTTTATTTCAATTCGTCTTTATTATCTAATAAACACGAAATTAATTGTTACTTGAACTACCCGAACTTGTATCATCATCAATATCTATATACCCTGGAAAAAATCTGGTAAAAAATACATGAATATGAGTTACCATTCTTTTTGTAATTAGTTTATCAATATTATAATCAATAGGATGGTTTTGTTCACATAATACATTTTTCATAGACAAGTATTTTTGAATATACTGAGAAAACATCTCTCTATGTTTATCATTCACCTTTTCATTATTATCTTTAATATATAAGATTTTACATATTGTTTTTACTCGAAATAATCTATTCATAATTTCTTGATGTGAAAAACAATGCACATAAGGTTTAACCTTTAGATAATAAACATTTGCAATATCCATTTCTGGATGAAAAACATCATCAAAATAGCACAATTCTATTTGCACATCTTGTGGTATACGACAACATTGAATAAAATCTGAGTATTTTTTGTCTTTTGAAGTTCTACATGGCTCTTGTACTTCCCCATTTAATTTAAACGCAAGAACAATATTATCAAAAATATCTCCGCCAAGTCTTTGTTCAATAAAATCCGTTATACGATGCACCCAATCTTTTGAATAACGATTATTTGTGTAAATCATAATACCTTTACATAATCCCTGTAATTTCTTTTTTTTAAGAGATAATAAAATAGATAGTATTCCAGGTCTGAATAATTCTAAAAATTCATTTAATAGTAGGTTAAAATCATATTGTGTTAGTTTATATTTGACATCATTATATGTAATAAATCGTTGCAATGAATCCCATATATTTCTTATCAAAACAAAATGACCAATTGTTTCATCTAAATCAAATACAACGTATTTATTTGCATTCCCCCGTATCATTCATATAATTAGTATAAAGAATATACATTATACTAGAAATAAAAAGTATACTTAATTTATGATTTATTTATTAAATAGTAAATATTCTATAAAACAAAATTAAATTATCTGTATAATCTATTTTCTTTTCTAATTTATATAAATAAACTATTCGCCCACTAGGGAAACATTTAACTCTTAATTTTAATGGCGTTTAGAGATTTAACAACGAAAGAATATGCAGATATTCTCCAATACTATAATTTTCCAGTGCCCAAACAGTCTAACCAGGTGAAACTAGAAGCAGAAAAGATAATTACTGCAAAATTATGCGGATGTATTAGAAGTATAGCGCGTAACAATATGAAATCAAAAAATAATGTTAAAAATGAAACTTCAGTTGGCGTATGCACCAAAACAGTTATCAACAATAAAGGTTTCGCACGCGGTAATTTTGCATGTAAAAAACCGAAAAGAAGCGTTACTTTAAAGAAAAAAATACATAAAAATAAAAATAGTAAAAAAACACGCAAATCCCCCAAAAAATCTAGACGTTAAATATTTGTATATTTTCATTATTTTATATTACTTTGACATGTAAGATAATGCAGCCAAAATAACCTTTTCTTGGTCATTCAACTTTTGAAACAGAATAACATCGTCCATTTTAACTTCAAAATGACGACCTCGAATATTTTTCATACGCATACAACTATTACTATCAGTAAAAACCAGCTCACAAAAAAATGCTCCTGAGACTAATCGTATATTTTCAATGTCTCGCATATCTAGCCATCTTAAATATGCTCCATTTTTTAACTCGTGTATTTCATCTACATAGATATAACCTTGTAATTTTTTAATTATTTCGACTTTTGCTTCATGATTGATAGGTAATTCGTTAATAATATCTACTTTAACTTTTATAATTTTGTCATTAGTAAAATTAAGAATGTTTGTGTTTGCTTCATTTTCACATGCTGTTTTTAGCAAGTCTGTTGTATAACTCATTATTTAACTATAGTAACTGTTCTGTACTATACAATAAGACTATATGATATAGTGTAGTTGTCTAAGCTAGTTACCGTGTTACTTGTATATTATTACTATTATTTAACTGCTAATTACATATAGTATATGAATTATATGTAATTATTTACCATAAAGATCCAAAAGAACCTCCGCCAAATGCATCATTTGCGGCCATGGGTTCAAATCCGTCATTGGATGATAGTTGTTGGTTTCCCGTGGTTTCTGATTGAGGCTCGGGTCTTAAGTTGTTAATACCAGTGGTTCCACTAGGTTGCGTAGACATTGGCATACCTGGACTTGTAACTGGCATACTAGGGTTGCCAGGTTCGCCTGGAGAACTTGCACCAGATAAAGGTGTAGGTTGTCTCTTAACATTATTTTGCGATCCCGCATCTTCCTTCGCTCCAAAACCTTCTTTCTTTCCCATAATTAACTCTTCTACACGGTCATATAAAATACTGACTTTCTCACCAAGTTTAGTCTGTAAACTTAAAATAATCATAAGTGTTGCGGGTATCATATGAATAATAGAAAACTGTTCATATTTCATTTCACTGTATGTTGGAACAAAAGTAACAGCACGATTAATTAAGAGAATACCCACAAACATAATAATAAGTTGAATAACAATTTCTGCTAAAAGTTCTACACTTCCTTTTTCGTCGTCTGCTTCGGGAACATACTTCTGCATAAGTTTATTTAGAGAAACTACGGGAAAAAGTGCAATAATTGTATATTGAATAACATTCATCATTTCTTTTTTAGATTGTTCGTCAAACTTGAAGACATGTTGAACAAATGTCTCATTAGGACTACCGCCAATAATATCAATATCAGTCATCTGAAGTACCTAAAGAAATAAATACAGACGTATTAATATTTTAATTAGTAGAACTATATTAAATACAAGTATCTTATATACAGTATATGAGTGCATCTAAAGCCATTGCTTCAGCTAAAAATAAAAAGGCCGGTCTAAATAGTCCTAATCCTGCTACACCAATGTCCGAACAACAAAATAATACTACAGATGTTGGATCACAACAATCCGTTACAAAATTGACTATCCCCCAAGCACTTCAAATGATTATGAAACGTTTAGACATAGTTGAAGAACGTATGAATGAGATGGAAGCATCTTTTCAAGAAACACGCGCATTTGGCCAACAAACCGAGAATAAGTATTTGGTTGATGCAAAAGTTTTTGATTCTCTTGTAACCCGTCTTGATAATTTAGAAAATAATAAAGAATCATTAAGAAATATTGAAGACAATAAACAAGTTGACAATGAACAAGTTGAAAATCTAGAAAAATCAGTCACTCATATACAAAATGGAATAAACGATTTTAAGAATGATTTTGTTAAACTGCAGTCTTACGTTATGGATACAAATGCAAAGTTAACCGAAGTTGTATTTTCTATACCAACCGAGAGTATGGTTGAATATAGGGAAATATTTACCAAAAAGACAGATGAAGATATTAATCAAAAAGAAGATGTTAACATTGAGAACCAATGTAGAGATGTATCCGTTCCTGATATTAATGAGCTTAGTAAACTAGACCTTGCAAGTCTTGGCCTTGAACCACCAGTATTAAAGAGACAAACTAATCAAATATTGGAACCGGATGATAATATTCATGTTACAAATATTAATGATATTTTTCCTGATAAAAAGAATAGCGCTGAACTAGCTTCAGAGATGTAGATTAATAATGTTTTAGGAATAAGTTATCTTTCTTTATAAAACATACTTCATTGCAATACTATAATACACACAATCCTAACAAATTTATTTGTTCGCAAATTATATAATGGCCAGTTTCAAAAAACTTATGTCAGACTACGGTCTAGGTGTTATCATTATTTTGCTATTATCTGCCTTTGCAGTTAGTACTCTTGCTGATTACATTAATAATAAAGCTTTAGGTGGAAGTGAAGGTCACGCTAACTTGGCTGCCTCGGCTAGTGCTTACAGTGATGCTCCTGCTCCTGGTCCTGAATCTGCTCCCTCTAACGATGAGGGTGCTGGTGATTTTGCAAGTGTAAGCGGTGAGAGCAGTGCTCCTGCTCCTATCACTAACCCTGCTGACCTTCTTCCCAAGGACAGTAACAACGAGTTTGCCTCTATGGCTCCTACTGCTAACGGTGGAAACAATGCTGCTTTATTAGATGCTGGACACCATATTGGAGGCTCTGGAAGTGATGCTCCTTTAAGAAACGCTAACTTGCAACTTCGTGGAGAAGAGCCCAACCCTCGCAGTTACAATGGTCCTTGGAACCAATCTACTATTGAGCCTGATACTGGCCGTCAGGGTGTTTGCGCTTAAATAAAATCTAAGAATAATCATTAATATCATTTATGAAGTAACTATCTCATAAATGATAATCATAAAAGAATTATTTAGTTATTAAATAGATACAATATAAAATCCAAACATATAGTACTGGCAATTGCTAATAACTAGTAAGTATAATTTGACAATGTTAACAACGTTACTAAAACAAGACTTATTCTTTTATGTTCTATTTGGGTTTGTCATTATATTCAGTCTTAAAATATATTCAGAAAGTGAATTATTTAACTTAAAGTGTATCATTGCTACCAAAGATGGACATAAATACTGTGTAAGAAACAGAGTGTATATTAAAGAAGCTGCAAATCTTTTAGCAAAAACAACAAACAACGCGACAGAGTTTGTAAATAAATTATATGAAAAATATCCCAATGATGCTCGTGTAAAACGATTAAAAGAAGGGTTTAACCCTAAAAAGGTTCAAGAAACATTGCCAACTAGTGAGTTAACTGCGTATAGTGAAAATAAGGGTGAAAAACTAGCATTTTGTTTATCAAAAACAAAACACAGTGAAACACTTATTGATGAAAGCACACTCATGTTTGTATACTTTCACGAACTATCACATGTCATGTCTGTTTCTGTAGGTCATAAAAAAGAGTTTTGGGACAATTTTAAATTTATCTTAACCGAGGCAAAAAAAATGAATATGTATAATCCAGTTAACTACAAAAAGAAAAACCAACCCTATTGCGGAATGAGCATATCAGATAATCCTTATTATGATATATAAATATTCAACGAGTGAATAACGTATTATACGTATAGTATAATATGTTACCTGATAACCGTATTATTTTAAATAAACTTTGAAATATACAATGCAACATAGTCACATATTTTGTGACATGGAGGTGGTATACGTTGTAGTTGACAGTTTGTTCGTTCTTCACTAGAAAACATACTTAACCAATTAGATATGGTAATCACATTGTTCATTTTAATATAATTTTTGCATATTCTCTCTTCGTGATGAGTTTTGTCTATGTATTCAATGCCTTCTTTCTTCTTTTTTCTTACTATTAAGTCAACAGTCCCATTATCTAACATATCTATATAAAACTTTGAAGAAATAGCCCGGGACATATGTAATTTTTTTATATACGAAATGACTACATTATAGTATCTTTCATCTAATTCTTGTTGTTTTCCATCTTCTATTTCTCCCATACTATCACTGCGCGAGCGTTTTTCGTTACGGTTATAAGACATTATATCAATGTAGTAGAGGAAATAGTATTTTACCTATATTACCTCAATATATTTCTTTAACCTAACCATTCTTTTAATCGGTCTTTTGTTTTCACAAGCGACACCATTAAAACACTATATGTTACGGTAAGCAATACAATATCATAAACTACAGCACTAAATCCTGCATTATAAAACCATCGTGAAAAAAAGCTTGTTTTATCTAATGGCTTTGATTTAAAATATAGATAAAAACCACCAGAAATACATAAAGTGGTAACAATAACTAATGTTAATCTATGTGCAATATAGTTTGCATTTAACCCATATATAACACATTGTGCAACCAGTAAATATGCGAATACTAAGAAATAATCAAGTAAAGTACTGCTTAGAAAGTTGTCATAATAATACTCATTCACCATTTTTTGTTGTCCTGTTATAAAAGTAGGAATGTGAAGAATATAAACGATTAATGTTGTGGAGATAATAAATGCAATGGAGTATGCAACTAGTAATAATGTAATCTCTTTTAAAACTGCCATAATACTATTATATATATATTACACAAATATAAAATACAATACATTATTAGTTATAAATTAGTCAACATATAACGATAATAATATTTGTAAAATATATATGAACCGTATAAATAATATTTATAAAGTGCACCTTGTGAAGGGTGGTGATAAAACATTGCCTAGCAAAGTCATTGTATTTTACGGGGATAATGATACAGATTTAAAAGAACTTTTTATAACGGATCCAAACAATAAAAGGTTTTTAGATAGTGCAACAGGAAAGTCTATTTTTAGTCAAGAAGAATTAGAACGTATTAAGAGTGAAAATACAGATGTATTTTTCAGTAAACAAACTATCTACCTAGACGATACTATATTGTCAATAAAAATAAAAATCCTAATAGAACTGATGAATATGGAAGAAGTAAACGAAATGTCAATAGACGAATTATTTTTATTTTGTATGAAATCAGAGACAATGTTTCCACAGGACATGTATAATACATTAACACAGAAACGCAGGGTTGTTTTAACAAACCAACGATTAGACAACACTCTACAAAATATAAAGGGTTTATTTGCAAACGATAACACGGAAATTATATTAAACGACAATAAAGAGTATTACTCTTATGATGATTTACTCAAACTTGATCTATTTGATAAAAATATCAATGTAGTTAGAATGTTAGGACAAAAACTGTTTTTGATTGATTCACACTATCCATTTCCATATAATCCATTCGACATGAAGTATTTTGATAATCTTCTCTATACCGCTAGCACAAATGCTACAAGCACTATGAATAGTAATCTTCTTTTAGACAATGGTATTATTGTAGATAATATTATATACGTATCAACTGCAGAAGATGTATTAAAGTATCACTCAAAGCTTGATAATCCACTAAATGAACAATATCTATTAAGTGTTTATTTCCCTTCACTTGCAAATAATGAGATTTCTTCACTTAATCATTTGCAAGAAAAAAGAAGCAATATCATGAGCGAAACAAATAACCTAATATCTGAAACAACAAGAAACATGTATACAAAAGAAGACATGTTGCACAATGTTTCAAAAATAACCAAAGAGAGAAATATGGATATGTTTGAATATGACACAGAAGGAATTATGGAAATTAGATTTGCAATCCAACAATCATTTGAAATCAATGCTCCTCTTGATATTATTTTTAAACTCATCCATGTAGATAAAAATATTCCTTTTACCAAACTAAATCCAGGTATTCAACGAGAACCAATGTACCGATTATTTGGTGAACAAAAAACAAAAGATCAACGCGTTATTCCTTCATTTACAAAAACAAAAACACTTCAGTTATCTTCCAATATTGGTAAATCAAAATCTGTTGCAGCATATATTCAAATAGAAGAGTCGCCTGATGTTGAGTTTGTTTGCGAGTTTCAAGAAAATGGTGATATGATTATAAATATTAATTCACCAAATACTCTCTCTTTGACACAAGTGAACGACTTTATACTACGTTATGCAAATCCCTTCATGAAACAAATTGCCGACTTTTTATCTGACAGTGGTTATAAGTTTAATCTTTTTTCAGGATTATATGAACAAAATATTGATATCTTACATATAAAATATGGTTATGATGTGCATATAAAAAACTATGAGACCGATTTTGATATCAAAAATGTTCAAAAATGTTTAACACCTGCATTTATTATCAACTCATTTAATGTATCTGGTCGCGATGGAGCGAATATGCGTTATAAAAAGGTTTCAAACTTTAATAAAATGACTAGTAAAGAGGCATTTGTTATTGAACAAGTAAAACGACGCGAGGGTTATCAGGGTGACGCATTACTTGAAAACCTAATGGAAGCACACGATATAGATGACAATGAGGCACGAGAGATTATTGCACGTGTTGCAACACATCTCACGATTGATACTGGAGGAATTGGTTCTAAAACAAAACGTATACGTTCCAATCCAGGATTTCCAGTAAAAATCACAGATATAACAAAAAAATCGCTAAAAACAAAGAGAAAAATACGTATAGAAGTTTCTGGTATTGACAATATGTTCTATATTCAATGTCTTGAAACATACATCAATAGTTTAATATCCCTCTCTGTATCATACAATGATTTGACCAGTATTATTCAAGACTTAGAACAAGTATGCAGTCTAACACAAAATGAAAGTTTAAATAAAGAGGACGTGTTATCTGCACGTGATAAAAATATTGTTAACACACAAGAACTTGTTATTGAAAACGATGAGGTTCAAGTAGTTGATAATGCGCAACCACTTGTGTATGACGGTGAGGAAAAGACAAAAACTGTGAATGCTCTTGACCTTATTTACGGAAGTGACGATGATTATGCAGATTATGATGATTATGACGACGATGAAGAAGATGAAGATATGGACGGTGGTTCACGTAATAAAAATAGAAAATATTCAAAACGTGGTGGTGAAACAGTATCTAATATTATAGGTATGCGTTTAACCAAACCAAATCCATTTGTAAAAATCATGGAAGAAGCAGACAAAGATTTGTTTTTGGCGAAAGGTGATGGAAAGGAAAAGTTTGTAAAGTACTCTACAAAATGCGACTCTGCTTATGGACGACAACCTGTTCTCATGACACTTGATGAATACAAAAATAATATTGAACATGAACGTACTGTTATTATTGATAAATATGGACAAGACGAGTTTTCTTCATTGTCGGCAGAAGAACAAGAAGCTATTATCGAGAAAGAAACTCAACTAGATGATCGTTTTATTGTTACATATGGTTCAAGTCGTGAAAAAAGAAATGTATATGCATGCCCAAGATATTGGTGTATGAAAACAAATAGTTATATTCATCCAAGCGAAATGCGACAGAAAGTTGATGAAAATGGAGAACCAATGGTAAATGAAAAAGGCCAACCTGTATTAGAACATCCCACATGTGGCGGTATTATTCCACGTGGAAGTCAAACTATTAAAAACGATGGAAACTTTGTATTCGAGTTTACAGGACAAAATCGTATTGCAAGTAAAACAGGAGAATATCTTGCCAACTATCCATCATTTTTACCACGTGATAAACACCCAACAGGAAAATGTTTACCTTGTTGTTTTAAGTTTAATGTAGACAAAAATGGTAAGTTATCACGTCCTGATGCACGTATTAAAACAAATATGAACTGTATGAAAGATATTGAGGAAGAAGACACAGAAACCAATAATGAAGAGACAAGAGATATAGAAGAAAATGTATTTCAGCCAGCACAGCCAAAAGGTGATGCACTATATATTCTTGATCAAGCAACTACTCCTGTGCATTTAGGAAGATGGGGGTTTGCACCCATTGAAGTGCAGTATCTTGTCAAAGAATACTCAAGTGATTACATTGCTGATTTACCACGTATGCAAATAAAAGAAGATATTGTTGTATTGTTGCGCCATGGCGTAGAAACGGAAAGTGGTAAAAATCACCCTCAACATTTTTTATCTGCCATGGCGGACGTCATGTTTTATAATGACCCAAACGATAGAAAGACTTTAAAAGATTTTAAAGACTATCTTGTATCAAAGCTTACCATTGAACGATTTGCAAAATATCAGAATGGAAACTTAGTGAATGATTTTTATACAGATATTAATATCGATAGTCAGGATATTGAACCATATAAATCATCACAACTTTATTCATCCACAAACGAAAAAAGTTTTAGAAAATTAGCAAGAGCGTTTGATAATTTCAAGGCATTTTTAATTGTAAACACAACGAATATTGACCATACATATCTTTGGGATTTTATATGTGATAGTGAAATACATGATGTTCATCCAAAGGGTATAAATCTTATTATTCTAGATATTCCAGAAGATGATGGAACAACAAAAGTTGAAATTATATGTCCAACTAATCATTACTCAAGTTTAGTTTATAATCGCGATAAACCAAGTGTAATCTTAATTAAACGAGATGATATATACGAACCTCTGTATTCACTTAAAAAATCATCAAACTCTATTGTATTTCAAAAATATTTTGCACACGAACAAAGTTCAACACCGATGATTTTGGGAGAAATGACACCTAAGTCAATAATAACACTACTCGATAAAGTAATTAATCCGATCTATCAAAACAAATGTACACCTATGCCAAGTTTACGTCGTGATTATAACTTTAAAACACCTATCTTATTGGAAACACTACTCAAATTACTTACACAAATTAAAAGTATATCAGTTGAAGTTTTACGTCATGTATTTAACTATTCATATAAGACCGTTGCACTTGAAGTTAAGATAGGCGAAGGTGTTGGTATTATACCATGCTATCCATCTGGAAATAAATTAACGAACGATATACAACATACGTTTATTGATGATGATAGTCTTTATAAAGGGTATAATGAAACAATCGAGTTTATGAATAAAGTTGTATATCATACCAAGGGTCGTATTCCAGTGTCTCCATCATTTAAACTTGTTGATGATGAAATGATCGTTGGTGTAATTACTATAACCAACCAAGTTGTTCTTGTAAACAAACCATTTGAATTAAGTAATGTAAATGATGACATACCAATTATACGCCATAAGGGATACACAAAAGACAACAGTAGTCCTTCAAGAAGTTATATAGATATAAACATATCTGACAACAAATCAATAGATACAGAGAGAAAAGAATATGTAAATAAAATCAAATTAGAAACTAATTTCTTTAATGCATTCCGCAACACGATACGTATCTTGTTACACGACTATACAAATCTAGAAATACGCGAACAAATAGAAAACACTATAAAATCTAATATGGTTGTTTATTCAAAAAAACTTGATACCATAACTGGTCTTATCAAAGAATTAATTAAACAACATATTCGTTTCAAAGAGGACATTGATCTGAATGCACTCAATTCAGTAAGTTTGTGTATAAATGCTGATAATGCGACATGTAGCGAACGTAATCCAATATGTATTATGGAAGAACGAAATAATAGAGGTATTGTTTTAGATGATAATATTAAGAAAGAACCAGAAGAGGAAGAAGAGGAAGAAGAGGAAGAAGAGGAACCAGAAGAGGAAGAAGAAGAGGAAGAAGAGGAAGAAGAACCAGAAGAGGAAGAAGAAGAGGAAGAAGAACCAGAAGAAGAAGATGAAGAAGAACCAGAAGAGGAAGAAGAAGAGGAAGAAGAAGAGGAAGAAGAAGAGGAAGAAGAAGATGAAGAAGAACCAGAAGAAGAGGAAGAAGAAGAGCAAGTAGGCGGTGCAGATTTATTTCAGTGCGTGCTTATTATACCCAAGAACAACTTAATTACACATAGTATAGACAATGAAACAGTATATGTATACAAAATAGCAGACCAATTATTACGATACACTCGTATTAGGAGATACCTTCTTGATACCACACAGTTTTTAGGCATTACTGATATTGACTTTAACATTTATGATACCGAGGCAATTGTATCACAATCTTCTTTGAAAAATGAATATTTTAACAATCTTGTTCCATACACAGATACTGGTTATGGAAATAAAAACAGTATTGATACAATCAATCCAACCTATATGACAACTGAGTATTCAAAAGAATACGACTACAATAAAATAGTTGAAATGGAACCATTTAGTGCATTTTCTGCAAAAGAGCAGTCTCAGGTTTCAAAATCTCCAGAAAAGAAAAAAATAGTTATAAAAAGACCAGTAAAATTAGAAACAAGCACCAAAATTATGGATGATACCGAGAAAGAAGCGAATGAATAGACTTAAAAATAATAACTTTTTTGTCTATCTATAGTATATACTATTATGAACAGTGTAAACGCAGTGCTTCAACCCGACTTTCATCGCGGATATTGCGATTATTTCTACTACTTGATGGTAATTTATCTTATCATCGGCGTTCTTACTGTCGCTGATTTCCTTCTTTCTGGTATTCAAAACATCAAGAACTTTAGAAGCTTCATGATGAACCACATGGGAAGCAAGCTCATTCAATTGTTGGCCATTATGGTTCACTTCTTTGTTATCCGTCTTCTTTACAGTATGTGTTCTCGTTCCCTTCCTGCAAGAGAGGGTTTTAAGAAAAGAGGAGGATGTGAGAACATGGTTGAAGGAAATGAGGAGGAAGATAACAAGGATTATTAAATAAACAACCACGATAAAACATCAAAATAAATAATACTACTTATAAAATACATTGTATTTATCTTATTACAATGTATTTAAAATTAAAATCCTTCCTCACCATCACTTCCATATTCACATTCATCTTTTGTCTCTTCATATTGTTCTTCTGTAAATCCTCTACTTAAATACTCGTCACGACGCATCTCTTCAAATCTCATTTTTAAATATTCGTCTGCACCAGGAGCAACTCCATATGTAAGAAGAGAACTGGCCACTAACTCATCCTCATTTTCATCTTCTTCTTCATCTTCTTCATTGTTAGTATCATTTACATTATTTACGGGTGTTTCATGTAGTGTGCCATTTGTCTGAATGTTCATATCATTATCACTACCTTCTTCGTTTATTTCAGTTGTGTTAGTTTCAGTATTAGATACATTGTCAACCTCAGTTACATTTAATGTTGTCTCAGAAATAGTTGTTTGCGTCGTATAATCAATCTCTTTTCTAGTATACCAAACAAGACTGAGTGAACTATAAAATCTTTCGGCACTTTCTTTTGTATTAAAACTATGTGTTATTACAAGATTATATCCGGCATCTTTAGAACCGGTGTATGCTTTCACGATGCAATCTCCGCATGTAACAGATGTATTTGTTTCAGTAGGACTTACTTCTGTATCTCCAAAATCAAATCGTGTCTCTTCATCATCAACGGGTAAAACTTCATTTACATTTAACGTTGTTATATTTGCAGTTACATCATTTTCATCATCAGAATCCGAACTTTCATCCTCACTATTATTTTCGCGGTCTATAGATTGAATAGATACTCCAGATACTTGCACATCACCACTCTCGTGAATAGGATTTATATGTTCCTCTTCAGAAATATCACGAACTATTCCAGATACATAAGGTAACTGGTTTACCTGGCTAGATAAAAGATGTCGAATGAAATCGGGTTGTCCTAAAATATTTGTTTCGATAGGAAGTTGATGTATGAATCGTTGTGAATTATCTCCATTATAAAGATTAAATAATTGTTGATGTAGTGTATTATTGACTGCGCTAACAAACATTGAACTTTGTTCTTCATTCTCAGTGGTTGTTTGTGAAAATGGTGCTAATGGAAATGGAACAACTTGTCTGGGTTCTATGTCAGAATTAGTTACTAATTCATTAGCTTCCATATTTTGTGATACATTTGGTTCTGATATACTTGGTGTCTCCTCGCTATCGGTATCATGTTCGCTAGTATCAATTGAACTATCATTGTCATCTGTATCTACTTCCGTATCATTGTCGTTAAGAAACGAACTCAATAATGTAGGCCCACGTCTTCGACCAATAGGCCTGAAATAACTTGATACATAGAACTCATAATCATCTTCATCTTCATATCCACGAATATCACGCGTCGGGGTAAAAGATTGGCGGTTTCTAGATTGAATTATTTTACGCATTTTAGTATAATACCTATCTTGATGAGGGGGTATACATATATATTCATCTTCTCTGTTTCTCATTGAATTATGAAAACATTTATAAAAGTTTGGTGTTCCACAATTATAACGAATGGTACTAATACTTGTATCTTCATTTGTTCTCACAACAGTTCTTTGTCCAAAACGAGAATTATAAATAGCAAGTTGTGATAATTTCTTCCTAAGCTCCTCTTCAGAATCATATCTCTTAGGAAAATCTTGTGCATAATACAGTTGATAATAGAAAAGCAATAGATACGGACGCATTATCTCAACCAATTTTTTCTTAGGAAATCCACAAGATATTTTAATTGGGTGAACCGCTTTCGTATAATATTGTAACATTCTAAGTGTCATAAAATAAAGTTTGTCGTGGTCACTTGTCTTAACTGCATTTTCAATGGCCCTATCACGAATTAATATTTCATATTTTTGAATATATTCCTCATCACTAAATTCACTCAAAAAATATCCATGAAACAGTTCATCAACTGGATAGTTATTTGTCTTTAAATAAAAGTAAAAATTATACAAATGGTGGTCTTGCAATCTGTCGTTATTGTAAGGATTTTTCAACATTAATAATTTTGGAAAATAATCTTCGGTATGACCAATACACGAAACAATTATCTGACGAAGTTCATAAACACGAAATAAATACTTTGTTGAACCATTTACAATGGGATACACACTCTTATCATTTTCTGATATAGGTGTCATCATTAAATCGCTTTGATTTTTTACGTTACTATTACGATATCGAATAATGTTTGCAAATCGTACAAATGCGTGATAATGACGTTGACATTTCATATAGATTTGAACCAACTCTTCAGTTATAGGTTGGTTGTCCGCGAAAAAGCTATTCTCTGGATAACTAATAAATGGATTATCTGGAGGTTCTACAAGTTTTTCAAAACACTGGAGTTTAATTTTAGAATACTCATGAAGTCCAAGAGGTATCTTATCTAGTCCACCAAAGCCTATCTGTTTTCGTAACTCTTTATACTCATTCATCTTGTACATACAATTGCGCATGAACTTAGAATAAAACCATGAGCTATTACAATGTTCAGTATCATCGGTAATAGTATTTAGTTTAAATACACGAACATCGATATTAATATCAGGATTTTTGATAACATGTCGACAAATATTAAAAAATGTATCTGTCATTCTTGTGTTATAAATAAGATATATTTTTATCTACTATGTATATTCAAATGATAGCTTTAACTATATTCATTATTATTTTAATGTCGTCATGCCGTAACGAATATATTTTAAATAAAAATACAGTATCTACACGTATTTTTATTTATCCAAAATGATTATTTTTATTAATATTAATTAAAATCCAGGATTGTAGTCATCATCCTCGCCCATATCGGTTACCTTGATATTAGACGCGTTGTTGTAGATAGACAAGTTTTCTGTGCTACATTCATTGGTTGTATTTTCCTTTACATACATCTTATTAATTCGCTCTGCGTCTGTCATACCATCAAACTCTACTACTTCATCTAACTTCTGCATCTCATTCATATCTAAGAATACTTGGAAACTATTTGTTCCAAACGAACCCTCCTGTCCACACATAATGTTTGCAGATACACCATGCATCATATCTAGTTCACCATGGCGTGCGGCACGCAAGAACATCTCTGGTGTCTCTTCAAAAGATGCCTTTGCAATAGGACCAATATTGTCATTGTTAATACCATGACGGAAGATGGAAATCATCTTGTTAGTATATGTCATTCTATCACATAGAAGACCAAGATGGTGTGCATTCACATAGGTTCCATCAAACTCAATAACATCTACAAGCTCGTTGTAAATGGCCTGTCTGGCTGCCTCAATTCCAAAGATATTGTAAGTCTCAATAATATCGTTACTGAATGTCTTACGATAATCAATGAAATCAAGACCAAGAACGTCTAGAAGATTTGAACCTACTGTATCCAAGACCCAGATGTCTTTCTTTTGGAACTTTCCATCCTTCTCGACAGCATGGTCTTTAATCTTACGCATAATAACCTTACTGATATTCTTTGTTCCACGCAATACAATATTGTTCATTATCTCTTCTTGAAACTTGCGAAGCTTAAAGATTTTGTCAGATTGGTCGAGAGGCTGAGCCTTGGAACCTAGGTTCTTTCCGTCCTTTGCAACCTCATTCATGCGGATACGGAAGAGAAGTTTGTCTGCATTGTAGTCAGAATAGACACAGCTAATTTCGTTTTGGTAACTATTCTTCAATGCAAAGTTAACATCTTCCATGGTAATGTTCTTATCAAGCATAACGTCCGCGTTGAGTTCCATGCGAATAATCCATTTAGATTTTTCAGACTTAGAACCAATACTATCTTGATTACACTCTTCCAATATATTCTCAAACTCATAATATTGACGCAGTGTTGCATGGTCTTCTTCAATCTTGCTAGTATCATCATTAGGATCAAAGCAAATATCAATGTTCTTGATAATCTCAAATAGACGAGTATGCTCTAGCATATTCATAACTGTCTGTGCACGCTCACGTTCTTCTTCATCCTCTTTTTGTAAGAACACCGTAAGTGACGGGTTCTTTGGTTCAGAAGACAACGATAAGATTTCCTCAATACGTGGCACACCACGAGTAACATTTGACTTAGAAGCCACGCCAGCAAAGTGAAAGGTATTCAACGTCATCTGTGTGGTTGGTTCACCAATACTTTGAGCTGCAATCATACCTACCATCTCACCAGGATTAACAATCGCCTTCTTGTAAGTCATGATAACCGTTTCAATCAATAGAGTAATTGCTGCCTTGTTCATTCTCTTTACAACAACAAGGGTATGTGGTGATAAGTTAAAGTAGTAAAGCATCTTGAATAGACGATTAGGGCGCGCAGAACGAATACCTTCAAGAACTGCATATCCCTTCTCCAACATTTCAAATGTCTCAAGTAGAGTAATATCAACCTTTGATGAGCCAGTAATACTTAGCTGTCCTGCAATGTTATTGACAATATGTGTAAATCCAACAGGACAATAGATATGGTCCTCTTTCTTGTTTTTAAAGACCTTTTCAACAACATCGTTTCTCATATCAATCATCATATCAATATACTGCTTTGTCTTCTTTGGTAGAGCTTCGCGCTGAACCTTGGAATTATGACGACGACTAGCTTCGGCATCATAGATATTCCCAATAATACTCTTTGAACCCTTAGCATCTGGAATACTATAATGAGCGTAGATATCTTGAATGCTCATATCAGCAAGATGGAACATTTGCTTCTCTACGCGAATAGGGTCAAAGTTATCATCGCCGTATGTAAACTGGACAATCTTAGCTTTATTTGTTCTAACAGTCATATCATAACTGACTTTCAAATCTTCCATACCCTTGATAAGACGACGCTGAATATAACCAGTAGTAGAAGTCTTTACAGCAGTATCAATAAGACCTACACGGCCACCCATTGCGTGGAAGAACAGCTCCTGAGGGGTGAGACCATTGATGTAAGAACTCTCTACAAAGCCACGGGCGCCAGGACTATCATCATACTTTGTGTAGTGAGGAAGAGTGCGGTTTTCAAATCCATAAGGAATACGCTTACCATCAACGTTCTGTTGGCCAAGGCATGAAATCATGAATGAAATATTCAAATCACTACCCTTAGAACCTGCATTAACCATGGTAACAAAACGGTTGTTCTTGTCAAGACTGTTTAATCCAATCTTACCAGATTCAGCAGTGGCTTGATTAAGAATATTATTCACCTGAGTTTCAAACTCTTCTTTATTTGTCTTACCAGTATTGTTCTCAAACACACCTAGTTGTGTCTGGTCAATAAGGTCTTTTACACGGTTCTTCTTGTCATCAATTACCTTAATAATATCATGACTGGTCTTGTCGTCCGACAACAAATCACTAACACCAACACTAAATGCAGTGTCACAAAGGTATTCTGTTACAATATTCTGTAGATCATCTACAAAATTACTTGCAGCCATGTTACCATAATCATTACAAACGCGTTGCAATAATCCACGACCAGGACCACCAAGAACGCCCTTTGTCATCTGGCCACGAACATAACGACCATCCACCACCTCAAGCACCTTGTTGGAAGTCTTAGGGTCGTCATTATCATTCAAAGGCTTTGTATTATATTTCAAAGACATTGGTGGCATAATTTGTGAAAGCAAGTCAAAGTTGCTAATACGACCGTCTTTCATTAACTTAGACTCATCAATCTTTGTAGACATCATGAGCAAGTTCATGGCACGACGCTTCTCAAATGTCACGTTCTCACGTGTAAACAAATGACAACCAAGCATGGAATCTTGGTAAATACCAATAATAGTGGCATTATTGGCTGGACTAACCATTTGGTATGGAACTGCCGCCAAACTGCGCAGTTCTGTTTCTGCCTCCACATCCTGAGGCATGTGTAAATTCATCTCGTCGCCATCGAACGTAGACTGCATATATGCAGTCGTAACCCTCAAAGTTTCCTAAGAGGACGGACTGTATCTTAAGCAAACTCAAGTTGATTAGACTATCATTGTTCACCCATACCCGTTCAGTCTCTGAATGCCTAACATATCCTATCATAACGGACTTAGTTAGTAACACTGCTGATTGCCCAATCCTTAACATTATTACCATCGGGTTCGGCTGCTAACCGAGATCCCCCATAATGTTTCCAATATGGGGTGGTAGTTAAGGCTCTAAGGGGATTCCAGCATCAAGGTATGTCGCAAAGAGTTCGGAATATTTATTAGGAAGTTGTATATTTTTATAGTTGTGATACTTGTTTAATATTGCATAATGAGATACGATTTGTGTGCTATCTATTCTGTTACATTTTGCAAGATTTTCAGTTGCTGATAACGGCATAGTATTTCTCCAGTTAAATGCCATAAGTTGTTCTTCGGGATCGTCTAAATCGAACTTGGATATTGGAATGACATGATCAATATGCCATATTGAACCATAATTCTCTAATGTATAACGATTGTCATAGTTCATTATCCAGTTGATGTATTCGCTCGTTGAACAACCAAGATATTCGATTGAGCTTTTTTCCTTGTGATGTTTCAAACAATTATAAATACGTGTTCGCACATATCGTTTAAACTTTTCCACAGGTTCATCTCTTTCACAATCTCTGCATTTCAATCTGTTATGTCTAAACCGATCTCGATGTTTGATTTCATTGCAATATCTACAGGTTTTGTTTTCAATACCAATCTTTTCTTGCTCTAATTGACGTTGCGCTCTCCTTTCTATAACTTTTGTCTTCTTGAAAGCTGTTGCTTTATCAATCAGTTTTTGACGATGTGTTTCGTCAGATTGGTATTTATTTCTCCTCCTGTCGTTATTGCATACTTTGCAAATGTTACGATTTTTGATAAACTCGTTGGTATCTTTTGTAATATTGCAGGTATTACAAGTTTTATGTATCGCACTTATTGGTTTTGTATCACTCATATATAATATACTTATACTTTCTTAAATTAGTTTCCTTTAATTCTTTACTAGGGGGTATCAACCTTTTCAGTCCCCCTGTTGCCGACCTCGATGGTCTGATTATTGATCGGCATTGTAAGGTTTCGTGTCCGCAACATTCATGCGGAACGTATCACCTTTTTCCATGATTTTTGCGATGTGGCACATCATGCTCATTCTGTGCAACGTTGGTTGACGGTTAAAGAGAATAGGATCTCCGTCCATCATGTGACGATGAACAATATCACCGTCTTCCAGATTGAGCGTGGCTTTGTCCACATATCGCAGGGTGATTGAATCACCATTCTTCTTCTCTAAAATCTTTGCTCCTGGATGGATGTCTGGTCCATTGAGAACAAGTTTGGTAAGGAATGCTCGGTTACGAGCGTTTACAACTACAGGCTTGGTAATGTTCTTGGCGATTTTCATGGGAATACCAAGCTCACGGATAGAGATGTTAGGGTCAGCCGTAATAACAGAACGGGCACTAAAGTCAACACGTTTCGCCATGAGATTGCCTCTCATACGACCACCCTTACCATTTAGGCGGTCCTTAATAGACTTCAATGGTCTTCCAGAACGCTGTGCTACAGAGGCAACTCCTGGTATCTTATTGTCTATTTGTGTGGCGACATAGTATTGCAAAACAGTTGCCCAATCTTCAATAATATTTCCAGCTGCATTGTTATCTATCTTTTCCTGTAAAGTTTTGTTTGTTTTGATAATATTGCAATAGATATGCGTCAAATCATCTTCACTTCTTTGCTGTGCGTCGTGCTTAACAGAAGGACGAACTGCAGGAGGGGGCACAGCAAGAACCTGGCAAATCATCCAGTCAGGACGGGACCACTTTGGACTAAATCCCATAAAGGCTACGTCCTCATCTGAGATACGCTTGAATATCTTAAGGACCATTTCAGGAGTTAGCTTAATAGTGATAGCCTCTCCGTCCTCTTGCTTCCATTCAGCAACAATTGTAGCAAGACCCTCTTTTTGTATCTTTCGTGGCTGAACACAACCGCACCCACAATCAATCTCATCACCACATCTCTTTACAGCACTTGCAATAGGAAAGATATACTTCCATCTCGCATCTCCGTCATAGTTTAATGCGTTGCTATATGTTTCTTTGGATATTTTTAACTTACTGCATTTAAAGCATACACATCTCAAGATTTTTATAATAGATTGGAGGTATTGAATGTAATACACAGGCTTAGCAAGCTCAATATGACCAAAGTATCCTGGAGTTTTTAAGTAGTCAAGACCATCAGTAAGACAGACCAGACCAGGCTCAAGAACACCCATTCTAGGGTCAAACAATCCTCCAATAACTGGTTTATTGTTAATATACGTGTCACGACTAGTGATTTCCGCAACAGACGAGTTACGGATTTCATCAGGCGACAGTATGCTAAACTGAATACCAAGTATCTTTGAGGGAATGATGTTTTGTGTTTCAGACATGATTACCTTCCTTATAATAATGTACTATTTTTAGATTGTTATTCGATTCAATTTACAATATAAACTATTAATTAAAACAAATATTTATAATACTTATTTTAATTATTTGTATTTATAAGTGATTACTTATTTTCAGTATCATCACAAACTATAACTTCGTATTCTTTCCATTTACTAAGTGCAATACTTTCTGTTTCATTTATAGCACCATGAAATCCTCCAAAATAATGACCACATTCCTTCCCCTTTTCTTGAGCTTCCTTAGATTCCTTTATAATAGCGTCAAACCATTGCATACCAGTTAATGTCCAACCTTTGCCGGTTCTTCCAATAAACCTATCTTTATCTTTATTCACATAAGGATTGTAATTGTTTATCTTGACATTATCATCATGGACATATATTCCATCACATGATGCATAATTATTTCCTCCATCTTTATTCACCAAACGGATTTTAGTAACATTTTCATACAACTTATCGTTTCTTTCGGCTTCTTCTGCTTCCTGTATAATCATATACTTTGAATAGTCTGAATCCTTATTCTCTGAATCCAATATATTTTTATTTATGTTTTCCTTTTCAGTATCAGTGAGTGATAAATATATTTGAGATTTTACAACAAGTTTAATATTAAGAAACGCATCTATAGTCTTGTTCTTCTTATTTTTATTTTTATTCTCTTCGGAGTTAAATAATACTTCTTGTTGGTCTGGTTGGGTTGGATCAACACCCCTCTCTTTTAATTTCTCTTTTAATAAGTTTTCTGCTTGTTTCTCAACACGTTCTTTGTCTTTACTTACAGGAACCTCAATATCACGAATAAGATAACGTACATTATGAAGATACGATGTCATAGCACCTTCCATATCCACAGCGTTCAAAATATGATCAATAATTATAATAAAAAACTCATCGGGAACATTACGAATATATGTATCCATTCTAAACTTACTTGTTCTTATCTTTATTTCTTCATCATCATGTTCCTCACTTTTATACAATATGTTATAAAAACAGTTAAGAATTTCAGTTATAAAAGTAAACTTCTTTTTTTTCATCGTATTTTTATGGTCTAACTGTTTTTGTTTAAATGATACATCTTCTATTACCATACCATTGTCGTCTTTATTATCTTTTCGATATTTCTCTTCGTATTTGTTAAAATCTTTATTTAACATATCAAAATATCTCTTATATCTTTGTAAAATAACATGCACATTTGTAATCACATCTCTTGTTTTTCGAAAATTTTTAATCTCATTTTCAGTTATTACAATAACCTGTCTTTTCTTGAGTTGGTCATAATACTCAGTTGTTGATTTGTTATCATTGTTTTGTATAATAGTTATAAATTCATCTATGTCATCTGGTATATATTCTTTTTTTTTATTTCTTCTATCTTGAGATGGATCATATACACATTCTGCTATACCACCCCTACCACAACATGAATTACCCTTCTTACGTTTTGGCAATGCTTTATATATAGAACTGGCTTCTTGTAATAGATTATACATGTCATTGTCTTTTTCATCTTTATTTTTTTCAATTGTAACCATACGACCATAGTATTGATACTTAAACTCCTTTGCATCATCATTGTATTCTTCCCATTCAGTTTGCATTTCTCTAATTTTACTAATTGTATGATTATTTTCTCTCTTCATCTGCATAATAGATTTATCCTCAACAATACATCTACGAAGGGTTATACTTTCTAAATCATATGTCTGATAAAAATCTACATGATAAAATGTTGTTGTTTGTTCAGACATACTTGTTTCACTTGAATATGAAAATCCCATACTAGTAAAATATTTCATCCCAAGTTCGTTACAATAATTAAACATAGAACGATGTTTATCATAAAAAACCATTTCATGATGCACCTCGTTCATACCATTTTGTCTTTTTCTAACAAAATCAACAAGTAAATCATTTTCAATATAAAACTCGTAACGAAAATATTTATTGTTCTCTAAAAACTTTGCAATAAGAAGATCATTTCTTCGATATTTAACTACATCATATGGAACATTCGAATCACAAATAATTTTTTGTATTTTAATGCACCAAGGTAATTCATTATTTGTAGTCTCAAAAAATATTTCACTTCCGTTATTGTCGTAACTTAAAACCAAATCAGTAGACGATTTCTTTTCGGTATCATTTGTACTTCCTACTCCTGTCTCAGCAGTTACTCCTTGATAACTTGTGCTTACACTTGTATTATTACTTTCTTGACTTGTTTTGTCGGTCGAGTAACTCCATCTAATAGATTTTGCACCAAAACTTTGCGATAAAAATATTAAAAAATCATGAACATACGACTTCATCTGGAATGAGTATCTATCTACTGTGTAATAATTAATAGTTTGCTGATTTACAAAATTATAAGTATCAAATAATATGTATAAAACACCAAAACAAGGATATTTTAATCCATTATATAAAACTCGTTGTGTATTATTAAAATTGGCGCACTGATAACTATCTGCATCATTAACAAAATTATCAATTTCAACAATATGAATATTTTTCTTTTGAAATTCTTCAGTAATCTTGTTATAATATGATTTCATTGAAAAGGTATTTTTAAAACATGTCCTCATCTTACTTTTTTCAAAAAAAATGAGGTATTCAGGCTTTTTAATACCATTTATCGAAAAGTCGTATTTTTTGGTATATCCGTTTTTATACTTCATACTACTGCGTTTCATTACAAAATACTTATATTATAAATAAATATATTCTTGGCGTAAATAACGAATATATTTATTTATCAAAAAATGTTGTTAATATATATATATTATATAAGAACTTCAATGGATACAAAATATCTATTAGAATATTCCGTTTATGCATCTCTCATTATACAAGTGATAACTGCTTTAGCAAACATATGGGTTTTGCAGTACAAAACGCCAAAAAGTGTAAATCTTATACGTGAACTTATATATGCAGAACTAGGTGTTCAACTTATAGAAGTTATATTTTATATTTGGCTTGCATACAACTTTTTTAAGATTAAAAATATCACACCAGCTCGTTATTATGACTGGATGTTTACTACACCAACTATGTTGATTACCTTAATTTGTTACTTTGTATTCCTAAAATACAAAGACCAGTTTAAAGACACATCTACCCTTAAAGTTGTTGACATTATGAAGAAGGAATACATACCATTACTTATTATCTGTGGGTTGAATGCACTTATGTTACTTATGGGATATCTCGGTGAAATCGGAAAACTTCCTATAAATACATCTGTTTTCATAGGAAAAATTGTATTTTTGGTCTATTTTTACATATTGTATAAATACTACGTTCAAGGCGTTAAAGAAACATACATACTATTTTCTATTTTTATGACAATTTGGTCGTTTTATGGCGCAGCCGCACTTCTTCCTTACGATTGGAAAAATATTTCATTAAACATACTAGATTTGTTTTCTAAGAACTTCTTCGGTGTATTTTTGACAGTGATTTTGTATCAATCAATCCATCATTAAGAAAATTATTTAATACGTTGTTACGTATATAGATATTTATAGTTATATTATCTATATATGGTGACTGTTTTAGTAACAGGTGGTTCAGGATTAGTAGGAAAAGGTATTCAAAATGTGTATAAGACCAGCAAATATGCTTCGCATAAGTTTATTTTTATGACAAGTAAAGACTGCGATTTAACAGATTATAGTTCAACAATAAATTATTTCACATTAATTAATCCAACATATGTAATACATCTTGCTGCAAATGTTGGTGGTTTATTTAAAAATATGGAACATAAAGTAGATATGTTCCAAACAAATATACTTATAAATAATAACGTTTTACTAGCTTGTCATAAATGTAATGTAATAGAAATTATTTGCTGTTTAAGTACATGTATTTTTCCAGATAAAACTACTTATCCTATTAATGAAACTATGTTACATAATGGTGAACCGCATAGTTCAAATTATCCATATGCATATGCAAAAAGAATGCTTGAAGTACTATGTCGTTCATACAATGAACAATATGGATATAAATATAAATGTATTATACCAACCAATATTTATGGAGAAAATGATAACTTCAACTTAATAGATTCTCATATTATACCTGCTTTAGTTCATAAATGTTATCTTGCTAAAAAAAATAATACACCATTCGTTGTATATGGTTCGGGAAAACCAATGCGTCAGTTTATTTATAGTAAAGACTTGGCAGAACTTATTCTCTGGTCATTATTTGAATATAACGATAATAGTCCAATTATATTATCAGTTTCTCCATGTGATGAAGTTTCAATAAAAGATGTTGCAATTCATATTGCAAAAGAATATAATTATACTGATAATATTGTTTTTGATACTACCAAATCAGATGGACAATATAAAAAAACAGCTGACAACTCAAAACTTATGTCACATAGGCCACATACTACGTTTATTAGTATTCAAGAAGGTATACATAACACTGTTGATTGGTTTATTAAAAATTATGATTTTTCGAGAAAATAATGTATACACTAGTAAATTGAACATCAACTTAAAGACTAATGTCTATCATTAAAGAGCATTTCACATCTTACAACTTTTAAAGTAACATGGCACGCACAAATAACGATAACAAGGACAACAAGACCAAGGCTGAGACGAAAACTAAAGAGACGTCTTCAGATAAAAAAGGTAAGTCTGAGCCCACCAAAAACAGAAAAAGAGGACGAGGTGATGATAATGATGGAGACGACGAAGAGGACATTATGGACGAGTTTGAATATAAAAAGTTCTTAAATAAGTTGTTTCCATCCAAGCACTTGTCAGAAACTGTTGAGAAGGGCGAACGCTTGAAACGTGTTCTCAAGAAAGACATTGAGGACAAAGAAGACGAAGAGGAGGAGAATGGTTCAAGTTCAAATGAAGGTATCGAAATGGAAGTAGAAGAACTACCCGTAAAAAAATCAAAGAAAAATAGGGTTGTATCTAAGTCCAAGGTAGAGAAGTTTGCGGATGTTATTGAAGATACAGAGGATGAAGATGGAGATGATGAAAGTGTTAAAAAGAAGCCTAAGAATAAAACAGAAAAAAAGACATCTAAGGCAAAGGCAGGTAGTAGTGGAGGCGGTGGTAATTATAATATTATCTTTACTATCGGTGGTGAAGATTACAATGAAGAAGACGACGAATACGAAGAGGAAGATGAGTCTGACTGGGAAGATGATGAAGACGAGAGTGAGGATGAAGATGCGAGTGTATCAAGTGTTACAGAATCGTCAGATGAGGATGAAGATGAGAGTGAGGATGAAGATGATGGAGAAGTAGAGGAAGACGAAGAAGAGGATGAATATGAAGAAGAGGATGTTCCTGTTACACGAGGCAGATCTAAGAGAATTGCAAAGAAGAGCAATGAAACAACAAAAATCGAAGAGTCAAGTAATAAAAAGAACGATGATACCGAAAACCCAGTAGATGTATTAAATACAATGAAGAAGTTGTGTGCAGAAAACTCTGGAAATAAACTTCTACAAGAATCTATGAAAATGGGCATTGACCATTATCAAAGTAAGGTTGATAAGGTCGACCGACAAAAAGAACGCAAAGAACAAAAACAAAAAGACAAGAATTCTCGCATCTTCAAGAAGCTTCTTAGAAATAAAAATAAGACCAACGATTATACGTTCTTTGACGGTCTTGAGAAAGAAAAGCAAATCAAGCTTATCAAAGAGGTAAGAGAAGTAAATAAAGTATCCAATGTAGAAACACCATACCGCATTGGATTACTAGAGACGAATATCCCACATAAGTATAAGTCAATTGCTTTTAACAAACTAGAATCACTTAAGTATATGGAACCAGGAAGTGGTGAGTTTTATAAAATCAAGAACTGGATTGATACATTTATGCGTATTCCCTTTGATACATATAAGACTCTTCCAGTGAATATTACAGACGGCGTTGAAAAATGTCACGATTTCATGGAAAATGCACAGAAAACACTAGACGATGCAGTATATGGTCTAGATGATGCTAAGATGCAAATCATGCAAATGCTTGGACAATTGGTTACAAACCCACAGGCTATTGGAACAGCTATTGCAATCAAAGGCCCAATGGGAACTGGAAAGACTACACTTGTAAAAGAGGGTATTTCCAAAATCCTAGATAGACCCTTTGCATTCCTTGCACTCGGTGGTGCAACAGACAGCAGTTTCCTAGAAGGCCATTCTTACACTTACGAGGGTTCTGTATGGGGAAAAATAGTTCAAATCCTACTCGATAGTAAATGCATGAACCCAGTTATTTACTTTGATGAATTGGATAAAATCAGTGATACACCAAAGGGTGAAGAGATTGCTGGTATCCTAACACATCTGACAGACACTACACAAAACTCACAGTTTCATGATAAATACTTTTCAGAAGTAGATTTTGATTTGAGCAAATGTCTCTTCATCTTCAGTTATAATGATGAGCACAAGGTGAACCCTATTCTAAGAGATAGAATGTATCGCATTCAAACAAAGGGTTACGATGTCAAGGAAAAAGTTGTCATATCAAATAACCACGTGCTACCAAAAATTAGAGAGCAAGTTAAGTTCTCAAACGAAGATGTTGTTATTCCAGAAGAAACTATTCGTCATGTTGTTACAAACTATTGTGACAAGGAACACGGTGTTCGAAATCTTAAGAGATGTTTGGAAATTATTCATACCAAAGTCAACTTATACAGACTTATGAAACCTGGAACTAACCTTTTCAAGAAAGAAATGACACTAGACGTTTCATTTCCACTTACAGTAACAACAGAAGTTGTCGACAAACTTCTTAAGCGCAATGATGGCGTCGACCCATCTCTTAGAATGATGTATCTATAAACTTTAATTAATATTATGTAATCTATATAAATAGATCTTTTTTATTACTATAACCTAGCCGTCATGACGAAACAACAAATTCATTTACATAAACCTGCTCCTTGTCCTGAAGGAGCCTACGCCGACGAACTTTCTATTTCGGCTTATAGAAAAGTTATCGCAGGTATGCAACAGCAACGAACGGTTCTTCAACTTAATAGTATGGTAGGACAAGATCCTTCTAGAAAAACAGCAATGCAAAAGATAGATGAGCATATTACTAGTTTGGAGAATACATTAAAGAGTGTATGTAAACATAACTATGTTGAGGATTATATTGATATTAATCCAGACAGAGGGACGTCAATAACATATTGTGATAAATGTTTTCTAACATTTCCCACTCGTTAATACTTGTGTGGGATAATTTCATAATAGATATAATATATTATCTATTATGTAATTTAATTTTTACGTTTACGACGGCGTGTTTTGCGACTTTTGCGACTTTTACGACGACGTCCTCCCGCGGTCTTCTTGGCATGCCAAGAACCTCTCACTATATTACTCCCCCTACTTCCCATACTTGCAACACTATCTCTAAAGTCGTAATCACTGTCTACACTTGCTATAGAACTACGGTCACTTACAGTAGACGCACGGCTTGACATTGACCCAATAGAATCACGAACCATTTCATGAGTTTTTTTCTCATAATTAAAAGTTCCCTTAGATGTTGTTACAGTAACTTTGACTGGCATATTATTTTTCCATGTGCCTGATACTACTGTTCCAGTTTTCTTAGCGTTAGGGTTCATGAATGTTTCATCTGGACCATGCAGAACATTATCCGATTCCCAACTTCCAGTTCCAGAAGCACGACCTTTCCCGTTGGTTTCTTTATCTCCACAATCTACTTCACCACGATAAATACCAGTTCCTGGATAATAGGGATCCCAATCGCTTAAATTAATTCGTTTTTGATCAATACGAATACCTTTTTCTACACCAACACATCCCTTAACAGATGTTTCATTACCACCACTTCTATTTTTTTTTGAAGCATTTCTAACACGTCTGGTTTTTGGTTGTTTGTTATATTTTACCATCTATATTATAACTAGATAATGTTATAATATAGATTTTATTTAGTGGGTAAAACGATTTCCTCCTCGTGTATAGAATGATTCGGTAAACTTACCATCCATTGTAAGATTTTGGACCTCACCACTAGTAGGGTCAATCTTCTCTTTCTTAACATCTTTACATTTATTCGCACAATCACTAGTTCCGCATTTTTTTAAAGAACTTTCTTTTTCATTTGCACCCTTAATGTACGCATTATCTTCACAACTTCCTTCTTTATTACAACTATCTTCTTTAATCTGTTTATTTCCCCATACTACACATGGAGAATACCACGGAGAATCACATGCACATTTTTTATCATGAATATTTTGAATACGAAGAGAAACTTCATTATTATCACCCAATAATTGAAGAACTTTATCATATGCTAAATCAATAACATCAGTCAATGTATATGTGCAACAAGAACACAAAACAAATGCACTAATTACCCACAAAAGAATAACTATCAATATTACTTTAATAACTGACAACTTAATTTCACGACCTAATATTTTTATGTCAATTAATGTTTGATTTAACTTAAACTCGAACATATTTACTTTGTCTATATATTGGTAATTGATTATTATTTTGTTTCAAAATAATCCAAACAAGAATTATAATCACCAACCGTTAACCCTCCATTTATAATAAAATTACTGTGTGTAGTAATTAAGTGATATAAAATGTTATCTTTATCGCCTGCATTTAATTCATCTTTATCTAAAAACTCGGTTAGTGTAGAGTTATTTACATTAAATACATTTTCAGAGCCATTTTGTGCATAAATATTATTTCCGGCACCCTGCATTTCATATGTAACTTTCTTTGAACCATATACGGTTGTTTTATATTGTGAAATATCACGACCATCTATAATAACAATTCCAATAACTATATTTCCTAAATCAAGTATATCACCTATACGTACTTCACTTATTTTACGAGGCGCATCATTTTTTAAACTTACAATCGTATTTCCAGTAAATCCTCCTTCAAAAAAGGAATGAATATGTTTTCCATTATATAATTCCGAACCTTCAATATTTACATTAATAGGAAAGTGAAGTAATTGTTTATTATAATTATAAACTTCACCTGGCTTAATCATATCGTCCCAATCTGCAAAAATATGGTCTCCTATATGTATTTTCTTTGTGCTGACTGCAAGACAATAAACTTCTTTTATTTTGTGATTTTCTTCTTTATCACATATCATAAACTCGGGATGCGACTGTGCCATCTTCCATGTTCCATCATGCATAACATAATGCTCTCTTGTAACATAAATATTATCTAATTTACCAATATTATCACTATTTGAATAAATCATAAATGCTGTAACAATACCCCCATCTTCTAATACATCACCATGTCTTACATCTTTAATCTGTATAATACTTCCATCTTGTAATTTAATTGGAGTATCACCTCGGAAACAACCACCACCGCGACCAGGCTTGCCAGGAGGTTTATTTTTTGGCTTTATATTCATAATAATCGCCATCCACGTTGTTGTATACGCAAGAGGTATCATAATACCAACAAACAAAGTCGTCAATGCCGCAGCTACACCCCATGTCCAAGGCATCATCCATGCAATAATAATCATCGCAGCCAATGAAACAAGGAATATAATACATAATACTAATAAAGCACCTAATGCAGACTTAACTGCATAATACCCACCTAATGCCGTATAAATGCCTGCTACAAATATACCTCTTATTTTTGCAAATAAATCTTTTAAAGACATTACCATTTTTTGCAGTATAATAATAAACGATGCAACACGGTTCATAATATTGGCAACAATCTTTGACATTGCGTCACGTATTTTCTGGAATGCTTTACGTATTGCCTGTAAGATACCAATTATCAACTTCCACATGCCAAGGATTGGATACAAAATAAAATAAATTGGCTTCATAAAATTACCTGCAATGTTTTGCAATATTTGATTTACACAATATGTTGCATTATTACCTGCAAACTTCGCCCAACTTACATTTTTTGGTCGCATAATATAACCAGCAAAGGGCATATAAACAGGATTACATCTATGTGATGTCCAGTTGCGACGCACAGGTTCAAAGTTTTGATTTATTCTCATAAACTGGTAATAAAGAACAAGTAGGTAAATTAATAGGACGCAAAAGAAAACAGATGCTCCATACAAGTCAAAATAAGTTAACTTGTCGTACGCCTTATTAATAAAATCTATACTTTTTTGAATATTGCTCATATAATGAACATGGATAATATTCATAGAAACATAACCCTTAACAATCATAAGTTCTACATTTTACAATAAATTATTTTGGAACAAGGTCGTCTTCCCAATCCCAAAACATATGTCCCCCAAGAGGAATGGTGTGGTTATCTGTTATAAGACAACTAAAAGTATCCTCTTTCTCTTCAGTTAAAACAGCATCAGGATGTTCCTTTACCATTACAAACTTTTTCTCTCTATCACAGAATAAATAATGTGAGCCAGTAACAAATATCTCTTTTTGATTATCATTTTCGTCTTTTGACATAACCTTATAGAAACATTCATCGTTTGCATTTGCAACTTCAAGAGTTGCGTAAACCTTTGTTCCATTGCTTAATACATCTCCTAATTTTACTTTATCCATAGCAACTTTTTCTCCGCTCTTAAGTTCAACAATAGTATTCTTTCTAAAACAGATTGCTCGTACCATTTGTCCAGGTGGACCATTCCATGCACTTTGCATTGTTTTTACAGAACCGTCCATCGTATATAAAAGAGTTACTGCAATACCCATAATTTTTCCAACACTATCTTTAACTGCCATAGCCATTTTTTGACTTTGAATAATTGTATTTGCAAAGATACCCATAATACTTTGAACAATAAACATAATGAAATCACGAATGTTGGAAATCATGTAACGAAACTTCTGAAGTGAGCTAAACACATTCCCAGCAAGCGAGCCAATATTTTTCATTATCCATGTAATAGGAGCTAATAACACTCCCATGTAATTTGCCTGCATATTTTGAACACAATATGAAAAATCCTTTTGGACATCCTTTGAAAGAGGTAAATACATTGGATTACATCTATATTTTGGCCAGTTTTTTCGTATATCGTCTATCGCGATAAAAAGCATCATACCTAGTGCCAATGCAAGATAAGCAATAGTCACATATGCAAAATTAAACCAATCACTTCCCTTAGGCATAATAATTATAAACTAACTTATAGTACGAAAATATTATTGTTTACAAAACAATACTATTTACAAAAATAATTTAACGACGAGAGCGTCTAGAACGAGACTTCTTAATTGTCTTACGTCCGCGTCTTTTTCTCATGCTCTTCTTTGCCTTTGACTTTTTGTGTGTAGACTTTCTAGATTTTCTACGGCGTTTTCCTCCATCTTGAGGTGCTGGTCCAGGATCATCATATTTTGTGTTCTCTGCTCCTTGATTTGCAACTTGTTGGTTCTCGCTTACCTGATTTTGTGAACTATATGGTCCCGCAGCAGTCTCGCGGACGGGAGAATCAACACTGACAGCTTTGACTTGTCCATCAGGTGCATTACCGCCATGCTGATGGTTTACACAACTACTACCACCATGATGTTTGTGACCACAGTTTTTACAACGACCACCAGTTTGCTGAATATTATTTAAATTATTTAAATTATCATTATCAGCAGTTGCCGCATTTGCAGCATCTTCATTGGGATTAGTAGCACCATTACTATACCCTTTGGTTTCTGGCGGTGTCGTTCCAGGTCCAGTTCCATCATCTCCTCCCCTCATACTCTTTCTTTTTCGATGATAACGAGCCATACGTAATTATATAGTACAGTAGGATTATTCTTTATTCATGAAAAATAATTACAATTACAATGGTATAAATATAACTATTTTACTATATATATAATATTCGTTAAGAGAAAAGATGGATGACTCACAAAGACTCCAACTAAAAAAAATGATTGAGGTTAATAATACTCAAGACAATACTGAAAATATTCGTCGTCTTAAGCATAGCAATAAGTTAATTGAGGATATTAGAACTCTTCAACAGTTAAAGTTCAAACACAAGGGTGACCTTGAAAAGGTTCAAGAAGATGCAACGAATATGTGCAGTTTCTTGCATACAAATTATACTGACATCTATAACAAGGTAAAAAATGACGAGATTGATTTGCCTCTTCTTAATCAATTTTTGAATGTATTGCAACGAATTGAGAACAATGAAATGGACCAACACGAAGCATCCTATATGATTGGCAGTATTCTAAAAGAGATTTACATTGACAGTGCTCTTAAGAAAGCAGACAAGCTTGACCAGCAACGAGCCGCCGCAGCAGCCGTTCCTACTGCAGTAGTAAACAAGGTATCTTGGAAAGAGTACAAGGCTATTCAACAAAAATCCGATAAGAATGAATAAGTTTCAAAATTACATATATTTACTAATAAACAAACTTTTGTAATCATTTATGTTAATAGAAAAACATATATGATTAAAACACAGTGTCGTTCAGTAAGGGGTATTTTTTCAGGTCAAAAATTCGTTCCCAAACTTTTCGTATATTAGAAAATGGACATTTTAAATTGTCCAAAAAATGTCCTTTTTTATTTATGAAGAACTTTTGAAAACGAAAAAAAAAATATTTTTATGGTAACAAAGTTTTCACTCATTGATTTTTTTGTTACCATAAATAAATTTTTCCGAAAAAATTTCCAAAAAATCATTAAAAAAATAATTTAGGCATTTTTTATGTTGTATATATATACAACAAATACAACGAAAAAAATGCCAAAAAATGCCAAAATATACTATTGTGAAATATGTGACTTTACTAGTAACAAACAAAGCAATTACGAAAAACATATTCTTACCAAAAAGCACAAAATGGCAGAATACAACCAAATACAACCGAAAAAATGCCAAAAAACCCCTGAGGAATATTCATGTGAATGTGGAAAAGTTTATTCACATAGAGCCTCACTGTACAACCATAAGAAGAAATGTACTTATATAGAACCTGGAGTTGAAATAGATGAAGATAAAGAACCTATAAATAAAAACATGAAACGAGACACACCAGATATGGTAACGACAATACTAACACATCACCAAGAGCTAATGAAGGAAAATAAAGAGTTCAAGGAATTACTTGTAAACCAACAGAAGGAGAACCAAAAGTTACAGGGTCAATTAATAGAAGCAGTAAAAGATGGAAATGGGAAAACAATCAATAACATTAATAACAATGTGAACTACAATATCAACGTGTTTTTGAACGACCAATGCAAAGATGCAATGAACTTAATGGATTTCATTGAAACGATTAAATGCAAACTTGAGAACCTGGAAGACGTTGGAAAACTAGGATATGTCGATGGTATCAGTAAATTATTTATTGAGAACCTTTCGGATATGGAGGTGACCAAACGTCCAATTCATTGTACAGATTTTAAGCGTAAATCGTTATACATTAAAAACAATGATGAATGGACAAAAGAAGACTCAACTGGAACAAAAATGGAACGAGCAATTCGGCAAATGGCAGGTAAAGGTGTGAAAAAACTACCAGATTGGCAGAAAACTAACCCCGACTATAATGTATTAACATCAAATACTCATACAAAATATATGGGCATTTGTAATAATTTAATGGGTGGCGCAGATGATGCAGAAGACGAACGCAACTTCAAGAAGATTACAAAAAAGATAGCAAACGAAGTTATATTAGATAAAACGGCGGCATCTGCGACGATATTAAATGATGATAATATATCTGTACTGGAAAATAACTATGAAAATATTCTTATAGACGGCGAGAGTAAAAACTAATATTCAAGTATATATATTTGTACATTTGTATATTTGAATAAATGGGAACGTCGCAATCTAAAAGGAAAATATCAACAGACCGTATCTCAGTGACAAGATGTATATATTGTAATGAACTATTAGTGGATAAAGATATGAATTATTTAAGATGTAACAACTGTACTGCAAGAACACATCATCGCTGTATGCGAACACAGAACCAAAATACTTTATGCATCTATTGTGGTCAGACAGATACACTTATTCCGATACTTTCAACTGACCAAACAAGTAAAAAATAGAAATATAATATGTAACTATTATATATATGGGAAACTGTACAAGTGTGATTGTAGATACTGAAAATACATGTTATATTTGTAAACAAGAATTATCAAAAAGATATCTTAAATGTAAAGCATGTAATAATAATTTTCATGATAGATGTGCATTTTTGATGAATAAAAATCTACAAAAGTGTTGTGTATGTATGTCGGAAAATAGTTATTTTGACAAAATAGATTTTAATGCGGAACTAGCTTCAAGAAGACAAACTGTATAAATAATGTTTTATATTATATTATTTGTTTACATAATATAATAGACTATAATGGAAATAGGTAATATCAATGTAACGCCCTACTTTTTCAAATACGCATGTTTCTCTCATGGTGTTCTTGCAACTACTTACACATATTCAAGGTTGCCAAGTTTATTTTCTGGGTTAAATTACAATAACATAACAAATATTGGAAGCGACGTTACCAATATATGGGATAAAGAGTTTGGTCAGTTTGCATATATCATAGGTCATATCATTATTTCAATAAATTACAACTTATTATCTGGAATATCCGATAATAACAAGTCTAAGCATCTCATGGATGGCACTCTCAAAACTCAATTGCTTGGTGTTCTAGGGCATTCACTATTAGTTATATTTTCTTTATGGTCATTTCATTCTAATCGTTTGACCCCAACAATGGTGTTATTCTGTTTATTACAAATAGGTATGATTTATTTCTATTTTTCAAATAATGAACCGAAAAAGCCCATTTCTACTATAAAAATAGTTGGTAATAGAGCTCTTGTGAATAGGGATGTGTATGTGATAGTATTTTTATCTCTAATGTGTTTCTATGCGTACATTGCGTTTAATACATCTGAAACACACAAGTATGGTTTGTGGTTAATATCATCTGTATATTTACTACTCGCTGGGTACTGGTTGCGCTTCAGAATTACTAACACCAAAAAATAACTCAAATAGTGTAGTTGGTTCGGATACAGTTACTGTATTTTCTAATGTTTTCCATGTAGCTTCTTCGTTTTCTTCAATATCAATATTTACACCTTTTTCTATATCATTCAAAGAACTTTCAAACTCTTGTATTTTGTCTTCGCGATCTATATAATCAGGGTCAATTACCTTACTTAAAAAAGAGCCCATTTGTATAATTATTGTGTTTTTTCTTTATTTAATGCTCTATGTAAAACAATATAACTATTCAAATACAGGGCAAATAATGACCATATAAGATATGGTAAAAATAATATACCAGCTAATAAATCATATTTCATATAACCAATTGTAATAGTTATTACAAATAAAATCATAATTGTTAAGTCAACTAGTGCAAGGTCAGGGCGCTTTAATCTAAAAAATAAATACGTCCATGAAAAATTAAATATAAGATGAATAAGAAAGAAATATACTATTTTACATGGGCCATTCCATATACTGTTTTGAATACATTTGTCTGATTTCCATACACGTACTGTAGATATGAACATCAAAACATAGAGTATTGGCCACACTAGACCAAATACCCATGATGGTGGAGTTAAAGGTGATTTATTTAATGATGTATACCACTTTTTGTTTGCAGTCATAATTACTATATACTATTATAACATAAATAGATATTTTTGTTATAAATTATGGAGACTTCAACTGAATCCGACAATGAAACGTCAAGTATTCGGTTGAGTGATGTTAGTACTATAAATAATATTGAGAATCGTTCTGTAACTGAATTATCTGAAGAGATTGATATGGATCATGAAGAAAATGTTATGATGGGAAAAGAAGAAATTTCATTTCGTCTCGAACGCGACGGTTACGTAGTTATTCCTAATGTTCTTACTAAGAGTGAAATAGAAGAGTATAAGAGTGAATTTTTTAAATGGTATGATAATACCGAAGGTTTAAAAAGCTTTCATGATGAGGTAAGTTCAAATGGCATTTTTAAATATTACGAAGTTGCACATCAAAGATTTGCTTGGTTAGCAAGAACAAATACGTGTATTACTAATATATTTAAAGATATTTGGAACACAGACGAGTTAGTTACGTCCTTTGACGGTTGTTGTTATTATCCAAGTGATTATAGTGACAATCCTCGTTTTTGGATACATACTGATCAGTCAGGATATAAAGTAGGTCGTCATTGTCTTCAATCATTTGTTAGTTTTACAGAAAATAAGGAAAGAACATTTGTTCTTTACAGAGGAAGTCACTTTCTTCATCAAGATTATTTCAATATTACAGACACATATACTGAAAATGATTGGTGTGTTTTATACCCCGAATATTTAAAAGGAATACAGTATAGACAAGAGGTTTTGCATGTAAAACCTGGTTCACTTGTTATGTGGGACTCGAGATTATTTCATCAAAATACATGTGGTGAATCATCATGTTCAGAAGAAAGGCTTATTCAATATTTATGTTATCTTCCTAAAAATAGTCCGAAAAATACTGAACATGAACAAAAAGTACGTAGAGAATGTTTTGAAAACCGTTTTCAGACTAGTCATTGGCCTTATCCTATGAAACCAATCCACAAACAACCACTGTGGTTTAATGAACAGACCGATAATGAGATTTTTATTGATTATGATAGTTTAGATGTTCCACAGATAGATGACTTACGTGAAAAAATAGAAAAGCTTCTCTAGTTATATTATAGTATATTGATTTGAAACTATGTCAAACTTTAATATTATTGTTAAAGTTGTTTTTATTTCTATTGCCGTTACATTTATCATGTATGGGTTAAGTGGTTTTACTCAAATAAAAAATATGATTTTTGGAACAGTAAAGATAATCAATAAAATACCTATTTTAGATACGTTATCTGAGTTTACAGGTGCTTCACTTTCTAGACTATATGTTCAATCATCTGCATTCTATGATAAAATGGGTATATATGGTATGCCAGACAATCCTTTACCCGATGACCATTACATGTATTAGTAATAATTATATGTTTTAACATAAATATATACTATTAGTTTGTATAGTGTAAACTAATAATATACAAAATAATGTCAGGTATTAAAAAACGAAATACTTCGGTGAAACCCGAACAAACTATTGTTATAGTCGAGTCTCCTGCTAAGTGTAAAAAAATTGAGGAGTATTTAGGAGAGAACTTTAAATGTATAGCATCATGTGGACATTTCAGAGATATTAAAAGTTTAGAAGATATTGATATCGAAAATGACTATACCATTAAATACACAAAAAGTATTAATAAAACCAAGCGTGATGCAATGCAAGTAATGTTAGTTCTTGCAAGAAAGGTTGGTAATAGTAATGTTGTTATTGCAACGGATGATGATAGAGAAGGAGAGGCAATTGGTTGGCATATATGTGATTTTCTTGGGTTAGACATTAACACAACACGTCGTATTATATTTCATGAAATTACTCGTGATGCTGTTAAATATGCAATTACACATCCTACTATATTAAATATAAATCTTATTCAAGCTCAAAAATGTCGTCAAGTAATTGATATGATAGTTGGATTTCGTGTATCTCCTTTGTTGTGGAAACGATTTACCCATGGAAAAAATAATAAAAAAACAGGTGCATTAAGCGCGGGTAGATGTCAAATACCATGCTTACGTTTGGTTTATGATAATGATTTGATAGTACAACAACATTTAAATGGAGATATGGCAGGTAGTAGTGTGTATACTGTTTATGGAAGATTTACTTCAAAATTAATTAAGTTTGAAATGCAACATAAGTTTCAATCACAGAGAGAAGCAATGGATTTTATAGAAAACACAAATACGCAAATATGTGCAATGCCACATACATTTACACGCGATGAACCATATGAAACAAATATTTCTCCACCAAAACCACTTAGTACAAGTCGTTTGCAACAGTTATGTAGTAATGAACAATCTTTAAGTCCCAAAGATACAATGGCTTGCGCACAAAAATTATATGAACATGGTCTTATTACTTATATGAGAACTGATGCTAGTCATTATAGTAATAATTTCCTTGATACAGTTAAAAAGCATATTAAGCGCCGTTATAATGATGACCGTTATGTGTCGCCAACAATGTTTTTCTTGACAGTGCCTCCAGTATGTAGTTCAACAGATAATAAAATTATAAAAAAAGATGATGCTGAACAGCATGCACATGAAAGTATACGCCCAACAAACATCCAAATTGAAAATCTAAACGACGATGAATATTCTAGTTTTTCTGCAAGAGAGAAACGGCTATATTACATTATATGGAGAACAACAATGGAGTCATGTATGTCAAATGCAGTTTATTCAAAAATGAAGTGTTATATTCATACACCAGTTAATAAAGAGTTGAAATATACCCATATAACATCATGTCCCATTTTTATGGGATGGCAAGTTGTTCGTAATAATATTAAAAGTAGCAATAATAGTTTACAATGTAGTGCACTAGAGAATGAAGGTGATGAAGAAAATATAAGTGGTCCACAAGACTATACATTTTTAAAAATATTAAATCAAAACTCAAATATTACATTTTCAAGTATTCATGCCGAAGAAAAAGTAATGAAGCCACCTTCACATTATACAGAAGCAAAACTTGTTCAATTATTAGAGGGTAACGGCATTGGGCGCCCTTCTACATTTTCTTCACTTGTTGATAAAATACAAGAACGGGGATATGTTACAAAAATGACTGTTCATGGAGAAGTATATCTTTGTTCTGATATTATTTTAACGTCGGATAATGTTATCAGAGAAGAAGAGAGAGAAGTAACTGTTGGTGGAGAAAAAAATAAGCTTGTTCTGCAACCCATAGGAAAAATGGTAATTGAATATTTAATAAAACATTTTTCTGAACTATTTGACTATGAATATACAGAAAAAATGGAAAATGAATTGGAGAAGGTTTCCTCAGGGAGTAGACAATGGACATTACCATGTGATACAATTATTAAAGACATAGATAAAACAATAACAAATATGGATTCTTCCGATAAAGAAAAGTTTAAGGTTCGTTTAGATAATAGTAGAGATATTGTTATGGGAAGATACGGGCCAGTCATAAAAACAACACAGGATGTATCTGGTAAGAAAGTAACTACATTTGAAAGTATTGAAAATAAGACGGATGATACTCGTTCTCCCCCAAAGGTGGAAGATAGTGAATGGGGCGAGAATCCTCCAGTAGTAAAAAAGGGAAAATATGGGTTATATGCAGAATGGAATGGAAAGACAATCGGATTACGCGGTTTTGGTAATAGACCACCAGAAAATATTTCTCTTGAAGAAATACGTGGTGTGCTAGAACGTGAACGAGATGGTAAAGGAGCTGGTATTATAAAACAATTAAATAAGGATACGAGTATTCGACGAAGTAAGACCGGTTCACTCTATGTCTATTTTAAAACATCTAAGATGAGGAAGCCAGAGTTCTTGAAGATGCCCAAGGGTTTAAATGAAAAGAATGTTGATGAAACAGAGAATGCTGAGATATTAAACATGTTAAATATGTAAAATGAATGATATTATTCATATGGATAGTATCATTGACTGTCAATATTATATTTCTCTTTCTCTCTTAGTTACTTAGTAAGAGCTAATTTGGAAGTTGTTATCTGTAAGACAAATGAGAAGGGTTGAACACCAAACTTAACAGGGCGTCCATTATGGAAACGGAGGCGAATAGATATTTTGGATAACCTATCCAAAGGAGGTGTATATACTTTTGACATAGGTTGACTTCCTCCATATGCAACATCGTCTAGAATACTGAGTGGTAGTTTGGCAAATGCAGATGTAGGATTACCACTACTAATATTGTAGACACTTGAAAAAGTATTATCCTTATATGGCGCAATTTCATCAATACAATTTAATCTATCAAGGTCTATAAAGAAATAAGGTTCACCCTTTGTATCTAACTGAAAAGTTGGGACAACAATAAAAATACTGGCTTGCGAATATCCGTTAGGTTTTCTTTGATAAGGCTGATATTGAGACGAGTTTTTATTGTAATAGTAGTATGTTGGAAAAGTTAATCCTTTAACGCTTCGAAACTTTTCGTTATCGTAGGGATATTCTTCAATAACTTCTGTTCCTGTTAATCCGAGATATACGGGAAGGCCCCATTTTAAATCATCAATATAATATGAAATATCTCTACATTCACCTGTTTTTCGTGGCATAAACTGGTCAGTTGTTAATATATCTTTATATGTAGTAGCAGAATCAATTGATATTTTATTTATAATATTAAGAACTTCAATACTATAATAAGTTGTTTTATCCGTAATAATTTCAAACTCGTCTGCAATATTACCAAAGTTTATTTTACTAGTAACACTATCAATAATTAATTTAAAATAATCATAGCCGTCTGTTTCAAGAAGAAAGTGTTCTTTTGCTTCCATGCCTAATAAGAAACCATCACTTGAGCCATTAATATACAATTTAAAAACTCCGTTATCATTATCAAACTGTAAATAGTTCATCAATACAGTGGGTAAATCTAGTTGCCATGCACACAATATAGCAGGGTCTAATGCAGTTGCAGTTTTGTTAAAATTATTTATATCTTGCAATGTATAGTTTAGCATTATGCCCGTTGGATATGTCTCTATGTTCCACTGTGGAATGTTTGTTCCATGTTTTTCATTAAAAGCGGTAACTGCTTCTGACATTGAACTAAATAATGAAGAATTGTAATAGACTGAGGCCCAGTCAGATGTCTGATAGGCGCCTCCATCTACTGTAGCTACTAAATTAGTAGAATATTCCTTATCAAATACATAATCTCCCCATATTTGGTAACGAGATGTTCCATAAATTCTTTCTGCCATTCTATCGGTAAGGACTTGGTTCATTTTATTTTGTATTTCCGTGACAAGTTGTGTTTCATTATAACGACCATCACGAATACGAATACGGAAGTAGTTGCTATTAAGAATGTTTTCTGTAACAAAAGCAAAAACATTCGCATCATCAAATGTGCATCCTGAAACATCAAGCGGATTAAATGCCTTTTTAAAACGAAAACACAAGTCAACATTATTTTGTTCTTCAGAGAATTGGTCATCTACAATAGGAAAATACGAACTAGCAAGTTTCACACTAGTAACATTTTTATAATCTTCTGGAAGAGTAATAACAAAGTCATTTGAGTTTGGACTTTTTTTAAGATTACGGTCCTGTGAAGAAATAGATACAAAATGATTTTCAGTATTTTTTGTTTCTGGAAAAGGAATGAGCGGGTGATTTGAATGTATATTTAAATTACTCATTATATAAAAATGCTATATAAAAATTATATTATCTAGACAATATATACCTATATTTTATAGATTGAATATAAATAATAATGTCTGACGCATCCGTAACCAATTCATCAGATGTAACTTCTACAAATCCTTTAAAACCAGGAAAAATTTTTAGAAAAGCAACTACTGCTACTTTAATTGCAGGATTTATTATACTTTTCTTAACACTTGGGACAGGTGGAGAATCATCTACTATGGGGCGTATAATTGGTCTTAGTTTTACATTAGTAGGTCTTATCTTATTTTTATCAAATACTCTTCAAAAAGTAGTGAAGTCTTCTAATAAAGAGGCAAAAAGTGTAATAGCAATTGTAACTACACTAGGTCCATTTTTGCCTGCAATAGGGTTACTTGCTTGGGCAATTATTATTTACTCAGAACATTTTGATGCTATTGCTAAAAATAAGTTGACACCATCATTTAGTATGTTAGGAACATTTCTTGTCTTAATTAACCTGATATTGACATACATGTTTTATAAAAATATGAATAGTAAAGAATTTATAGAAACACAGCAAATAAACAAAGTGTCGGGTATGATTATTTACTTTGTTGAGGTCCTTTTTCTTGTTATTATGATTAGCATGTTCATTATTGTTCGTTATTTTTTAACAGATGGATTTAAAAATTATAAAGAAGGTATGAAAAATAGATATAAGAAGATTTCTAATATGAAAATGAAAATGAAAATGAAGGTAAATACTGGGAAATAAATAATCTAATTCTAGTAAATGATTATAGTATGTGATTATGCATAATATAATCTACAATCGTGTAAACTTGTATGTAATTCCATAATTATCGTCTGTTGACCAAATACCTGAAATTTTAAGAGAAAATAATACTGCTTTTGAGTGTGTATCATTTGTTGTTTTTACATGTGATTTTGATTGAAAAAACTTAAAAAACCCACTATGGAATTGTTCTTTTAGTTTATAGTTTATTTGTTTATTTTTAAAATACCTTTCTTTAAGTATATCATGTTCTATAAGTTGCAATAACTGGATAATACTTCTTGTTTTTTCATCTGTGTCGCAAATAAACTTAAACTTGTTATTATATATTTCTTGTGTTCGTCCATTAAGTGTAAAAATAAGATGTACTCCATTCATACTGACAAGCTCGTTGGAATAAATAATACGAGTAAATGTTCCTCCTGTCATAATTTTATTTTTTATCGACTTGCAATAATATATATCGTTTATTTCAAACATATCTGGTTTCATGGTTATAAACATGTTTAATAATTTATCGTCTATATAATGTATACTTGTATAACTATACCATTTATATCTATATTCAAATGCGATAAAGTAATAAAGAATTAATACTAAGTATATACAAGTATTTCTACGATGATAAAATGTTATAATCATTTTGAAGACTATATCCAAACGAGTGATGTAAATAATTTTCATCCGAAAATAGATACACTTATTGATAGTCTTCCAAATGATATGGGAAATCTACATAACATAATTCTTTATGGGAAGCCTGGTATAGGTAAATATACACAGGCATTGCGTATCATCAAGAAGTTTAGTTCTAGTGATTTGAAATATGAAAAGCGTATACAAGTATGTGTTCCCAAATCAGAATATTTCATAAAGATGAGCGATATTCACTTTGAAGTAGATATCTCACTTCTAGGGTGTAATGCCAAGATCTTTTGGCATGAAATTTATAATCAGATTGTTGATATTGTTTCAAGTAGACCGATAAAATCATGTATTATAATGTGTAAAAATATGCATGTAATAAATAGTGATTTACTCGATGTTATGTACAGTTACATTCAAAGAGATACATTTAATGACAGGATATGTATTCGTTATTTGTTTATTACTGAAAGTGTCTCATTTTTACCAGATACAATTTTAAATACATGTGAAATAATTGGTATCGAAAATATACCAGACAAAACTTTGAAAAAACATGTAAAGCAAATAAACAAATCTTTTACAAGTAATGATAAAAGTAATGGTCAGTATGCGAATATAAAATCTTTATATGACCCAACCATATCACAAACTTCTGTTCAAGATACAATTATAGAAAATATTTGTAACCTGTTGTTAGATGATATAGAAAAAATAACTTTTTCACAGTTAAGAGACTATATTTATGAATTATTTATATATGAAGTTGATATAGCAAGTTGTATATGGGAAATAGTTTCACAACTCGTTAAAAGTAATAAATTAACAGAAACAAACATTGAAATGATTATGTATGAAACTTATAAGTTTCTAAGATTATTTAATAATAATTACAGACCTATTTATCATGTAGAACGATATCTGTATGTTATAAACAAAATTATAAGAAATTAATATATTAGTATGAATAATTTTATACATATGAACAACACTATAAAATTATTCTTGTGTTATAAACTCCATTATCATTGGGAAAACAGGTTCAATTGCTTTTGCACACATAATAGCTATTTGTTTGTGTTCTGATTGTGTACCATTTCCACTTCTAAGTTGAATATAGTGTATCCATGAACGCATAGTACCATTCATATAGAGACGCGACATTGTATTTCCTTCAGGTAAAACAGCACGTGCCTGTTCTTTTGCAATACCGTTATCTAATGCCCAAGTATATACATCTTTTGCTTTATCAACAACTTCTTGTTGACGCATGTTCCATTCATTTTGCAAATCATTGTCTTCTGTGACAATACTATTTTGTCTATTCTTTTTATCTTGAAGTCGTGCTTCTCTAATATCTACACCTATATCTGCAACAGCATATCTTTGAGAAAACTCTTGAAATGAAAAAGAGCGATGACGCAATATTTGACGAGCAATATCACGGGTTGTCTCTATTTCAAGACATACGCTAACCATTTCAAGAGGTGACCAATGGTCATTTTTCATCAAGTATCTAACAAGCTTTTCTGCTGTATTTGTATTGTTTTGGTTTGAAGGGTTAGATACTCTTGCACAATAGGCAACATTGTCTAGAAGCGTGTTTCCAAAATCTTTGTCAGTGGGCACAGAATGACTGATTAGTTTTGCAGACATCTATATATTAAATAATATGTAACATTTATACCTTTTCATCATATTTTAACATACAATGTACTTCATCACTAAAATCATAACATATAATTCGTTTTGTTCCTAGTACTTTAATCGAACCATTTACGTATTGCCCAGTCCTTATAAAATTATTACATATACTCCTGAAATCATCAAACTCTTCAAATCCCATTATTCCCAGGTTCATATCTTTTAATTTTTTAAAGAGTTTCATAATTTCACTTGTTCGCTCGTTAATATTCATAATATAGTAAATACATATTATTTATACCTTTACTAATACAATATAAACTTTGTTCATTATAATGTATTATTGATTATGGATATACAAGATGCGTTACGAAATATGGAATTAGATAAAGGTGGTTTATGTGGATTAACTTCTCAAAATGTAAAACGACAATATAGAAAAATGGCGTTAAAACTTCATCCAGATAAAAATGGAAATACACCAGAGTCAACAAAACGATTTCAAGAACTAACTGAAAGTTATAATATTTTGATTAAACTGGTTGAAGATACGCCAACGGATAATGATGATATATTTACAACTTTTTCATCAACACCGTCAGGATATTTTGAAGTCTTAAAACAGTTTATAAAAAGTACATTCGAAAATATGCCAGATGAGTATATTAGTGAAAAAATAAAACTTATACTTGAAAATTGTCAGGATATATCTGTTAATCTATTTGAAAATATTGATCGAGACACATCTCTTACGATTTTTCAGTTTTTATCAACATATCGCGAAATCTTGCATATTCAAGATGATACATTACAGCGTGTAAAGACGATTATTCAGAATAAGTTTGAAGAATTAGAAATATATACAATTGAACCATCTATTCATGATCTTCTTGCAGACAATGTCTATAGATTAAAAATAGAAGGCGAGGAGTTTCTTGTTCCTTTGTGGCACAAAGAGATGTATTTTGATATGAAGAATGGTAAGGAGTTATTAGTTTTATGTCAACCTTTATTACCAGATGGTTGGTGGATAGATGATAGTAACAACTTGCATGGAGTATGTAATGTTCCTTTTACAAAACAATTATTAGATTGTATTGTTCTTCCGATATATATTGATAATAACAAACATGTCTTGAGTGTGCCTATGCAAATGTTGTCATTTGAACGTGAACAAAAAATATATTTAAAAGGAAAAGGTATGTTACGTATTAATGAAAATAACATGTATGACAGCGAAAATAGGCGAGATTTAACAGTGACTATTAGATTTACGTAGACATTTTTTTCTCGAAAAGTGAATCATAATTAATTAATGGTGCAGAATAATGTTTACTTTTTTCTTTATGATGTAAATGGTGGTGTTGTGGACTAATAAAACCTGGAGCCCAATCTACATATTGTAATGGTCCACAGTGTATAAAAAGATTGAACAACGAAATTATGAAGACTGATATTATAAAAGATGCTTCGTTAATTGTTACCATTTTACCTGCTACAAATGTCGGAACAACATATGCAAGTAAAAACTCTTCTTTACTTGTTGCATTTCCAATACTTGGTAAAAGAATATTATCAAATATATGATGAAACTTATGATATTTGTACATAGATGAATAAACATGCATAGTTCTGTGCATCACAAAATAACCAAAATTATGAACCAATATACACCTTTGAATATTTAAGTTCGCACAAAATGTAAGTGTTTTTCTTCTTTTACTATATGAATAAATACAAAAGTGATGATTATAAATTGAGTGCGGTTAAATACTATTTGAACCACAATGATAGTATGGATAAAGTATGTGGTATATTTGATTGCAAGAAAAGCACACTAAAAGGATGGATTGATAGATACAAAACTACTAAAAATATTACAAGAAAGAATAGAAGACCTATCTCATACAAGATAAATAAAGACCAAGTAAAAACTGCTGTAAATATGATAGATAAGAACGAACAACTTACAATGGATGAACTTTTATTTTCTATGAAACAAAAATATAACGATTTTGATATAACCCCACAACATTTAGGTAGAGTGGTTAGAGCAAACAATCGGACAAGGAAACGGACACGACACCAACATTATCCAAAAGAACGAAGAAAACAACTCACATACAAAAATAAAGAAATGGAAGCGTTCTATAACGAAGTGCGTAAATATCCAATTAATAAGATTATTTGTTTAGATGAAACCAGTATAGGTTCTCATTTGAAACCTTCATATAGTAGATGTTATATTGGTAAGCGATGTATAATAAAAACAAATAACAACTTTGTATTCCGTAGTTTTACTTTGTTAGTTGCAATCAATAATTCAAAATGCGTGGGTAAATCATTTTATGAAAAGGGTGGAACAACCAAAGAAAGAATGGTAGAGTTTATAGAAACACAAATAGCACCTAAATACAAGAACCATCTTATCATATTAGATAATGCAAGAAGTCATAATAATGATATGGTAAGAGAAGCAATAATAAAAAGCGGTAATCAATATTTATTTACCATCCCATATAGTCCAGTCACAAACGCAGTAGAAATGTATTTTAACCAAATAAAAACATACATTAAAAAGAACAGAGATGTATATACATTTGCAGGATTAGAGAAAAATATTGATAAAGCAATAGACAAAGTGAAACCAGAAAATTATAAGAATTATTTTCAATATGCTTATGGTGTAAAAGATGATATTACTTATAAGCGGAAACCATCAACTCGTAAGTGTAAATTAAAAAATTATAAATCATAATTTACTTAAAAATTATTTATGTAAATTATATAGCAAGTATGAGATTAAAAAGTGAATTATATAAAAAAGAACAAGATGATATTACTGATAAAATTATTAGCATATTAGATTTGGAAAATAAGAATACATATACACTATATGAATTAGACCATAATGAAGATATACAAAAACAAATTATGGAACTTATACCTGAAATACGAAAATGGTTTGCATTTAATAATATGAAAGCGGTAGGAGAACCTGAACGAATTAAACGACCTTGGTTGTCTATTATTAAGAAATTAGTTCAACCAAAATATTCAATTGAAAATAAAGAAGGGCAATTCAAAATTAATGAAAAATGGATAAAAACCCCAATGTATATTTTTACAGAAGTTTAGGGGATTTTACTTAAAATATATTATTTAGGGAAAAATACTTAAAATAATATATTTACATAGTATATAGAATGGAAAACGCAAAAGAGAAACCACCTGAGTTTTTCAAATCCATTAAAACTTCGCTCAAAAGTGTATTGAAACATCCTGAACTTAATACAAAAATAATCAATGATGCTGTTGTGAAATCTAACAAGATTGTTATTCATACTTTACAATTTCTGAAATTATATTTATTAGATTACTATGAAAACAATAATCAAACATTACCAATAGTAAGCAAAGAACTCATTAATAATTCTATGAAAGTTGTTTGTGGTGAGAAAACTGAAAAAAGAGGAAAACCTCCAAATAAAGAAACGATTGAAATGAAAGACAAACTTATCACTTTCTACAATCAGCACTATTTACCTGTTACACAAAATGACCCAATTGACTATGCTGGACTAAATACTACATTAGATTATTTGAAGGAAGATGTTATCACAATGTATGAGAATAACATACAATTACACTATGTAGAATATGTTGAACGATATGTAAATGTTGTTTGGAAAAAGAAACTGATTGTGAATAAAATAAGAGAATTGGGAAAAACTAAAATGGAGCGTGATGCACGAATAAGAACCCTTTGTGCTGATTTACGAAAAATAAAGAATGATTTATTGAATGTAGATGATAAACCATACCAATCAAATCATCATTATCATAAATGGATTATACAACAAAAGCAACATATTTTACCACCTAAAACCAAGTATGAAAAAAATAGTGTTATGTATGATTTAAAATGTAAAACGATGGATTATTTGCCGTGTATGATTTATATGATGAAACAAGTTGAAAATGACGATGAAAGTGTTAATAATGTGTTTCCATTGCGAAGTGAAATCACGCCAAAGTATATAAGATTAGATACAACTACATTAGTTAATCTATTATTGAGAAAAGAACACGGAACAAAAGGATTTTTCAAAACAAAAGGGGAACTGAAAAAGAATGAAGATAAGATATGGAAGTTCTTTTTTAGAACGGAGCGAAAAATGTTTCATAAAACAGGATTTTCATTTCATCATATGGTTTCCACAGATGGAATTGGATTGAGTATTTTATTTTTACGAGATGATTTAGTTGGTAAGAAACTACCTATGATGAAGAAGGGAATATCAAAAGAATTGTATATTGATGAATTAGATAATTATTCTATATTGCAACATAAGAAAGTTATAGGAATTGACCCTGGAAAATCCGACTTGATTTATTGCGTAGATGATGCTTCCAAAGATGCGAATGTATTTCGGTATTCACAAGACCAACGGAGAAAAGAAACCAAGATGAAAAAATACAATAATATTATTTTGGGTATGAAAACCAATAAGATTGAAGGAAAAACCATCATAGAATATGAAACAGACCTATCACACTTTAATCGTAAATCACTACAAATTACCAAGTTTAAAGAATATCTACAAGAAAAAAATAGAATAAACCATATATTATTTAGATTTTATCGTAAAGAATTATTCCGTAAGTTGAAGTTTGGTAAATATATCAATATCAAACGAAACGAACAAAAAATGATTAGCGACTTCAAAAAAACATATGGTAATCCTGAAAATGTGGTTATTTGTATAGGTGATTGGGAACAACGAAAACAAATGAAATACAAAGAACCTACATTAGGAAAGGGAATAAGAACTTTGTTTAGAAAAAATAACTATGATGTGTTTTTAGTAGATGAGTTTAGAAGTTCCTGTAAATGTTCCAAATGCGATGGGGGGATATGTGAGAAGTTTATGGTGCGAGAACACCCAAACAAAAAGAAAAATAAGGACGAATTGCGATTAATTCACGGACTACTACATTGTAAGAATGGTTGTGGGTCGTGGAATAGGGACCGCAATGGTTCGTCTAATATCTACAAAATAGCAAAGAACGCAATAAATAACATAGACAGACCAAGTTATTTATGTAGAGAAACAAGTAATCAAAGCACTTCAACGAGTGCTTATAATCAAACTTTACACAGGTATGAAAAGACCTAACTTTGAACCTCTTTTTTTCGCATTGTTTGTGCGAACTTAAATATTCAAAGGTGTAAATACAATACATGCAAAAGTATCAAAACATTTATGGTCGTGCATTATAACTGTTTTACATGAAATAGGGTATATTATATGCGTTAAAAGAAGTAAGTTTGTTCTTATTGCTCTTTGAGATATATCATATTTTTTACACCCATCTTCTGTAGATGTTAAAGATAAGTAATCTTTTTTTGATATAGTATGGTCTAATATATAACCCAGTGTAAAAATGCTAGAACCTAGAATTATACCTGTAAAAATATCCGAAAAATATTGGAATAGCATTATATTCTCTATTCTATATAAAATAATTTATTTTTATCTGAATTATCAGATAAAAATAATCATAATATGACTATTTTATTTTTATAATTTATTTATGTTAAGTTACATGTTGAATTAATTAGTATTTACTTGGTCTTCTTCTTAATAACCTTCTTCTTGACTGCCTTAACTGGCTCGGGCTCGGGCTCGGGCTCAGCCTCTTCTTCCTCCTCTTCCTCTTCTTCTACTTCTACTTCTACTTCCTCCTCTACTTCCTCTTCTTCATCTGAAGAGTCTACGGCAGTGTCAATCTGCTTATCATCACCATCATCATCCTCTTCTGCCACAGATGATGAGATTGCGTTCTTATCTTCCTGTGAGACGGCGAGTAGACATCCAGCTTGAAATACACTCTCAACAGGCTTTTGGGTAACCGCCTGGACAAGTTTGAGGGTAACGTGTAGGTTTCCATTAACTACCCAGATGCCAGAGAACTCAACAAGAGACATGACCTTCATTCCCTTTCTAAAGAAGCTCATAGGAGTAGTATCGGCTGAATATGTCGATGCCTTGTCTCTTAGCCACAGGGGACTTCCTGTATCATCATACACATTACACTGATAAACATCATTGTATTGTTGAAACTTAGGACGAATAGTTGGTTCCTTTGTCGTATCGGGCTCGTTTGTTCCCTTAATCTTAGGATACTTGAGAATAGGTCCCAACTTATCACGAATAATATCTTCAGACTTGATTTCCTTTCCAAGCCACTCCTTTGAGTTCGCCATGGCAGCAGATATCATATGGTTATACATATTTTCTAGGTTCGTCTTCAACATGTTTGAAGCATCAGTCTTTTCCTCCTCACGAGGAAACTGAATAGATAGCTCAAACTTATTATTTCCCTCATAGTCGGAAGCACCCCATGTAAGCATAACAGGAGTAGAGAACATCATATTCTTACCGCCATACTTAACATTAATTACCTTACCCTTTCCAACAGGCTTAGGCTTGGCATAGGTAACCTTGCTAAGGTCAAACTTCTTGGTTCCGTCGATATGGCTCATTGTTGTCTTATAGTCACTTGGTTATGTCACTGTATGCTATAGATACACGGTCTGTCTTTAATTCAATTTATTAAATATATAGCCCGATAATGGTATGTTTTTTTGTATATTTATACAGAGGTACATACAAGTTAGTAATAATTATTGTAGTATATTATATAAAATACAGTTAAAGTTAGTACGCTTTATATAAAAAGAACTATATGTTAAACGATTTAGATTTTGATTTTGATTTGTTAGAACAATTAACACCATTAAATCATGTTATAAGTAATATATCTAGTAATTCAGAAACTTCAATTACCGATTTACAACCTCAGCCAAAGAAAAGAGGTGTGAATATGAAACGAGTAAAAAATTATGATGCATCTAGACTTGAAGATTTCTTAGAGACAATAAAACAAAAAGCTATGTCTGATTTTAAATTAATCCAACCAAAGAAGAAGTGTCCTGAGAGTGATTTTATTATTCCAACATATAGTGATCACAGTAGTCTTCTCTCTTATAAATTATCAAAGGACCAGTTAAGACGTATATCAAGAGAATATAAATTACGCGTAACCGGAACAAACAAAGAACTTCTTACACGCATATATGTTCATTTAAAAATGTCACAGGTAACCATTAAGATACAATGTGTATTCAGAGGATTTTTACAACGGTATTGTAACAGTCTTCGCGGGCCCGCGTTTCTCTCTCGTTCTCTCTGCACAAACAATGAAGACTTTCTTACTATGGAAAGTATAAAAAACATTCATCATCAGCAGTTTGTTTCATATAGTGATAATGATAAGTTTGTTTATGGGTTCGATGTTCTTTCTCTCTATAATCTAAAGCAAAATACTGCTAGAGGAGAGGAAGTAAAGAACCCTTATAATCGTTGTGAAATACCTGCCCAGGTATTTACTGATGTAAAACGTCTAATAAAAATAATGAAACGAGCTTACAAATCTCCACTTGAGATTGAGATTGAAAAAGAAGATGAGAATAATTTATCTGTATCTGACCGTATAACGCGTGCATTCATGGAAATGGATTCACATGGTCATTATACATGTCAATGCTGGCTAACTAACCTAGATAAAAGTGGTCTTATTCGTTTTATTCAAGAATTAGCCGATATTTGGTTTTATCGTGCATCTCTTACACCAGAAATACGATATAGCATTTCACCACGTGGCCCTTTACGACATTATACATTATATATAAATATGTTAAGACTTGAACAAGATTTAGATAAGATACGAGAACATGTTGTTCATGTTATTGAAAGTATGGTGTTTAGTGGTGTGGATCAGTCTGCTAGGTCACTTGGTATTCTTTATGTATTGCAAGCACTCACTCTTGTAAGTCAGTCGGCGCGTCAAACCATGCCATGGCTATACGAAGCGGTTGCATACATTGTATAATTGATATAATATGAATAATTTTATGAAAAATAATCATAATATTATTTATTTAAAAAAGATAAACTAACTGCGTAAAAAATGAATATTTTATATTTATTTAGGAAAAAAATAAAGTGTTACCTTTATTCATAAGGAAAATAACAATAAATTATATATTAATATATATTGCAGTAGAAACCTACTTAAAAGAAACGCTGTATAGTAGAGTATAATGGCTATCAAGAAGAAGACCGAAACCCCTGACCCCGATACCGAGACTAAGACGACCGCTACCAAGAAGAAGGTCGTGAAGAAGACTGTTGCTAAGAAGGAGGAGGCCCCTGTCCCTCCTCCTACTCCTGCTCCTGTTGCTGTTGCCCCCGCCGAGGAGCCTGCTGAGGACAACAGTCTTTTGGAGATGTCCTCCATGTATTTCGCAACCCTCCAGAGCCTTGCCCAGCAAATTAACAAGGCTAAGAGCGACTACCGTGTTCTCGAGAAGAAGTGGATCCGTGAGATTAAGCAGTCTCAGAAGGTTGCCAAGAAGAAGAGAAAGAATGGAAACCGTGCCCCCAGTGGATTTGTTAAGCCCACTCGTATCAGCGACGAGCTTGCTAGTTTCCTTGGTGTAGAGAAGGGAGTTGAGATGGCAAGAACTGATGTTACCAAGGAGATTACTGCCTACATCCGCGCACACAGCCTCCAGGACAAGGACAATGGTCGCCAGATTAACCCCGACGCCAAGCTCAAGGGCCTTCTCCAGATTGGTGGCGATGATGTTCTCACTTACTTCAACCTCCAGAAGTATATGAGCCCTCACTTCGCTAAGAGTGTCAAGGCTGTTGCCGCTGCAGCTGCAGCTGCGGCTGGCGATGCATAAGCAAATATTCTAATACATATATAAAAATAAATATTCATATGTGCAGTAAATGCACACATGAATAATATACATCTTTGAAACATTTAAAATGGCATAAAATAGCAAAGAACGCAATAAAAAACTTAGAGAACATCTTTAAGTTTTTTACAAATACATTATATTTAACTACATGTTGGATATGAATATTCTACGATACAATCGTTTGTTAATATATTGTTAGATTGAGTAATGAAAGTATTTTCTTCATTGTTTTCGATACATATTTCATTTTTTACTTCAAACATTTTATATATTTTGTGCAAAAGTTCGTAGTCTACATTATATTTTATATAATGACGTAACCAATCATAAAATGTCATATTATCATATTTAACCTTTTTTGTAAATCTGTTATAAAGTTTAAATGCTGAATAAATATTTAATGATTGATTATCATCTATTTCATTGTTATAATCAGTTCCTGCCATTACACATACTTGTTTAAAGTTTACAAACGATATATTAAGTTCATGTAATATCATATCAAGTTTGTATACTGTGGCAGTTTTATTATGAATATCAACATTTCTTACTATATTTTTACAACCATAAACAAACATGTCCATATCGTCACTTACACACCCCCAACAGTAACCATTTATAACCATTGAAGCACATAGTTGGTCGGCCTCACCATTTGCAGTATAATACGTAACACCAAGATTTGTTAATAATGATTTTACGCTGTCGACTTTGTCTTTTGTAATACGTGTAGCCTCTTGTTTAAGACGGTGATACTTTGTAATATCATATTCGTCTGCATCGCCAGTCTCTATTTTATTCAATAATTCCTGACATTGGGAAGATGCTTCACGTCTTCGTTCACGTCTAATTTGTAGGAGTTGTAGTTTTTCTTCTGGTGGTTTACCGTCAAATATAAAGATTGGCGTAATTCTATTTATAATAAATAGATTAACCAGTCTTGTTATATTTTCAATAAGTTTATTATCCATTTCGTATTTATACATATATATACTTGTATCTATAGCCAGTGAATTTCCTGCTAGACTACGAATATTTACGTTTGATAAGCCATGCGAACAATTATTTTTAATATATGTGTTTAGATAACGTATTCCCATACAAATATTTATTTACTGTTCTATACAGTATTTTACTAGATATGTAGTTTTCTTGAATATATATTGTATCAAGATATATATTCAATTTACACAAAAATGTCCCTTATCTCATTTCACAAATTGTCATTCTCATTGTTGTTTCTACAAACGCTTTTTCCTTATTACTATTAACATTCTCTATTATTTTATCATAACAGTTATTATCGTACATTTTTTTAATAATTTTTTGTGTATATTCACTATCATGACGGTCTATAACAAAATCACAAAATCTTTCAATATTTGGTCGGGTAGAATGAAATGACATTCTAAATGTAAAATTATGGTCATCACACCATTCTAAAAATGTCACATAGTTACTTAATAAAAGTGTTGTGGCTATATGGTATGCAAACACATTTGTGTCTTCATTATACAAAGTATCTCTTGCTACCTGTGCTTCTTTTGTTTTTAATGTCAAGAGAGAAAAATCTAGCCCCATAAAAGAGATTATCTTAGACATTTGAAATAATTTGAATAATGTTTCAAACCCTAGTAAAAACTTTACAGTCTGTATAAATGGTTCTATCTTATGAGTATCTTCGAAACAAAAATATGCACACATGCAAGTATGAATTATAACTGCCCACGTTTCAGTATACGTTTCATATAAGCGGAAATCACTTTTAATAGGAAACTTCTTTTTCATTTTTTGTTTGCATAATTCTTCTGCATTTGCATCTGAAAAATCAAGCGCCATTAAATGAAACGTTTCGTGTATAAATACTTTAAACCATTCCTCTTCTCTATAAATAACAATTTCAGAGTTTTTTGAAGGACATGAATATGTAAATGCAGTGTTTGCATGGTCTTGGCCAATCTTATCTATGTTATTATTTGGAAGAAACTTCTTATACGGTGTCATATAAACATACACTGTAAGATCATTTCCACATTTACTGCTTCCATATTTATATGCAATGTGCATCCATTGAACCATACGTTCAAAATATAAACTAAATCGCTCTACATGTTTAATCGGGTCAATGTCATATACGAAAAAAAACACCTTGAACGTTTTTTTGTGTATTTTAGTGGAATATTCTATGAATCCAGTTGTTTCATTCTCTACACATGTTCTTATTTTGTCGGGGAGAGAACTCATATTGAAAGTGGATGGACGTGGCATTGTAGACCGTTGAGATATAGTTTGAATAGTTATGTTATAAAATCTACTACCCTTATCTTTTTTCCTCATTTCTACATATTTATTAGCAGTTTGAATATCATTAAATAAATCTGTAAATATAGTTTTTGTTTTATTAGTCCATCTTGGCATTGGAATACATTTTGATGTATTATCTTTTGAAAATACTTCAATCATATCTATACTTGTATTACTAAACGTAGAGTTTTGCATGCTGTATAATAAACAACTAATCGATAACTTATATTATATACTATACAAAAATACAATAGAATATTTTTATATGTTATTTCTTGTAAAGATAACATATAAAACATAGATTATTTATGAATGTTTATTTTTTAAAATTAAGCATAGGATACATAGGATACAATACTACGTAAAATCTCTTCTGGCAATTGAGTTTCTTCAAAAAGAATACTGCGTGTTTTTTCGAGTTTTGCTTGGGGTATAACACACTTGCGAAGGAAATGTTTGCGATATTCTTTTCGGTATCGTTTCATTACACTTACAAACGAATTATAATAGCGTTTGTGTTCGGGATAAATTACGAATTGACGATTTATACTGGAATATAATTGTTCCTCCCATACTTTGGTTCTTGAATAAAGTATAGTTGAAATGTTTGGAGCAGAGGGAACTCTAGATGCTGCCTCTAAATTAAATATAGTTTCTCCATCATCTTCTAATGCATACTCTATTCCTCTTTTATAACGCAAACTTCTTTGATGTGGTGTAGGGTTAGGAGGATATGAAATACCTGCCATTAACATCGTATGTAGCTTCTTTATCCATTCCTTTTGTTCTTGAGTGTGCGTCGGCATGATTTCAATAAATATTTTTAGTTCAGTCTCTGCTTTCTTTAACCACCGTATTTTTGGTTCAATTTATTTTTCATGAATATTATTTATTAATTGGTCTGCTTCATGGGATTTATATGGGTCTCGTAAAAAACAGCACGAATAATATAAAAACTTTACACTTAACCATCTTCTTCTTTGCTTTGACTTTTCTGGATCTTCTAATGATTCTTCTAACGCAGATACCATTCTTTCTTGTGTAAATGACCACATAAAATACTATTTACAATGTTAACAATTAGGTCAAATATACAATATATACAAACTACGCAAATGATATGGTTTTAAACCACAATAACTCTATATAATAGGTTTATATAATTGAATTACGTATTTTTATTAAATCAGTATCAAGAGATGGTGGATAGCCACGGACATATTTATTCAATGTTGCATTTTTTGTAGCAAGTAAAAGACCTTTATAATGAGGTATTTCGGTAAACTTATATGTCATTGCTTTTACTCTAGCAATATCTTCATTTTTTCCTGGATAGGTGGGGTCAATTGACACCGTGTCGGGTCGTATCTTTTCTTTCCCTCTCTTTCCATTTTTGCTTCCAGCACCTAGTGCCATATCTACGTCTTTAGATAACTCACTACCACTTTCTAGTGTAAACTTATGATAAAAATCAGGATGATTTGCTTTGAACTTATTTGCTTGAACATAGTGCTCAACGCTATTCCAGTGAAGTTCATCTAACATAATAGTATTTTCTGTATCAACCCATGTATTATCTAATTTTCTACGCCAGTCTGGATATTCGCCTTTTGGTGACAATTTCGCAAAATCTAGTCTACGTTCAGCTGGTTCTATTTTTTCACCACTTCCCTTACCTGCAGGTTTATCTACTGATTTTTCATAAAACTGAAAAACAACAGACGGGTCAGTTGATGTAAGCATATCCAATGAAACAACTTGTTCATTTCCTTTGAGTGCATTTTCATCAATAGTTTCAACAAGTGTTTTAAACTCAGGTATTAGAACAAATGGTCCGCTGTTTCTCTCTACACACTTAGTTATAATCATATCTTTAATGTCATATGGTAACTCTTTGTATGTAAATATGTATTTGTTTTTGTATGTAACAACACGATAATGTTTGCCTGTATTTTCTAATAAAATATAAAACTCTGGTTCAAACACACCGTTGCTCTGAATGCGTTGATCAATACGAGAACCACATTGAAGCATGTTATCTTTATCATGTTTTGCATATTCACTAGAGAGGATAACAAACTTAATATTCAGAATACGTTCCATAGTAGAAATTGCCCATTCGTCTGGAAAATAGTCTGATGACTGAACCATAGTAACTAATTTGTCAATTGTGTCAATTCCTTTCATAAACTTTACTTCATTGTAGATGTCTTGTGCATTTCTTTTTTGATTAACTGTACCTGCATGTTGTTTTGATATTGTTCGTGCATTTTGAATATATTCATTTTGTTCACTTGACGATATAGTTTCCGTTACTAGTGATTTATATTTGTTATACTCTTGTTCAAGCACCTTAGCATTTTTTTGTTCAGAGAGAACAGTCTGAGCACTATCTCTATAAAGCTGTGTATATTTGTCAAAGAGTTCTTGGTCGACTTCTCTTGATAATTTTTTACGTAAAGAGCTTACAGTTGTTACTTGACCAATCTGCGCAAAAGATAGTCGAATACTTTCAAAAAAGCTATCTGCATTGTTTTCGGTTTCAATTATGTTATAATGTAAGTTTAACATTGCTTTCTGAACCCACGATGCAGATTTTGGTTCACTTCCTTTGAATGTATTACGTTCCCGCTCTGCATCTTTTGATGTTTCTTCTTGTAATTCGATAGGAGGTTTTGCATTTACGTCAAGAGAGAAAATATCAGAACGGTTCGAAGGAATATTAAAAACTGAACCTGTTTCACCTGAAGATTTTGTTGTAGTGTCTTCTTTTTGAATACTTTCTTCAATCTCTTCATTTATTTCATCTACTTTCTCCTCATCATTTTCTTTTTGAGATTTTTCGTTAGGTGGAACCATCTTATTATTTTCTATGTAGGATTTATTTGCAAATGTATAAATAAGAGGCTCATCTAAACGTTCTACGTCTAAATTACCGTTATCGTCTATCATAGAAATAATATCTGTATCAGTTATTTCATATACACCTATTTGTGCTGCCTTACCATTATTTTTTATCATATAGATTGGATGATAAACTACGTGTTTTGAACGATATGTGTTTATTTCAGTGCCTATAGCAACGACAATATCTTGGTCATGAACTTCAATTAAATAAAGTTCGGCATTACGATTTTTGTCATCTGCCATAATTGATTTTATTTCGGGATAACTAATTGATTTGTCTATTCGTGAAACAACCATTGTATACAGTACTATATAATGACACTTTTATATCATGGTTTGTTATATCATAAAAAATATATATTAAATTTATGTGTATTAATCTATATTTGACTTCCATTATTTATCATGTATTATCGGTTCACTTTTTGTGAATTAGCTCAATCATCTCCATTAACTTAAAAAGAGACTTAGTGGATACCCCATTGTATTGCTTAGGTTTTGCTTGGTGTAAGTCTACAATAAACTTTTGAATAGAAATAGGTTGTGAAAGATCAATCTTTGTTATCTCTATGTCTGAACATTTTGCAAACATATCTGTAGTATGGATACTTAGTAGTATGCAAATATTTTCAATAATCTCATCATTTTCACATATTTTATCTTGACAATCAATATTATTATACAGTCTAGATGTAATTGTAGATATAATATCTATTAATCTTTCACTAGTAACTACTTGATGTTTTGTATATAAGTTTGCATAAAAAAGACTTTTCGCACGCCTTTCATCGTTATGTTTATTTATTGAACAAAATGTATCATAATCTTCATCTGGATTAACGTCTTTAATTTCGTCATAACTTGTTAAATATTTATTGTCTAGATTATTAAATGTATCTTGAATAAAGGGATATTTCTTGTAAAGAATAGAATATATTCGCGAGTAATCGTCTGAATAAAAACTATTTGTTGACATAATACTTGTAATTTTATTAGATAATTGTTCAACATCCTCTCCAGTAACGTCTGTTTCTAGCATTTCATCGAAAACATCTGTAATCGGCGTGATTAAATCAATATCACTATTTGATGCTACTTTATTTAATAGTGCTCGAACTTTTTGAATATATTGTTCAACAAGTGACATCTCTTTCTTTGCTAGTAAAGGAGTCTTAAAAACAATATTACTCTGGATATTGGAACCATCTTTTGTTGTTCTTGACCCAAGAATACCATTTTTATATTTTTCGACATTCCAGTTACCATCATTGCGACGAGGTGCATGTTTGTCTTTTCTACGTTTCTTCTCTTGCTCGGGTGACGATTCTTTTTTTACAAAAACAGGTGTTCTAATATAAGTAGGTGAGCTTACATGTTCTGATAAACTATTAATTAAGTTAACGGTATTTTCAGGAAGAATTATTTCAAAACCTTTTTTTGAAATATCATGGAAGTCAGATAAGGTATAATACAACATCTTATTTTCTGTACTACTAACAGTGTACGAAAATATCTATATGGTTTACATATATAAATATTATATTTAGTTATTGCCAACTTATAACTAGTATTTATATCGATATAATTTTGATAGCACAATAGAAACATATCTATTACCACTTAAAAAGTTGGGTCGATTGTATATAGTTTGAAAATGCCTAACTTATTTAAGCCTGAACTTGTAAAACCTGAGGTTGTTGAGGAAGAAAACAAAGAGGTGGGAATTGACCCTGAGCCACTAAATAATGAAACGACTTATAGTGACATTGAAAAATGGGACCAAATGGATTTAGATACCGACCTTCTTAGGGGTATTTATGCGTATGGATATGAAAATCCAAGTCCTATTCAAAAGAAAGCTATTCAGCCGATGAAAGACGGAAGAGATTTAATTGCACAGGCTCAGTCTGGAACTGGTAAAACTGCAACATTTACAATTGGTGCATTGATGACAGTTGATACAAAAGTTAATAGTGTGCAAGTTATTTGTATTAGTCCTACACGAGAGCTTAGTATGCAAACAGCAACAGTCTTTAAGGGATTGTCTGAGTTTATGGAAAATATTAAAGTTGAAACTCTTCTCGGCGGAGTTCATGTAAATGAACATATTCGTATGTTGAAAAATGAAAGACCCCACATTGTTATCGGGACACCTGGTCGCATTAATGATTTGCTTCGTAGACGGGCTTTAAATACTCGTAATGTAAAACAGCTTATTTTAGATGAGGCAGATGAGCTCTTATCTAGTGGATTTGATGAGCAGATTAAGTCTATTTTTGTCCATCTACCCGAAAAAGTTCAGTCATGTATTTTTAGTGCAACATTGCCCCAACATATTTTTTATATTACTGACGAGTTTATGAAAGACCCTGTCAAAATTATTGTTAAGGCTGAACAACTAACACTTGAAGGTATTTCACAATACTATGTCGCAGTTATGGATGATGTTCAAAAATACGATACATTAATTGATTTGTATGGAAAGTTTTCGGTTTCACATTGTATTATTTATGCGAATAGTGTTAAACGTGTCACTGATTTGCATGATGCCATGTCTCATGATGGATACCCAGTATGTTGTATTCATTCTAATATGAGCAAGCCTGAAAGAGAAACATCACTTGCGGACTTTCGTTCTGGCAAATACAGAGTTCTTATTTCATCTAATTTGACAGCTCGTGGTATTGATATTCAACAAGTAAGTTGTGTTATTAATTTTGATATTTCACGTGATATTTCAACCTATCTTCATAGAATTGGAAGAAGTGGACGTTGGGGAAGGAAAGGTGTAGGAATTAATTTAATTACAGAAAGAGATGTTGTAATTATGAGAAATATTGAGAAGTATTATGATACTCAGATAACTGAGATGCCTTCAGATATTGCAATCTAATTTTAGTAATAATAAATAATAATAATAATGAAATTATGCATTATGATTATTTCTTCATCAGTTCACTTATATATTGAGTTTGTATAGTAGTTATTTTTTCTATGTTTTGTATAGTTTCAATAATACAAAGTATGCCAAATGATAACACAAAAGGGGAGACTATTATTGAATCATTTATATCAAATGATTTGTCAACACAAAGATATGAACCGTCTAAATATGACAATGAATACGTTGAAAAACAGGTAATTACACATTTTAAACCCCCAATATGTCATTTACAATCAAAGTCTCGTCATCTTCTTGATAAAGAACTTGTTAAAGATTTAGAACTTTTGCAAACACAAGACGATACATGTAATCCACTTGTAGATAATGTATTTGGTACCAATTGTGAACTAGGAAAAATTGTACGTCCAGATATGACGAAATATTATAGCTCTAACGTAAAATTTATTAATGATACTAAGCGTGTAATTAAAAAGTTTAGTATTTCTGATTTTTGTGAAGATTGTCCAGAAGGAGAAAGTCCTGGTGAAATATTTGATATGTGGAAAGAACTAAAAACAGAAAAGGATTTTCGAGATAAGTATCATTACATAGACTGGGATAGGTTTGAGTTTCTCAATAATCATGAGATGTTCTTACAAACATTAAGCATGTACAATCTTGCTTCACCTGTTATGGCACTATTAATACCTGTTATGATGTCTTTGGTGCCTTTCATTATTATAAAGATACGTGGCATTGATTTAAGCTTGTCAAATTATTATACGATATTTAAAGATGTTGCAAAACGCCATGCACTAGGAAAGATATTTACTAGTTTTAGTGATGTTGGACTTCAAGAACGACTTTATATGTTGGTTTCTGTCGGTATCTACATGATGTCTCTCTATCAAAATACACAAGTCTGTTTAAAGTTTTACAAAAATATGTATAAGATACACGATATTTTATTTAAGTTGTCAATATTTATTCGCAAATCTATTGTTAAAATGAAGATGTTTCTCTCTTATACTCAAAAACTAAAGACTTATAAAAAGTTCAATGCTATTGTTTGTGAACATGTAGATACATTAACTGATATAGCTGATGATATAGATGATATTCACCCGTTTTGTTTTTCATATAAAAAGCTCACAGATATGGGAAGAGTTTTAAAAGAGTTTTTCTTGTTGTATTCAGATGATGATTATAATACATCTATTTCCTTTGCATTTGGATTTGAAGGATATATATCCAACTTGATTGGTATAAAGGAGAATATTCTTTCTAAGAAGATGGGGTATGGGACATTAAGAGAGAAAACATCAAAGAAGAAAAATAGTGCTGGTATTACTATTGAAAAAGCGGTTTATCCACCATTATCCAATAATAAACCAGTAAAGAACAATATATACATTAAGAAAGATGCAGTTATAACGGGACCAAATGCGTCTGGAAAAACAACAATATTAAAAACGATTATGACAAATATTATTCTTACCCAGCAATATGGATGTGGATTTTATAAATCGTGTTCATTTGAACCGTATAATGTGTTACACTGTTACCTGAATGTTCCTGATACATCTGGTCGTGATAGTTTATTCCAATCTGAAAGTAGGAAATGTAAAAAGATTTTAGATAAAATAGAACGTGGTGGACCAAGTTTACGTCATTTCTGTCTGTTTGATGAACTTTACTCGGGAACAAATCCTGTAGAAGCTGTTAAATGTGGTTATGTTTACCTACGTCATCTCTCTGGTGCACAGAATATTCAATATGCATTAACTACCCATTATCATGAACTATGTAAAAAGTTAGATAAACATGAAAACGTTGTTAATTATAAAATGGATGTTTCCGTTGCCGAAGATAATAAGTTTACTTATAAATATACTATTCAGGAAGGAATAAATGAGATAGATGGGGGGGTTGAAGTTCTTAGACAAATGAATTATCCAGAGCATATGCTTAAAAATATTTGAAGTTGTAGGATACAAATCATGAAATATAGTTGTTCGTCTATTTTATGATTTTTTAATGTATTTCATTTCTAATGGCATTGAGCGAAATATTTAGTGTACCTTTTCTACTATCCATCGTGATTACATGTATCCTCGTTGCTGCTGTATCATTTTTGTTTTATAACAAACTTCAGCAACAAAGTGCAAAAATTAATGCAATCATGGACTTGACAACAACACTTGTTTCAGAAGTGAATACAATTAAGTCAGTGAGCCCACCTACCAATATTACTCATAATAATGAAGGAGGTGAGACTAATTTAGACAAAACTGTTGTTCCTGATGAAGATATTCATAAAATAAAAGTGAATGTTCCCTATATGCCTCTTGGAGTTGATTCGCTCGACCCCCTTATCGATGTTTCTGACGACGATGGAGAGAGTAGCGACGGTTTAGACAGTAGTGACAATGATTCAGATGAAGAAGAAGATGATAGTGAGGAGGATGATGATAGTGTGGAGAATGGTGATAGCGATGACGATGGTGATAGCGAGGACGATGATGATAACGAGGAGAGTAAAGTTAAAATTATTCAATCACTTAATAGTGATATGCTAGCAAGTATTGATATATCAGATAATATATCAGATATTAATGATATTGATGAAGACACACCTAGGGTAGAAGAATTAAGCGAAGAAGATATTGGAATAGATACAACTAATCTTGATTTTGAAAAAGTTGCACTTGAGCAAGATATTGAAGAGTTAGAAAGTGTTTCTGATGAAGATATTGAAGAGTTAGAAAGTGTTTCTGATGAAGATATTGGAATAAAAAGTGAAAGTAAACTAATCGAGATTGGGGAACAAGACCTTACTGATTATAGTAAGTATACCGTTACCGAACTGAGAAAGATTGCTTTTTCGCGTGGACTTATTGGAGATAATGAAAAACCCACTAAAAATAAATTAATTAAACTTCTTTCACCACAATAACTTATCAAGTATATATATAGAATTATCATATAACAAATGGACCAAAGATTAAGAGAACTTGGTGTTTCATCAAATAATATTCATTCTAACAAACCAGCCATGATGTCTGATGGACGTCAAGGGTGTAGTTGGTTATCAGAGCCAGTTGTAGATATGCATATGAAAGAATCCGCGAATATAAGAAGTAATTGGGATTATAGAAAATATTTAACTTCAAACGCAACACAAATTATGTCTCAAAGTATGACAAATGAGATGTATAACAATGTAAATAATATTTCTATGGCTCCAGGAACAAATGTTCAGACTCCATACAACTTTAAGAACTTAGAAGACAGAACACAAGTGAGACCAAACACATTTTCTAGCGATCTTAAACAGATGTATTTATCTAGAAATGAACAACAGGCAAAAATGTATACTCCTACTATGTATACAGGAAGTCATTAAATTGAAACGTTTATAAAACATTTAAATGTGTGTAAAATATACACATTTAAATAATATTTATTAATTATGCAGACAAAATTAGATTTCAAAGTACAAGACGTATATGTACCGGTTCGCCAGTTATGTTCGAGAAATAAGGTATATCCAGATATAGCTAGATATATTATGACGTTTGTAAAAGATGATTATATGTTATTTATTAATACATGTAAAATAATTGAAAAAATACATAAAAAAACTACAACATTTCACGTTGGTGATTTAGTTTACAACAATATGAAGTTAAAAGATGTAAAACAAATAATTGATAAAAATCATAATGGCTCTTTAACGTTTAGTCACTACTGTTGTCAAGGTAAAGGTATCGTGTACGAAACTAAATGTAACAACCAACAGAATGTATTTGCGTGGTGATAATGTCATACTTTAATTTTGCAAAGGATTATTTGTAGCTGGTTCTATTTCTATTTCTTCTGCACATAATGAACCGTCTCCAACTGAAGAAATCAATACAAAGCAACATAAAAATACCATGGCAAGCCCCATAACAATAGCAATAATTAATATCAAGTTTAAAACAGAAGCCGACATTATCTTCTATAGACGTATAGAAATGTAGATATACGTCTATATTTGTTTTTATTATCATGACAATACGTATGTATTTAATTATAGAGCGACCATAAATATATTGACAGTATTATGACTTAGTACATGATTATATATTAATATATTATATTGTGTTTTGTGTCTAGAATGAAAATAGTCAGCATAGATGTAGGTATTAAAAATCTTGCCATTGTTTATTTCTCTCTTGATGACATTTGTGGAAATCTTGTAGAGGCAGATATCGTTGTAAAACCAGAGGATAAAGTTACTATTCTTAAATGGGATGTTGTTAATTTAACTAGGATGCATGACACAACTTGTTGTGGTAAGGAAAAAGACAATACTACTAATTGTAAATCGGAAGTTAAGTTTTCAAAAAACGGTAAGTATTACTGCACAAAGCATTCCAAACTGGAAAGTTATATGAAACCATGTAATGAGCTGTCTCTTAAGTTTTTAAAAAAACAGAAGGTCGCTGGGTTACAGGAGGTTGCATCAAAACATTGTATTGATTATACGCAACCTATTAAGAAGGCTGACCTTTTAGACCTTATCTATAATTTTGGCCAAGAGAGATGTTTTGATGCTGTAGATAAAATTGATGCTACAAAATTAGATATTGTTACTATTGGACGTAATATACAATATAAATTAAATGAAATGTTCAAGGACAGTTTAGGCGATATAGATAGAGTAATTATTGAAAATCAAATTAGCCCAATTGCAAACCGTATGAAAACTGTCCAAGGAATGTTGTCACAATATTTTTTGATGAGTAACAATAAACTAGACATTGAGTTTATTTCCTCTATCAACAAACTTAAGGACGATGACATTCATGAGACATATGCAGAGAGAAAAAAAGCAGGTATTAAGAAATGTTTAGAAATGTTAGTAGGAAAACATAACGAATGGATAAACTTTTTTAATTTGCACAAGAAGAAAGACGATTTAGCAGACTGTTTTTTACAAGGAATGTGGTATGTGAAGTATAGATCCTGATTTATATATTTATTATTCGTAAGACTTAGAAGTAATTTGTATACTTTATTAGTATTAGTGTTATGGACGACATAATTGAAATTTCTTCTTTAGACGGTATTGATTATGGTAGTAAGAGTAGCATGTCTAGTGGTAAGTTTGGAGATGGTATTGAGTTGTTAATGAACGGCAATAAAGAGGCAAGTAAAAAGGACCCCGATGGTTTAGGATTAGATGAGCTTGATCAACTTGAAACAGATTTAAATGACATTGCAGGTTCAAGTGCTTCTAAAAATGATATATTTTCAGACACTATTCGTCTAGACGACTCCAAACCTAGTGTGTCATTTGAAGAACCAAACTTATCAAGTGATACTAGAAATCCAACTACATCTACCTGGGACGGGTTTGAAAAGTTTAATGATATTCCAGTTAATCCTGAAGTCCATGCTCCACCCAAACCAGCACAAAGTAAGGAGGAGATGTTGCGTGAAAAGTTTCAACTACTACGCAAACTCGAGATGCTAGAGCAAAAAGGAGTTCAATTATCAAAAAAGTATTCAATGGACTCGCCTATTTTAGAAATGAAGGGTGAGTATGAAACCATTATGGATGAGAAGGCAAAGCAAAACTCTATTAAGTTTCAAGGAAATATCATGATGACATGTATTAATGGTATTGAGTTTTTGAACAATCGATTTGATCCTTTCGATTTGAAACTAGAAGGTTGGAGTGAACAAATTGCAGATAATATGGACGATTATGATGAGGTATTTAGCGAACTATATGATAAGTATAAGTCCAAGGCCAGCATGGCTCCTGAACTCAAGCTACTTTTTCAAGTCGGTGGTAGTGCAGCAATGTTGCATATGACAAACACTATGTTTAAATCTGCCATGCCTGGTATGGACGATATTATGCGTCAGAACCCTGATTTGGCAAAGCAGTTCCAACAAGCAGCAGTTAACTCTATGGGTAACTCAAACCCTGGATTTTCTAATTTTATGAATGGTGTAAATAATCCTGACCCAGCTCCAGCTCCTGGTTCTGGACCCCCGCCACCAATGTCAACACAAGGTCCGCGTGCACCACCTCCACCATCTCACCGTTCCGGAAATAATGATAGTTTTTCTTCTAGACCCGACTTGTCTAGAAGTGTGAATATGGGCGATGGTATTAATATTAGTGAAAACTTTACTAGTGCAAAAGCTCCCGAGCGTAGTATGCGTAGCGAACAGCCTCCAGCCCAACCTCGCGCAGAGATGAAGGGCCCATCGGATATTGATAGTATCTTATCTAATTTGAAGACAAAGAAAGTAAGTATGTCAAGTGGTCCAAGTGCCCCATCTGCATCGTCACCTCCTCCAGTAATTGACCCCCCAAGCAGTCCCCCTAATTTTCCTGAACTTGTAAACGATAGTAGCACAATCAGTATTTCTGATTTGAAGGATATGCAAAGCTCCGCAAACGCGCCTAAGAAGTCACGTAGACGCAGAAATGGTTCCGATAAAAACACAATAAGTCTCGATATTTAACTAATTACATAATTTTGTTTTCGAATATATCATAATACACAATTATTTGTAAATTATGATGTTTATGTTTGCTATGATAAATTAATTTATTTTAAGTCATGTTGTCTGATTTCGTATGCCCAATGTTGAAGAACTTGACGTATTTTAGGTGAGATTGAGTAATCATGTAGTCCTTTTTTGACATCTTTTTTGTGTCGTTTTTTAATTAGATTGATGAGAAAGTTTTTAAATCTTCCTTTTTCGCCAGTCAACGCACTCCATCTACCTATCTGTCTCTCATCGTCTGGTGTTCGTTTTCCTTGATAAAAATCACAATACCACTGAACCCATCCGTATGGATGATATTTCGTAATCCATTTTTTTCCTTCCCAGAACTCGAGTGTTGTTCCTACCTTTACTCCATATTTATTTATATTAGTATCATAATCATCAAATGGTCGTGTAAGATGATCTTCTGGTATACCTTTCCACCATGATTTTGGATATTTTTTATGAATATTTTTGAGATTTTTATTTACAACAGATGAATAGATAGGACGCCAGTATGTTCCACCGAAACTTCCTTTTTGAAACATCTCTCTTGGTGTTAAATTGGGACGGAAGTCGGGATAGTCTTTGAAGACAAGTGTTCCATCACTACGTTTTTTTGGATTAGATTTACCTCCAACATGTGAACGTATTTTTATAGTCGTCTTAATTGAAGATTTATTTCCTACCTTTTTTGTTTTATTCATTTGGTTCCTGTTAGTTTATAAAGAGATTTTATTATCATTATAGAATTATATGATGAATAAAGAATTAATTACTAGTAAAATAGACAATACTTTAAAAATAGAGTTTTCTTTGAAAAACGTAAATATGAACTTACATACACTAATTGACAGGTCTATCATAGACATCATATATAGTGTGCATAAAGGGGACATTATTCAATGTTATAATTTAGACAATTATGACGATATACAAAAGCTAAAAGTTGTGTTTACGCATTTATTTAAAGATATTGGCATGCCCCACTTATTTTTTAACATGGATATTTTAAAAAAAACCCAGGACAATAATATAATATTTAATTGTTGTAAAAACGACGATACTACATCAATAGATACAGTTGAACTATCAAACTTTTCGTGTATTGCGCCAATTGACACAATAAATGTGGAATGTAATTTTAACGACATACATACGTGCAAATGTACTATTTTCCTTACTCATGAAAAAGACCATCCATTAACAAGATTTGAACCAATGATGATGAATATTTTCAAAAAAATGTTTAAAAAGGTAAAAACATTTATAGAGATGTCTCAATAATAATATACTAATAGTTAATGATTGATATATTATTATTTTATTATAGAGTTATTAGCACTGTTTCCATAAATGCATTTGTATGGTGGTTCATGCGAAATGATTACGGTGCGTTTATTCGTAAGACAACAATGACATTAGTAAAAACAGATGTATTGTTTGTAAAAATAATCCAGGCGTTGTCTAACTCTCATGAATTACTTGATAAAGAAATGGATAATGAGCTTATGCGCTACACCGATAGAGTTCCATATAACGAAGAAGATTGTGATAGGGATATTATTAAATATATAGAAACAAATACCCCTTTTACGTTTGTTCATGACACGCCATTTCGGTCTGGCATGATTTCTCTTATTTATATGTTAAAACACAAAGAAACGGGTGAAAAGTATATTTTAAAAATAAAACGAAAACTAATAAAAGAAAAACTAGACAAATCCATCTATAGGATGAGGTCACTTCTTTCTATTATATCAACCATTGTATTTTGGTGGTCAAGAGTAGAACTCTCAGAGACAATAGTAAAGCATTTTAGTGTTTTAAAACATCAGCTTGATTTCTCTAAAGAAAAAGAAAATATGAATATTTTTTACAACAATTTTGAACATATTGACTATGTAAAGATACCAAAGTTAATTGATGAAACACCAAGATTAAACGATAATTATATTATTATGGAATATATTGACGGTAAATCATTTTCAGAAGTTTCAAAAGATAATTATAATAACTATGCAAAAATGATAACAAAAATGGGATTAACCTGTATGATGGTCAATGGGACCGCACATGGAGATTTACATGCGGGTAATATAATTTTTATTGAAAATGACGAGACAATATGTAAACAACAACGTATTCCTAAGTTCCAGGTAGGTATTATTGATTTTGGATTAGTGGTTACTATTCCAAAAAAGATACAAGACGAATTACATTTTGGGGCGGCGAATTATCGACGTCAAGGTAAGATGCACATTATTGCAGAACGGTATATATCTGCTGTTATTTATCCTTCCAGCTTTTTAGAAACACTTGGAAAGGATATAAAAGAAAAAATTATTAATGAAATTGCAGAGTTAATGAGCACAATGATGTTTGAACAGGGTAATACAGCTTGTCAAGAACGACTTTACCATTCTTTTCAACTTGTAAATAAATATATTCGAGATGTAATTGCACCAAATTATAAGATTAAGCTAGATAATGATTTTGCTAGTATGCAAGTAGCTTTATCTATGACGAATGGTGTTTCGTTACAACTATGTGAAAATAATTTTAATACACTATTATCAGAAGCTATTGATGAAATGTTTCATACAGATTTATTTGGAAGTGATAGTGAAGATGAAACAGATTAATATGAAATACTTTCGGACAAATTAAAATATAAACACGAAAAGATAAGCATAATATTATATATTTATATAGTAAGTAATATTATGACAAAAAAATATACCCGAAAATTAATAGTAGACCGTATACGAAAGCAACGTACTAGTGATAAAAAATCGGAGGGGTCACATAATAAAACGTATCGCAAAAATGGTCATCGAGGAGGTGCCGAGCCCGACAATTTTTTTACGGGCAAGACATTAACAATTGACCAGTTTCTTGATGCAAACTGTTATCCTTTTAGTAAGAATAGTGTTGATGGAAACTCTTTTTTGAGAACACCTGAATACCTTGTGGAATTAATTGAAAAGACAACGAAACTTCCAAAAAATGCAGATAAAGAAGGTACTCCTTATGAACCTTTAAATAACGAACGAGTTGCCAACCTAATGAAGGTTTTTTCATCAAACGATAAGTTTTACCAATGCATACGCACACTTACACAAGTAGATATGTTTACTCAAGATGTATTTGATGATTATCTAAAATTACAAGTTCAAATAAAAAAGACTCGTGATGAATTACAAAAAGCAGACCTTCCAGATGGTGCAAGTGTTGACGATATTTTTAACAACTTAAAAGATTTAACAAGACTTCTTGGTCGTTCTACACTTGTTTATTGGATTAATAAGAACATGAACTCAAGAACACGCGTTTCAAATAGAGAGAATATACGTGATATTTTTAGACGTCTGAAACCCGAATACTATTTTTTTATTATGTTCGCAAGAGAACCAGTCAGTGGTATTATGTCTAGTATCATGTCACGTGACAAAAACAAACTTAAATATCTTATTTCTCACAACAATCGTATATACATTTATGAACTCATGCAAGAGATCTATAAAGTATCTACACCAGAAGATTTACATAAAATGATGTTTGATACCGAAACTCTTGTGCAAATGAATGGAGATAATAATTTTACATATGATACTGCTATAAATATGTTAAACAATTATATAAATTGTGAGTATTCAACATTTGGTTCGTCTAATAAATGGAATATTCAAATAGAATACCCATCTAGGTCATTAATGTCATATGCTTCTGACTTATCGGAGGTAAATGGTAAATATGCAGGCGAAGAGAGAACAAAATATAAACCTTCTGGTTCAGTTATGTCATTGAACGCACTTCAAACACTTATTAGTGCGTTTAGAGGCGAGGTAATTGAACGTGGTGGATTTGATATTACGTTATTAACCGGAAATAAAAAGACAAACAATTATACGAATGGTTATGGCGACCAAAAAGTTTATTATCGTCACCAGAAACTGGATGGATTAAATCCAGATATAACTAATATCTATATCCCCGAAGGTAGTCCGTATAAAGGTTCTTATCAAGACCCTGATTTTGAGTTTACTCGCGATGATGAGAAATCGAAAGATGAGTATATGTCAAATAAAAAAAATATTAATATGGGATTAATCTTATACAAACATTTTATTTATGCTGTAGCAAGTAAAATGAAAACCGAACCATTAATAGATGAACAATTGGGTGGTGAAACTGTGCATTTTGCACAGAATGTAAAGGTCCCTGATACGTTAGAATTATCAAAAGATAATAATTCTTTGCCAGAACAAAACGAAACTATTCCTACTGCTGTTTCAATTCCAGTTCCAGTTCCAGAAAATAAAAAGCCATTATTATTGAAAGATAAGGCGGAAGACTATGTTTTTTACGAATGGACTGAAATATATTCTCGTGTCAAAAAATCAATAAATGAAGAGGGAATGAGTAAAGAAGACGCATTTTTTAAAGAATACAAACTTATTGAAGATAAACTAAACGATGTTTATCCATGGTTCACTGAAAAGTTTGCAGACGTTCCTGATGCTGAAGAAAAAGATAAAAAACTGACAGAACAAGATAATGCGTATTTTAAAAAATACGGCGAGTTTTTGAAAATATACATGGTGTTGCATGGAAAACATATGAACCCTGCTATAATTGAAGGAAGTTCTATGTTAACAACTATGAATAGTGAGAATATGGTATTGGGGGTAAATACTCTAAAAGACAGAGGACAGGGCGTTCCGGAATATAGCAAAGAAGATGATACATTTAAAACTGGATTTTTCAATTATCAGGGTGAAAAAGATGAAAAGTTTCCTATGACACCCATGGGATTTCAAGGTTTGTTTTATAAGTTTATATCTATAAATGAACTTGAAACATTTGATTTTAATGAGATAAGTGGAGAGAAGGAAACCCTTAATCTATTCACAACACCAGAAGAACCGGAAAAACCAGAAGAACCACAAGACAACACAAGCACACAAGTTGTCCAGCTTGGCGGAGATGCATATATTCAAGATATTATTCCGCGTATAACTACAACACAACCAGACCATAAGATTGAAAAGGGTGGACTTGAAAAGTTGTCAGATAAATTAAATAAACTACCCGAACCGACTGAAAAAAATCCATACATCAAAGAATATACAAAAGATAACTTTATGGAACTAGTGAGTATGTTTGAAAATAATTTTACAAATGTAATAAGTGGTTTTATCTATCAACAGAGCACTTCATCTCAAGCTTACTCCCATATTTATAATCTTGACGAAGAGAGAAAAGATACATTCTTTGCATATAGAACTAAAGACGAGGTAGATGCCAAGATAGAAGCAACAGGAAATAGTATTGAGTTTTCTAAAGGAAAAGGTGTAAATGCGTATGAAACAATGATTACAGATAAACAACTTGATGAAGTTATTGATTTTATGGACAAAAAGACATCGGGACTTATTAAATCTACGGCAATGAAACCATATTTAGATGTGCTCAAAACAAACATTAAACTCAAAAAGAAAGTGTTATTTGCAAACCCCGAGAAGGGTTACATATATACATTTGGGTCAAATGACATTATTCTAGGACATTCACGAGGTGGAGAGACACTACCGAGACTTCTTGTAGGAACATACTATAACTTTGAAGGAATAGATAATGCATATTCAAACAGAGATGTAGCACAGTCACATATAATTTTATGGCATAATCCACCCAGTGCTATGAGGCAATATATTATGTTAAGTTCTCCTCGTATTTATCATGCAGTTCTTAAACCAATATGGAACACAATTGATGGAAAAGATACAATAGAAGTAGAGGCCGAACCTGTCTCAGAAGAACCACCTGTTACTGCTACTGAAGAAGAACCTTCTGAACCTGTAAGTGAACCACAAGAAATGAATGCGGGTGTAAGTGAAGAACTTCCTATTGTAGAAGAAAGTGATAAAAAACAGGTAAAAGAATTGTCCCAAGAGAAGACCAAATTAGATAAAGATATAAATCCTCCTCGTTCAATAACAATTAATGTGACTACTACAATTCCTGGTCATCAGGAGTTTAAACTTGAACCAAGTGATTTAGGTATTGATATGGGTAAAGGTGGGCGTGGAAAGAATAATAAACGTAAAACTGCTCTTGTAAATCCTCAACTAAAATTATCAGAAAAAGCAATTAAACTGTCAGGAGACGATAATATCAAACGTCAGTTTTATGATGGACAATTATTCTTAACATTAAATAACCGTATTGCAAGTGAATTCATGCTTGGAACAACACCAATACCATTTGATGTTGCGATTGAAAAGGGTATTGTTGATTATAATATTGATTTAACTGTTAAAACTATTCTTCAAAAAAATAGTATTATTTATCTAGCAGGTAAACCATATACTATTTATAGTGTCGATTTTGATGATAATTCGTGGAAACTTGAGCCAAAAGATCAAATTGATATGCGTCTTAATATGCGTGATATTGCTGATGCAAATATTCTTAACATGCAATCTAAGCGTGGTGCTGAGGAACTTCGTAAAATACCCGATTCATTAAAACGTGGCAATGGAAATAGCGAACCAATTCCTTTAAAACAAAGAAACCCAGAAGATGTGAAAAAGGAAGAAGAGAAAAAGAAGTTTTTAGATGAAGATAAAGAGGAAGAAAAGAAGGAAGATGTTCCCAAACCACCAGAGGTAATTAATATTAATGGAAAAGTTCTTGTTAAGAAGGAAGACCCTCCACCAACTCCTCCACCATCTACTGAAATAATTGTAAAGCCCAAACCAATTGTTATCCCTGTAAAAATAGAGAAAAATCTCACTGAGTTACCTGCACCTCCAGCAGTAAAGACACTTCCTGGTATTGCAACTATACCTGTTCCAGATAAGAATGATAAGTTTCAACAACCCAATGTAAACAATAACAATCTAATATCCAAGATGATGCGTAAGTTTTTCGACCGTGGTTATTACATAGAATATACACAACAAAACGTTAAAACAGGCGATTATAAAAATATTCCTATTGATTACAAAAAAGGTAAGGGTTTGTTGACAGATGAACAACTTAATGAGTTAGTAGCAAACTGTAATTATTTTAATCTTATTAAGATGATGAATGATGTTGTGCAGGGCGAAGAGAAAGGTATTGGACGACAATTATTTAAATCTGATATTTATAAAAATATTTTTAATCTTGGTGTGAATATGGGAACAACAAACAAAGGTTTGGGGAAAGTATTTAACTGTCAAAATTATATAAAATATCTAGAGAAACTTCAAATAATTGAAATAGATGGTGACGGGAACTGTTTTTACAATTGTGTTGCAACTGCATTTAATATGCAAAATGCTTATGCTAAATTAATGTCTGATAACGATGGTTCAAAACCAGAATTAATTACATATGACGATATAGATTTAAGTTCACAAAGTCCAGTTACGCGTTCAAATACAGAGTTTACGCCTATGTTTATTCGTTGGGCAGTAGTTAATTACTATCGTGCACACAAACATTTTTTGTTGTTTGATATGATTGTATCAAGTTCGCTTGTTTATGGCTACGATGCAACAATGAAATGGGTGACATCAAATAAAGAATATACTGATATGATTGAGAAAAACAAAAACTTGAAAGATTACATGGATTATCTAGAACAATCACGAGAAATTATAGAAAATAACAGCTTATATTTTGTATATAAGGAGGAGGCTGAATATTTGTTAGAGAATAAAGACCTAACCGATGAAGAACGAAAAATGTCTCTATTTCAAACTGCAGATAGCATGTTCCGTCAAAGCTCAAATGATGCTAAGTTTATAGTATTTAATAGAGAGTTTGACAAAGAACCTTCTATAAAAGATTATCAACCTTTTTCAACGCCAACTACTTTTGATGAAGCAGAAAAATTATTAATGAGACCATCTTATTATGCTCAGATGAGTGACATTGAAATGATACAACAAATATTCAAGGTTAAAGTAATTGCATTGAAACGAATGATGAATACTACGATTATTGAACCAAAGTCTGGAATAGAAACAGACCCTAAGTTGAGACGTCGTGAGATTGGTTTTAGAGTTGCAAATGACATAAAAGATGACACTGTTTATAATACTGAAAAACCTGTGAAACATGATAAGGTGATAGTTGTTAGTTATGAGGATGATAATCATTACAATCTTGTTGTATTTAACGCAACAATGTCACAGGCAGAGAAGAAGGCTGTAAAATCAGTTTCGTCAAAAAATATAACACGAAAAGGCGGAATGTATAAAGTAACTCATAAAAAACGTACTCGTAAAAATATTTCTGGAGGTGCTGTTACCAGTATAGGTAATTATAAAAAAGCAGTGTTCCCTTTATATGCTGTAGAAAAAGATTTTTTGACAAAGTTAGAAGCATCACAAAATATGTCTCTTCCTCAACTTGATAATTTAGAACTTAGTATGCCGTTCTACATGTATATTCTTAGTTACACCTCCTACAATATTATTAAAGACCGCAACGATAATGAGATATACAAATCATTTGGTTCTTTTTATTCTTATTTTAAGATATTTGATAGTATTATCGAAGAAGTTATTAGAAGTCAAACTAACCGTGTGACATTTACAGAATTATATACAAAAGTATTTAATGTTGATAGGTTTAATATAGATTATTTTGAGAATGAACGAGTAGAAGAACTTTCAGATAAAGAAAGTGTAGAAGTTCTTAGTGAAAGTGATACTGATACTGATACTGATACTGATACAATCAAAGAAGGAGATAATTTGGAAGACGATGTCCAACTTGGTGGCTTTAGACAAAATGGATTTAATCCTCCAGTTATTACCAGAGATACAGTTGACCTTCTTAACGAAGATAAGTCTAATTTAACTTTTCAGGTAAATGTTCACTTAACACTTAAGGAAGGTGAAGGTATTGATAAGTCAGACGTTCCATCTTTAGCATGTGAAGCTCGTTTACAAGCAATTAAAATGAATTGGGCAAAAATATTAGGACGTCAATATTTCCCTACTCCGAGAAAAGTAAAAGATGATAAAAATAAAGATACAAAGTAATAATAGATGAAGGTTATCAATAGTATTTGTGTAAAAAATATTATTGATATAATACAACAATATGAAGGATAAACGAAAACAAGAGTTTATTTTATTACTTCTTATAGTAGTGTTTTCATTAGCAATGGGTGTTTATTTTGGAAACCGTATTGTAGTTGAAGAAGGATTTGTGGATGTTAGTAAAGTAAAGGATGGTCTCAAAAATGCAAAAACAATTAAGGATGTTAAAACAGAATACATGCGTGTTATAAATAATGCAAATAAAGCAAAAGATAACGTTGTTGAGCAAGTGAAATCTACCGTTCTTGGAAAGTTCGGTTTAGTCGCATAATTGTTTTTTTATCTGTATTTATTTATATAGTAGAACAATATGGTAAATAAAAAATCAAAAGATAAAGGACTGGACAATGTTCCTTACCCTACACCGATGCCAGATGGTTTTATGGTAGGAGGAAAGTCAGGCGGTTATCTTCAGCGTGTATTGGCACTAATCCACAGTTATATTTCAGAACTTAACAATAGTAAATATTTTGCGGGTTTTGTTATGATTTTACTCAATTTAGGAGCAAAAACAGTTCCTGTACAGTTTAGTAAATCTACACAGGCATATTTAAAGAATGGTCTTAGTAAACAGGTTTTTGTATTTTCAATGGCGTGGATGGGAACCCGTGATATTTATACAGCATTATTTTTAACACTTATGTTTACACTATTATCTGAATATTTATTTAATGAAGAGAGTAAATTATGTGTTGTTCCAAAAAAATATAGAGTTTTACATTCATTAGTTGATACAAATCAAGATGGTGTAATTTCAGAAGAAGAATTAGCATCTGCGACAAAGATATTAGAAAAAGCACGAGATGCAGCGGCAAAACAACATAATGACCAAAAACAATAAGTCTATCTAATTTTGTATGATAACGATATGAATGTCATTTCCGTTATTCTACTAATTTATTATCTCATTTTTTATTAAGTAACTTTACAATGTCTTTAGCAATGAATGCCGCACCATTTGATAATGTTGACCATGAAGTGAGTATATCATCTTCTCAACCACAATCGGGTCAACGAAGAAGAAATAATAAAACTGTAAAGTTGAGGGGTGGTGCAAATAAAATATCATCTGAAAATGTCAATAGTGTTATTGCCAATATTCATGGTGGAGAAAATCACGAATCAGGTGGTGAGATGGGTGATTTTGTTCCTATTTCACCTCCTGTTTCAGTAGGTGTAGAACAAACAAAAATACGACATGATGTTGAAGAATCTTCTTCTGATAATTCTTACGCAGAATACGATCCCTCTAATATTCCAGATAAAAATATGCCTGAAAATCCTTTATCAAGTAATGGCGTAGACTATGACAAGTATCGTCAATATATGCCCGATTATAAAAAGATGTATGGAACCAGTGTCGATGTTGATGACCTTGTAGGTGGAGATGGTATGCCAAAAGGTCTATATGCAGGTGTTCCTACTGGACAAAATCAACAACATGCATATGGTCCAGGTATGCGTGATCCTTTAATAGAAAAACTTAATCACGTAATTCATTTATTAGAAGAACAACAAGACGATAAAACGTCGCATGTCACTGAAGAAATTGTGTTATACTTTTTCTTAGGTATTTTCATGATATTTATAATTGACTCCTTTACACGACTAGGGAAATATACTCGCTAATGTATACTACATTATTTATTGTATAATAGTTTATAGAATAAATAATATTAACGGACTTCCACATTATGTGTCCAGCCATTCATAAATGTAATGATATGTCTTTCTAAATCATAACACACTTTTTTATGTTTACATACTAAACTAGCATAAGTTTTAGACTTGTTGTCATCACGTGATAAATATATATTTGTAATTTTATTCACGGGAATATGATAAACTATATGACTGTCAGACGGTGACAGTATACGTAAAGAGGGAGATATATCTTGATACAAATCGCAAATAATTAATGGTGGGGGAGTAGCTAGACAAACTCCAGTAATACACTGTTTATTATTTTGTTCACATGCAAACTCCACAGTTATATTTTTTCCTCCTAATGTATTATATTTGTAAGGGCTAATCTGACTTAATATAGGTATCATTCACTTATTAACATATAGAATTATTAATTTATGATAAGTACTTTATTTTCTTCTAGTCTATGATATGCAAAATTATAAAAAAAGTATGCCATTGGCCCAGACGATATTGGTGGTGTTTTTTTCTCTAGTTCACTTGTTATCTGTACATTGTCTGAAATATTTTCAATAGATAAATATTTATATTTACACTGTTTCCCGTAACTCTTTATAATTTTTGTAATAACTAATTTACATGTGTAGACAAATAAGTCTAGTTTTGTATCTGATTGAATACTTGCAAATAAAGATAAATTATTTCCACCATCATCATATTCCATACATGTATTACGAAAAAAGTAGACAGATTTTATTTGCTCAGTGGTGTCAAGCAACATATAAACATATATATTTTCACTTTTAATAAGTGACATCATATTACCAAGAGAAGGAGTAATACATGCATTAAATCTTGTTTTATTTTGTTTAATAAAGTCTTCTACTAGATAATAATTTCTGTATTCACAGTTTACTATTGTGCCATTATTTGCGGGAATATCGGGTAGAGTAGTCCATGCTTCCATATCAAAACAGACACATTGATAAAGACATAATGGAATAATACCAGTAACTTCATCTTCTCTCTTGAAGAGAGAAACAGGAACCCGATGTTTTTCACATTGGATTGAATAGTTATGTGTATAGATTATCTTAGGAGCTATACCTTGTCGTCTTTTCTCTGAACTTACACACAAATAATCTACATAGTTAATTTCAAACTTGGGTGCAATAACGGTACCATTATTATCATATATTTCACCATATACTGGTCTTGTTGTCATACATGCACTTACATTGTTGTCCACTGTTACTTTTCCAGAAGAGTGAATAAGTGGCGAGCTTGTAGTCCATGTTGATAAGTGACACGGAGAATTATGACCTGAAAAATAAGGAAGTATGTTTTCTTTTTTAGGCGAAAAAGATGCCTCTGATGTTTTCAAATAATGTGTCTGTATAAATGGTATTACTTGATTTTCTAAACGAGTTGCAGTGGTATATTGTATTTTTTTAACATCTATAGTCGTATCATAATACTTAGTTTTTTCGGGAATTGCTTCATTAATTATACCGCAAGGTGATAAATAATATTTTAAATCATATATATGAAAAACAGGTTGAGATGACCAAAATGGGAACTTTATTTTTATGAATACCGTAAATGCTAAAATAATAAAAATGACAGCTACGAATGTATATATAATTATCATATTATGCACGTTATTAGTAGTAACGTGTATAATATTTATTTAGTTTGTGTGCATTGTTATAATAAATTAATCAAGAAGATTAACCATTAACTTAGTGCTTTCTGCGAGACTTTCTGCCTCCGTGCTTAGATCCGCACATACCACCACGCTTCTTGTGAGACTTCTTGTGGGACTTCTTGTTGGACTTCTTGTGGGACTTCTTGTGAGACTTTCTGGCGGCAGAACGACGACGACGACGGCGTCCACCGACAGCGGCATAATTAGATTCGTTGGAGTAAGCTTCGGGTCCAGCAGACATCTTATATACTATGCGAGCAAAAAAATATTATGTGGGTTTTTGGAAAACGTATAAATATTGATATTCATAAGTTACACGAACCATATCTATCTTTTGTTTTTCAATAAATCCGACATCTCTCGCCATAACTAAAATATCGTCTAAATCTTCCATAAATAATTTGTGCTTATTTTTTCTAAATAACTTGTCTTCTTTTCTTGTTGTAAACTTTTCAACAAACATTGCATCATCACTACTATCATTTACTTCAAAATCAGAACTATATTTGAACTCGTCAAAAAAAATCTTGCTGTGAGTAATTCTCTTCTTTGCATAACGTTGTGGGGATACCATTAACAATGGATTAGCTGGAGGAAGGATAGGGTCAAACATACCTTTATCTACAAGATGAACAATCAAATGACCACCAGGCATAAGCCAATTAAAACAGTTTGTAAAGAATGCCTTTTTATTGCTAAAGTAATAAAGTGTGAAATAAAAGCATGTGAGGTGAGTAAACTCATTTGCCTTAAATAAAGATGAGTTTAGAACATCTCCAAGGACATATTTGTTCTTAGGATTAAGTTCTTTTGCTTTCTTCACCATTGACTTTGAATTGTCTACACCAGTTGCATTTGTAATACCAAGGTCAGTAAACTGTTTTACATGATGACCAGTTCCAGAGCCTATGTCTAGAACAATACTTTTTGAAGTAGGTTCGGTAAGTTTAACGACTTGATTAAGTTCAAAATCGTTTTTAGTATCTACATAAGTAAGCGAGTCATAAATATTTGCATAAAAGTCGTCATATACTTGGTTACCTTCACGTAATTCTAACTTATCACTTGTCTGAAAAGCTTCAAAACGGGCAGGGCGATTATTAATTTGCTTAAACAAGATAAGTGCTAAGATAATGATAATAAGAGCTTTAGCCCAAATGCTTAATTTATTTACGGAAGTATAACCATGACGAAATGTTTTACGTAATTGATCCATATTTATATATTAGTAACTCCTATATGTAATAATGTGATTTTTTTTGTTAGATTACAATACAAAATACAATGTCTAATGAAAAATCGTTAATTGACGATGACCGACCCCCTTCAAGTTTTAAAGGAGTGACTTTTTCAGGATTTAAATCTACAATTGTGATGCAACGGTTAGCAGACTCGATGAACCGTGAAAAGATTGAAGATGCGTGTTATTGGTGTGCCGAACTTATATGTGCGGGTCATTATATGGAATTATGGGAGACGTTAATTCAGTTTTATTGTAAATATATTCACATATCTAATCCTAAATTATCTATTTATATGGCTTCAAAATTACAAAGATTTCGCGAAAATATGAATAGTGTAGAAAATGATCAAGAGCAACTTGAGTTTAGGAACGAAACTGGCTTTAGGTCGTTATTTATGGAGTTTGTTGTTATATTGTGCACTTCTCCTAAAAAATATACCGTTCAACCTGTAAAGGTCTCTCATGATGATTTTAATATGTTAAAACTGAAATGCCTTCTTCAGGCACCCGACTTATCTTCGTGTGAAAAGATTTTAAAAGATGAAGATCCTAAGGAATTAATTATTGCTATTAACGAGCTTTCTTACAATTTAACAGAAAGTGTTGCAAATACATTACGTGCATACTACTGGTACGAGTGGATTATTGAATATAGTAAACTATGTAAAAAAGAAAAACAACCATGCCGAATTGTTAAAAGAGATGATATAGAAAGTGTTCTTATTGATGATAAATACGCAACAAATCCAGTATGGCTTATATGGATACTACTGAAAGACCATGCTGTAAAACGCGGAAAAATGTACGAACGTATTGTGAATAGTCTTTTTGAGATTTTCTGTTTACGATACACAGAGGTATGTAATACAAAACGCAGAACAGTTGTTTATTTTGCAATTTCTATTTTAACAACTAATATTGTATTTAGTGAATATGAGATTGTCAAAGATAAACGTCTTCTCTCTTGTATCCTTTCTCAGTCTTATACTATTTTTTCACAGGTTAAGGAACATGGGCGACATATATTAAAAGAAAAGGCAAGGCAAGAAGAGTATGATGTAAAAGAACAAATAATGCAGAGTGGTGGTATGGAAAATAATCATGTTACAATGGCAAGCCAAGTTTCAACGGATGCAATGTTTGGTATTTTCTGTGAATCTGAAAATAAAATAGTAGATACTAAAAATAGTAATAAATCAAAAAAAAATACAGTTAATACAGATAATAAATCATCTGATAAAGTGTCAATAGACAAAGAGTTATTTGGTATAGATTTTATACCTAGAATATAATTATAGTTAAATAGTGCGGGTGTGTTCAAACAATAATAATCTAATAGAATTTATATAGTACGTAATTAATGAACGATACAAGCATCTCGACACAACCAACCTTATCTTCTAGTTCTTCTTCAATTACAGGAAATGTAGCGTCTTCTAGCCCTAGTCTTAGCGGAACGTCGTCTTTTGGGAGTTCACCTTCTAGTTCTAGTCTTACTGGAACATCATCTTTTGAGAGTTCACCTTCTAGTTCTAGTCTTAGCGGAACATCATCTGGAAGTGATGATGGATTTTTTGGAAGTTCATTCGTTATATGGCTATTATTAGGAGCATTGGTGGTAATTATTTCTATTAACGGTATTTCTTATTATATGACAGGTAAAATGCTTTTTGGTGAAGAGGTATTTAATGCAGTTACTTCTGTAACTAGTGGTATATCTACATTTTTTAATAACTTAATGAATAGCACTGAAATGGGTGGAAAGGGTGCAGTTGAAGTGGCAGGAGAAACAGTGAAATCTGCTGCTTCTATACCAGACAAAGTTGTAAAAGGCAGTCAGGTTAGTCAAAATACCAGCAATAAGATTAATCAAACATCTGCAACAAATGCAGGAGATGTTGAAGATAGTGATGACAAGCCTCAAAATAAACTCGAGACCAAAATTAATAAAACAAACATGAAAACTGCACAAGATACAGAACCTGATACACGCTCTACCCAAGAAGTAGATTATTCTGGTCCTGAACCAAATGAAACAAAATCAAAAAGTACATCTGAAAGTAGTATTGGTTATTGTTATATTGGCGAGTATGATGGAACAAGAAGCTGTGCGTCTATTAATGAATCAACAAAATGTATGTCAGGTGACATTTTTGATACAAAACAAAAATGTATGGCAATAAACAATGAATAATTTGATTGGTAACAATAAAAATATTATACATAGATTTTTATTGTTAATTATTATGGATATTTAATTGTTGATATCCTTATCTATTATAGCGTTGTATTTCTTAAGAGTAATGGGCTGTAATTCAGACCACCCTTCTTTTATCGTCTTTGGGCGAATGAAAATTATGCTTGTTACCATTGGTATATATGTATTATCAAACTTATTATATTGATAGTTGCTATCACGATTATACATGGATGGAATAAATTCACCAAGAGTCGTGTCGTCGTAAGGATTTCGATAAAGTATCGCACCCATATTACCACCATTTTCAGGGTTCCATCTAACACCATTCTTTACATAATCTCTTTCCCAACTGGGAAGGAATGGATAAAGTTCTGTCATTGTTTTACCTGTTATTTCCAATAATTCTTCCTCAGTATATGTTTTTTCTACATTCATTTGAAAATATTCTGCAAAATGACTTTCTACAATAGCTTTTTCAGAAAGTTTATATAGACTAGGGCTGTAATCATCTCTCTCTGTAACATCTGGAATAAACTTTGTTCCTGCGTAAAGGATACCTCCTTCTAGGATACTATCTTCTGCAGGAAGTGGACGATTTTCTACTCTTGGCATTTTTATATATTTCATTACTGAATTAGATTGTCTTGTGGAAATCATATTTCCATCAGTATAAACGTTATTCCTTATATCATGATTATAAGGAATAGATGTTTTTATATAAGGAACTTCAGTGTAAGGACTTTCATTTATAATCATTTTATTTTTATCTACACGTATGAGATTGTTTGAGTTTGGATTTGTTTTTTTATTTAGAGATTGTGTAGCAAAGGTTTTTTTACGATGTTGTGATATTCCTCGTGCTTTATTAGCATACTGTTGATTTTTTGTTATAATTGGGGTACGACTTGTATAATTTAAAATGTCTTGTTTTCGTTTTTCTTGTTCAATCTTATTTAACTCTAATGAAAATGGTCTATCTATGAAACTATAGTCTCTATAATATTCTCCACCACTAATATCAAACTCAGAAATCAATAAATTATTATTCCCTTGTGGTTCTGTTAATTGTATAAGGTCTTCCATAATATATATCACGTAAATATTTCAATATATTTAATCATAAAGAATACTTTAATTGTATTATGTATGATTATGTTATTTTATAGCATTTAATACTGTTGTTGACTTGATGTTGGGTTAAACATATCTCCCTGACCGCCGAAATACCATTTACTGGATAAGTAGTCTGGGTCGGTATCGTTCAACCCATTATTGACAGCAAGCTTGGTATCAGGTCCCCAGTAAACAATTGAGTTAATTGCATTTGTTCCTAGAGCATAGTTATAATACCAAAGATTTGAGGTATACCCTTTATATCCTCCATTCAAGTGTAATTGAACATTTTCATAGTTTTGACGAGGAGGATTAGTGAACTGCATATTCTTGGTAATAATACCGTTAATGAATATGTCTAGGTTCTTATCTTTTACACGAATAATTACATTTACCCATTTATTCATAGGCATATTATCGATTTCAACCTCTTCATCAATGTTTTCAAATGTATTCATTACCAATAACAATGCATTTCTTCCAGGAGCAACATATAACCCAGGAGCATTATTGGGTCCCATAATTCCGTTCTGTGGAGGGTTAGGAGAACCTTCAGTATATCTACGTGCATACTGTTCAGGATTTCCCTTGGAGAAAATATGACGATATTGAGTTGCTTGAATATCATCTTGAAGGAATGTCCATATGCTCCAAGTAAACTCGATACCTCCTCGTTGATTATTTGAACGAAGAATGGTCTGATTTTTACCACCTGGTGTTTGGTCAAATGTGATAGTGTTATTTCCTGGTATCATTCCTTTAAATAATTTGGGGGAACCAGTTGGAGTAAAATATGCGGAAATAAGACCAATTGACAAACGAAGTATGATTGAAAAAACTAGTAAAACAAGTAGAATAAACGCAAACTTTGAAACAAGAGAGTTTGCAGATGCAAAATCCTTTATGCTATTTGGGACACTGCCTGATGTATTATCTGTCAACATGTATATATAGTATAACGATAATATTATATTATGCTATATATTTATTTTTATGTTTTCTATGTTAACTACCACTAAATATTTATAATTTAAAAAGTATATTCCTTTTCTACCTTTCCATTCTTGGAAACACTTACAGTAACTTGCATGTTCAATAGACTGGACAACCAGTTTCCTCCGAAACCCTTCTTATACAAATCGTATGCTTGTTGAGGGTTCATTGCGCTAGAAAAGAATTGGTAATTGGATGTCCATCCCTTAAATGAACCTTTTCCGGCTTCAATACCAGGTGTAATGAACATATCAGCATCCTTGTCGACCTTGGCAGTTCCATCCATAATGCACGTCTTAATAAGTTTTCCATCAAGGTATACATCACAAGTTCGTCCATAATAACTAACAATAAAGCATACCCATTTCTGAATAGGGATATTGCTTACATGACATTTGTTATACTTAATATTGTCAATGACTATAGTATTTGCAGAGTTAGATGCAGAACCTGTGTCAAACAATGTCTGATAGATGTCCATATCATTGTTTTGTGCACCAAGAACAACGGCAGGGCATACATTGGATGCCTTAAGGCCAGGAACAAGGTCCTGGTTTGCAGTTGAAGATGGGGCGCGAACCAAAAGTGGTTTAAATGTTCCATAATTATAGTTCCAATCGTCAATATAAAACCATATGCAATGAGAAAAGTTGGCAGAAGCAACACTACTGGTTGAAATAGAAGTTGCCTTAATAGTTTGTTGAGTTAGGGCACTTTCTACGCCAGTCTGAACTTGGGATCCTGCCATTACGTATTTTACAAGAACGTATAAAAGTAAGATGACTAAGATTAAAACTAAAACACCAGTAATGTCCATAATATGATATATACTATCAAAATATTATATTATGTTATTTGCTTCTATAAATTATTTTTGTAAATTAACTACTATTCAGTTGTATCATTTTATACCCTTCATAACCTTTTTCATTTTCTCTTTTTGTTCATCCATATCGGCTTGAGAAGTTTGTGGCGAATAATTATGTGCTTTTGTTATAGATTTATCACAATCGGGGGATTTCTCATAACCAGATGTATAAGCATTTCCTTCGTCTTTATTATGTTTAAAGTACCATCCAAGAGACAAATAATTTTTAAATAGAGATGTTGTAATCTTGTCGACGTCTTTGACTGGGGTGTCAAGAGCGATGTCATCAAAGATGTCAAAGTCAATCTCAATTGGTATAACTGTTTTTCCGTCATCTCCAAGTGCTTTACGGACAACCTCTTCAGTGCTTCCAAGACTACTATTCACTGGAATGGGGGGATTTCTTGATTTGACTAAATTATATAAATAGTGAACTTTTGTCATGGTAAGTGTAAAATCAAAATAAATGATATTACAAATTAATCCTTTTAACATTGGAGAACCACATATTAATTGCCCATAAGTCACTTCAGGTGCAACCTGTTTTTTTGTTTTTATTAAATCTCCGTTAATAAATATATCAAATGTTCCACCATCAAAGTTGAGTATAATGTTATTCCATCTCTGTGTCTTGAACTGTTTTTGTCTATAGAGTATCGTATTACCTTCGGTATCCCGTCCTTCAGGAAACTTAATGTCATTGCCTACAATATTTGTAGGCGACCTTACAGTAATAAGTAGTTCGGAGTTCTTTGGACACCATTTTACATGAGGTACTTCTTCATAGTTCATTAGCGTATAATACTTATCAATATTTGTTCCTTGGTTGGAGTCTAAGAACACCCAGAAAGAAATCGCATATCTATAATTGTGCTTTTGATTGACTTCTGCAACAGGTCGTAATTTTTCTTCAAACCCGTTTAACTTTAAGTAATTACCTAGAGGTGTTTCTTGGGATAAGCTAATTGGTTCTAATTGTAGAACATTTCCTCCTTGTTTTGCGATTTTATTTACTGAATAAGGTAATATAAAGAAATATGTAATGTTTAACAAAACAATTACTGCTAGCATGATAAGATCATTCTTATTTCCAATATTTGTTCCCTTTACTCCAGATATAAGTTGGTCAAGTGGTGGTAATTGTATACCTAATTTTGAAAACAACCAGGCAATTATTTCATAGAAAAGACATGGTATGTAAAATATAGTATTTACAACTAATTTATAGTATGGTGATTTTTGAAATTGCGTTGTATTTGCAAAGAACTTGTATGCAAAATAGACAACAGTTAAAATTGTAAAAATATTTACAATTAATGTGGCTGTTGAGCCTCCATTTTTATAGTTTTCTGCAAGGGTTATTGACCAACCAATAATAACACCAAGTAATGCTATTCCAAGAACAACATTTACTGCTTGTTGCGTAATATTAGCTACATTGTTTAGTCTTTTTTGTTCTGGTCCTGTTAAATTATCCACGGGACTTTTTGTTGATCTTACTAGGAAAAAAGAAATCCATAAAAGGACAACTATTGCGAATGTAATGCTTACAAATGAAAAGTTTTGATTTTTAAAACTAAAGTTGCCTGATTTGTCTAAGAACTTCTCTTTATTCCCGTATATACCTGCAAAAAAACAGCCGACGGTTATTACAAATAAGATTGCGTGAATAATTCCAAATGTTGTAAATCCTCCAATTATAGAGTTTGCTTTATCAGTTGGTTTTGATGCAATAGGGAAGCTTAGTAAGTTTAAAATATAAATTAATCCAAGCACTAATAAAACCATTGTAAAAATAAAAGACTGGCCGAGGATTTTAGTTCTAACACCTCCTATATCTGTAAAAAATAGTATACATACTACAACTACAAATGCAAAGTAGACAAGAGTAAAACGTATTTTTTCAACTTGTAGATTAGGTCGAAACTTTTCTTCATCACTTGGTTGCAATGCTCTATAGAAAAGATTAGAGCCAACAAGAGATACAATAATAAGAAGTAGATACTTATATTTGTCAAGAACCTTTGGTTTTATATAGATAGCTAACCATACTAAAACACCAATAAATAGCATAAGAGCAAATAACCAAATTAATTTCCCGAGTATCTCTTTTATTGATGCCAGTGTTTTTGCATACAACAACATAACAATAGTAACAATTGCAATTAACAATATTGTAAGTCCTATTACAGATAAAAGAGAAACGTCAATGTTCCACCCTGCGATGGAAGAAAGCCAGTTCATATTAACACCTTTTGGTCCACTGAATAAAACCAATCCCATGCAAAGTGTAAGCAAAACAATGATAGATATAACAAAAACATACACGGGTACAGTAGATAACTTATTTATTGTATTCACAAGAATACTTTCCTTTCCATCATTTCCAGCATTAGTATCTGGATTGTTCCCTGTTACAGGAGCTATATTATTTGTATTATCTGGGTCTTCCATATAATATACAACTACATTAAAATGTATATGATATACGAATGTGAATTTATTAGGTTAATAGATATTACAGTTATATTTACATATTTTCAAAAGCAGTTTTTTTTCCATGACAGTTTCTACATAATGCAACTAAATTATCTACTTCGTTGCCACCACCATATTCTAGTCTAGTTTTATGATCAACTTCAAACCATGCGTTTAGTTTTTGACGACAATCGCCACACTTCCAGTCCTGCATAGATGCCACATATTTTTTCTTAGTTTCACTTACTGAACGTTTTGTTGATTTCGCATTTCCACTTCCACCTTTCATTGTTTTTCCAGACGACAATATTCTTTTTTCAAGACTTTGTTGTGATTGTTGGTTATTTGAGTTTACATTTCCCATAAAACTAAACTCATTATTGTCTCTTACAGTAAAATCAAGTATGGGTGACAAAATACGGGATGATTGTTTATCTAGAGGCATATACTTAACTGCTTCATTTGCATGAAAAAGTAACTGGCGACCTCTAGAAGGATTTTTCCCCATAAGAAGAAAGAGAGAAACTCCGATAATAGCATAAAATGCTATTTGCATATTTTTTTTATTTTTATACAGCATGGATGTATATTTCCCATCGTGATATGTATTATAAATTAAAAATGCAGTAACAAGTATAATGACTAATTCAATCCTCATATATTGTAACGATATTAAAAATATTTAGCCCCAAGTTTTCTAGTGTGTTTTTTACTAGAAGAGGACTTTGTTTTACTTTTTGAAGACTTTTTATGTTTCTTGGTATGTCTACGCTTATATTTATTATTTATCTTAGAACGACTAGACTTTATTTTTGTCCCTTTTATGGTAGTTGCGTCAATAATATTCATATCATCAAAAGAATCATATAGTTCAGATAGTTGTTTCAAATGTTTATATAGATATTTTGCATTCATTGGTTTTGCATCATGTTCAATAATATATAAATATAATTCGGATAAATCATACAACACCATATGTTCAACCGCATTTAATGTTTTTTTATTTTGAAACAATATTTCAAGAACCATAATACACGAAATAACAATACCCCATAAATCCATATTTTTCAAATATACATCATGATAGTAGTTTTCTAGGTCAAACCACCCATTTTTTGTATAAGTATGAACAACATTTGTGATGTACATTTTTATGTCATCGCCAACATAATCTGATTGTTCCAAAGTCACGTTCTTTTTGTCTAGAATACCTTCATAAATGTAATTCATAAGACTAAGTGAACCCGTTCCCCTATATTCATTCCAATAATCAAGATAAGATGTAACAAATGTAGTAACTTCTTTAAGAGTTGGTTTTGGATTTTTAGTTAAATAGTCATCATATTTTTTTACGAACTTATCATTTAATATAACACATGTTGGAGGGACATTAAACTGAAATGGTCTCCCAGTTGCATCATCGTGGATATGTTTATCATTTTTTTCATGATGAAACGCTAATCCCCAATCAATAATGCGTACGTTCTCCTTATCAACAAGTATATTTGCAGCTTTTATGTCTCCGTGGTATACATGGCGTTTATTCATTGGTTCCACACCGTGTTTTACAATACGTGCTAATTTCAAAAAAATATCTTTCATCTTAGGGTAATTATTCATCTCTTCCATGAAAAAATCATTTAATTCTACACCTCCATATGGCATGGTAATCGCAGATAATTTTTCTAACGAACCATTAATGTTACGTTTTGTTATATTATTTTTAATAAGTGGTTTACATTTATTTGAATATCCTTTTAAATCGCGTTTTGTTAAGTCTTTTAATTCATCACATTTCGATATGTTTTGTAAAAGAAAATAGTCGCCATAATTTTTTATACTACGTAGTTTAGATTGAAAATCAGTAATAATGTCATATTCTTCATCTGCATGTTCTTTCATCATAAGTTTTGTAATTTTCTTTCCAGTGTATTTATCGTTAGTATCGGGTGTTTTACACTGTAATGAAGGTTGAAATACGCAACCAAAACCACCCGAACCAATAACATAACCACCATTCATATTCTTTTTATCCATAACTTTACCTTACAATAGATACATATAATATTATTGTATGTATCTATATATCCGAACGCGTAAATAAGTATATAACAATAGAAATAATGATAACAATAACTGCATAAGCAATATGACGTTTAGTCTTTACATATTCAACTTGTTTTTCAGTTACTGTTTCGTATTGTTTATAATAGTCTGTATAAAACTTACTTAACGAGATTTCATCTTTTTCTAGCTTTTTATTTATTTTATTATGAATAAAATGTGTCCATCTAACTAGCGAATCTTTACTGTCTAAATAAGGGGAAACAGGGTATTGTTCTAGTAAATCACTAAAAGAAGATGATATTTTTGGAGATGGTATAAAAAGGGGGAAATTATGGATAAATTCATAAAACTTTTTTCGTATAGTATCATTTGGTTTTATAGGATAACTTAATGCTGTTGTGTGTAAAAAGAACCAATAATGTGGTCCCCATATATTAGGGTCTAACTTCATTACATTGTATTAATATAATAAGATTTACGTTTAAACATATATACAGTGTCAATAAAAGGCTACTCCTAATACGAAATAATATATATTCTTAATGTCAAATACTGCTACGTATGGTTCTGATAATGACAATGATGCACTAGATACCCCTACATTTTTTAATTTTTCGTCAGATGAATACTCTAACCAAACAACAACGTGTAGTAACTGTGGTAAAATAGGTCATTTATTTTATCAATGCAAACTTCCAATTACAAGCTATGGAATACTACTTTTTCGCTTTACTGAAAACATTCCAGAATATCTATTGATACGTCGCAAAGACTCGTTTGGTTATATTGATTTTATTCGTGGAAAATATTCATTGTCTAACATTTATCAAATACAAAAGTCAATTGATGAAATGTGTCTTGTTGAAAAACAAAGAATTATTAATAACACATTTGATGTCTTATGGAGGGAACTATGGGGTGTTAATAGCACATTAATGTACAAATCTGAGGAAATATCTTCATCTAAGAAGTTTGAAACATTAACTAATGGTATACTAGTAAATGATAAGGTAGTAACATTAAAAGATCTTGTTGATAGAAGTACTACATCATGGCAAGAACAAGAATGGGAATTTCCTAAGGGACGACGAAATTACAAAGAGAATGATATGGAATGTGCATTCCGCGAGTTTGAAGAAGAGACTGGAATATCCAAACGAAACATCCAAATAATAGAAAATGTAATTCCATATGAAGAATATTTTGTAGGATCTAATTTTAAATCTTATAAACATAAGTTTTATCTGGCATATACATCGTGCAATGATATAGCATTGGATAAAATACAACGAACTGAAGTTAGTAAAATGGAATGGTTAACTCTTGATAAGTGTATGCAACACATAAGACCTTATAATTTAGAAAAAAAGACTATACTTGAAAATGTAGATAAAATGTTAAAAAGGTATAGTTTTTATTCGTAATATATAGTAAGTAAACAATCATGGCTGAAGATAAACGACAAAATGGACCAGACTGTGATTTTGACAAAAATGTATATGATTCCGGACATACATGTAATAAGTTTCTCTTGAGAACTGAATTTCAAGAAAGAAACAATATTGTTGATAACGACGCTTTGTATCCAACATTAAATGACCCCAATTTCTCTCTTAAAATAGCAGCAAAACAAGAGTTTAATGAAACACAGTATGATGGAACTATACATGATGTTGAAGAGAGAGCCAATATATTGGCAAATATGGAGTTTGAGCTTAGTCCACATCAAATGTTTGTAAAAAACTTTCTTTCATTACAAACTCCATATAACAGTTTGTTATTATTTCATGGTCTCGGAACTGGAAAAACATGTTCCGCTATTGGAATATGTGAGGAATATCGAGACTACCTACGACAATCTAATCAAACAACAAAGATTATTATTGTTGCTTCGCCAACAGTGCAAGAAAACTTCCGCATTCAATTGTTTAATGAACAATTATTAAAAATGGTAAATGGAGAATGGACAATTAATAATTGTGTAGGTGGTAAGTTAATTAATGAAATAAATCCTACTCATACCAAAAATATTTCAAAAGAAAAAATAATTCAAAAAGTAAATAAAATAATTAATACATATTACGAGTTTGTGGGTTATAGAGAATTTTCAAACTATATAGAGCGTAAACAAACCGCTAATGTTGATTTTAAGAAATGGTCTACAGAGGAACAGTTTACTCGTATGAAACGCAACTTAAAGTTAGAGTTTGATAATCGTCTTATTTGTATAGATGAGGTTCATAATATTCGTAGTTCCGATGAGAACGAAAATAAGAGAATAGCAAATGCTCTTACATTTTTAGTAAAAAGTGCATCAAACATGAGATTATTATTTTTGTCTGGAACTCCAATGTTTAATAACTACAAGGAGATTATATGGTTAATTAACATTATGAATATGAATGATAGAAGGGGTTTAATAAAAGTAGGTGATGTATTTGATGCACAAGGAAATTTTAGAAAAATGAAAAAGGGAGAGTATGAATCAGGACGTGATATTCTTATTCGCAAGGCCACAGGTTATGTATCATTTGTAAGAGGTGAAAATCCCTACACATTTCCATACAGAATATATCCCGATACATTTGCACCTGATAAAACATTTAATAATATTTCTATTCCTTCTGAAAATATTCTTGGTGGAAAATTTATTGAAAATAGTGTAGATACAATAACAAAAACCATCTTTGTAACGGATATTGGTGATTACCAAAGAATGGTATACAATGGTATTATGATTTCTCATGATAGCGAATTAAAAAAGGATGAAAAAGCAAACGACGCCGAAAATCGTTTAAGTTATACCAAACTTCAAGAACCAATTCAATGCTTAAATATTTCTTTTCCTGTAAATACATCTGATTTAGGTGATGTATCTGTTGAAGACGCTATAGGGAGAGGAAATATTGCAATTAAACAAACAATTGGACATCAAGGGTTACAGTCTACAATGGATTATATTGATGATAGAAGCTCGGATAATATGAAGAAAGGCGATTTTGTTTATAAAGATTGGGTTCAATCTGGAGAACATGCAAACTTTTTATCTAGAGAGAAAATTGGGCGATACAGTAGTAAAATGAAGAATATTTGTGATATGATTGCAAAATCAAAAGGGGTAGTGTTAATTTATTCACAGTTCTTAGATGGAGGACTTATTCCAATGGCTCTTGCTCTTGAAGCAATGGGCATAACTCGTTATGGAGAGAAAAGAAAATCCTTATTTAAAACACCGCCTAGCGAACCTGTTGAATATAAGACAATGCAGTCCATGAAAGCGGAAGGTAATAAATCATCTTCTGCAAGATATGCCATGATTACAGGAGATAAAAGATTATCGCCAAGTAATATTAGTGAGATCCTTGCATCAACAAATGATGAAAATAAAGACGGAAAAATGGTGAAAGTCATTTTGATATCAATGGCTGGGTCAGAAGGCGTTGATTTAAAGTTTATTCGACAGGTTCATATACTAGAACCATGGTATAATATGAGCCGTATTGAACAAATTATTGGCAGGGCTGTTCGTAACAACAGTCATAAGTTATTATCATATAGCGAAAGAAATGTCATGATATTTATGTATGGTACTCGTTTAATGGATACAGATAGGGAGGCTGCTGATGTTTCTGTATATAGAAGTGCAGAGTTCAAAGCAATCCAAATAGGTAATGTAAATCGTCTATTGAAAGAGGTATCTGTTGATTGCTTTCTTAACCAATCTCAAGCAAACTTTGATGAAAATACTATAAATCAAAAGGTTCGTCAAGTTTTGTCAAACGGCGATGTTTTAGAAAATTATGCAGTTGGCGATAAGAACTTTAGTATGGTAACTGATTTTATGAAAGACGGTATGTATAAATGTGCAAATACAATGAATGTAAATAGTCTAGATGAAATAAAAGTTAATAACGTGACATATGATGAAAAGTTTATTATGGCAAATAGTCAGAAGATTATTAGTAAAATTAAACAACTGTTTAAACAAAAATATTTCTATCTAAAAGATGATTTAATTAGTCAAATTAATTATCCCAAAGCCTATCCGTTATCACAGATTTACAGTGCATTAAATAGTATGATAGAGAACGAGGGAGAATATTTAATGGATACTTATGGAAGAAGTGGTCGTTTAATAAATATAGGAGACTATTATCTCTTTCAACCGGTTGAATTAATTAATCCTGAAATAACGGTCTTTGAAAGAAGTGTTCCAATCCAGCACAAAAATGATAAGATAAAAATACGTATGGAAATACCCAGTGTTATGAAAGATGACCTTATTCGTTCACAAATGCCATCTAACAAAAATAGTATAAAAAATGTTGTTTCTGACAAACCAGAAGACAACTTAGACAAAGTAACAAAAATCGTAAAAGATATGTATGACCAGTACTCGACTGCAGTTCAATATTATACCAAACCAGAAACACTAAAACCACGAGATACTTTATATAAACATGTCGGAGTAACAATGAATAAAATGAAAAACTCAAGTATTATGTCATCAATTGAGAACGAAGAAAGTAAAGACACAGCAATGTATCAAGTCCTTGTCGAACATTTGATGGATAATATTTCAGTAAAAGATAAGATGTCATTATTTTTATACTTACAAAGCAATCCTGATTTTAGTCTGGGAGAAGAAAAAGAACATCTATTTGTAATGCGAATACGCAAATATTTTGATAATAAAAAATATACATTTACTAATTCATCTGGTTCTGATTTTTCAGTTTATATATTCTTTGATCCTAATGTTAAATCAACACTTGATAATGGTATTTATTATGTAAGTTATAATGATACATGGAAATTAGCAGAATATCAAGATAGGGAAGATATAAAAAACTATATTAATGATACATGGATACCAAGTGTAAAAGATAATATACATTCCATATTCAGTTTTATGTCTTATGGTAAGACAAACGCAAATATTGCTGATTATAAAATAAAAGAAATGTCACATAAGCGAAGCACTGGTTCAAAGTGTAACGATATTGCTACAAAGAAAAAGAAAACAGACATTCTTAAAAATATTATTTCTCAGTCATTTGATAAAGATACACCTGATGATAATATTGAAACTGTAATGAATGACCTTAAAGGTGGTGAAAAAGACTTTAGCATGAAAGAAGTTTGTATATTTGCAGAGTTTATATCTCGTTACTATGAGAATAATTTAAAAGGTAATAAACATTGGTTTTTTACATACGAACAACATGTCATGTTACACCATATATTGAATGTTGTATAAATATTATATACGTACAGACAGTAAAATACAAATAACCTATTTATGTATATTTGTATTTATGACAGAAAAATTGGAAGAGAGTGACTTTTTAGAAGGACAAGATATTCATATTCAGACAACTGGTTTGTCTAGAAATCCAATTGATAAGTATTATACCAAGAGAGATATTGTTGATGTGTGCATTGATATGGTAAAAAAATATTTAAAAATACGTAAGACAATGGATATTGTTATTGAACCGAGTGCTGGTAGTGGAGTTTTTTATAATGCAATATCGACACTTTGTAATAATATTCGAATGTTTGACATATTCCCAGACAGTGATATTGTAGTAAAAAAAGATTTTTTAGAAGTTTCACCAGATAATATCTGCCCTGGGAAAGATGTAAATGAAATGACGATACATACTATTGGTAATCCTCCGTTTGGTCGTCAATCTTCTCTCGCCATTAAGTTTATCAAACATGCTTCTACTTTTTCTAAGACAATATCCTTTATCCTTCCTAAGAGCTTTAAAAAAGATAGTATGCGGAAAGCATTTCCATTATCATTTCATTTATTATATGAATGCGATTTGCCTGAAAAATCATTTACGGTGAATGGCGAAGATCATGATAGTCCATGTATATTTCAAATATGGGAACGTAAATCATTTAATAGAAAAATACCTGAAGTTCCACCGCCTAATGGATATGTTTTTGTTAAAAAAGAAAAGGAACCTATGTTATCACTTCGACGTGTAGGTGTTTTTGCTGGAAAAGTTGATATTAGCATACATGATAAAAGCGAACAATCGCACTATTTTATTAAAATAACAAACGAAACTCTTATTGAAAAAATAAATGAAATTGTAGAATATATGAACAGCGTAGCGTATGAGTTTAATAATACAGTTGGACCAAAATCAATATCAAAGGGAGAATTTATAGTTGAACTAAATAAGTGTGTTCAAAAGTTAGTCAATACAAAATAATATAAATTGAATGAAAATAAAATAAATAAACTATACACATTATAGTAGACAACTTGTTAGTATCTATGGCGACTGTTGTATCACAAAAAAAGACAAAATCAAAGAGGTCAAAAGTTATTCAAAAGAATGATAATGTTTTGTATACCCGTAGTGTGATTACGCGTCAAATAGATTTACCAGTAGTTAGTGTTGGAAAAAATATTATGCAAACATTTGATACTGTTATTAAAACAAAATATGAGGGAAAGTGTAGTGTAGAAGGTTATATTAAACCAGGAACAACTAACATAATATCCTATTCCGCTGGTAAGATGACCGGTAATATAGTTTCATTTCAAGTTGTATTTAATTGTGAAATATGCACACCGGTTGAAGGCATGTTTATTCAATGTATCGCATCTAATATAACAAAAGCTGGTATTCGAGCACATGCAAAAGAAACACCATCTCCGGTTGTTATCTTTATTGCAAGAGACCATTATTACGATAGTGACGAGTTTAATAGTATTAAAGAAGGTGATAATATTACAGTAAAAGTAATTGGTTGTAGATTTGAGTTATATGACACGCAAATATCTGTTATTGCAGAAATCCATTCTAATTAAATATATACTTATAAAAATGTTGTAAATATGTATTTTTATTCACTAATTGTTTGTTTGATAAATAATAACATAATAACTTAGAAAAATAGTAATATGTGTATCCAGATATGTCAACCGTAATGAATACGACAACAAATGATGTATATGATGTAAATATAAATACATATACACCAGATGAGTTGAAAGAGTTGTGTCAAAAATTAGAAGAAATGAGTAAAATCAATCAGGTTGAAGCAGTGCGCATTTTTCATAAGCATAATAAAGATATGATTAACGAAAATAAATATGGCATTCATATCAATGTCACTGACGTAGAAAACAATGTTCTGAAAGAGCTCGAAGAGTTTATAGAATATGTATCAAATCAGGAAAAGAAGTTGACCGATATGGAAGAACTACAGCAAGATATACAGACAAAGTATATTAACAAATCATATTAAAGACTGCATGCGTGTACAGATAGTATAAGAAATAGTTATGACGACCAAAGTGTTTCAAAATAGACAATATACTACACAAAGTAGTAAAAGATATAATGATTTAATCTTAGGTATGAATCATTATATGCTGACTTCAGAAGTTATTACAGGTATGGATGAGTTATTGAATAGGTGTGTTTCACATAGAATAAAGGAAGACAAAAAAGAAAAAAATACAAATCCACAACAATGGGAATATGTTAAGAAAGACCAGTCTATGATGAGCCGTCAGAAAGAACGATTTTTCTTCCCAAAAGAAAGTGACCAATTATTCTGGCTTTTTTATCTTCTTCAAAATGGAGATACAAAGTACGAAATAATTGATACATCAAAGTTTTTAACAGAAAAAGAAGAAAAGATGAAATGTATTGATATTTTAAGAATGAATAAAAAACAATTATCAACTTATAAAATTAAGGGTTTGAAAGATACTGTTGAAGACGACCTTGTTAATAGTAAGAAGATAGACATAAAAACATTTTTTGCACTTTGTATAACACATAATATGAATATTATGTATATTCATAAACAAAAATATTACGAACTTAATTGTGACCCAGACGATAACAACTTACCTACTGTAGTTCATCGCATTGATACGCCATCCTTGAAGTATGGTTATGAGTTAAATATGACACAAGAAAAGATAGATAAATATCGCGAGACTTATTATTCATCATATTCATTGTCGTCTCCTTTAAAATGTGCATCATCATATAAAGTAGGCGAACTAAAAGATATTTGTAAACAAGTACAGATTGAAGAAGATATTATATCAAACAAAACCAAACCACAACTTTATCAACTTCTTATTGATACACTTTAGATTTCAAGTTTAGAATGAGTTATTTACAAAATAATTTGTAAATTGAACATATTTGTAATGTATTTATTCATTATATAAATATAACAACTATATATATACAATGAGTATGAGTAGAAATAATAACTATGGTAGACAAAAACAACATAATAAACGTCAACATGGTATGCATATAACCAGTATCAAGGATGCAAAAGAAGATACAAAAAAATCTCAAGGTGAACTTGATAAGATGTGTATTAGCTTCTGGAACGAAACCCCATATGTTCCTGTTATGGGAAAGCAACATGAGCTGGAAATAAAGTTTTCAACTATGCGAAATTCTCCACGCGTTACACGAACTGATTATGACAATGTATTAAAACAGTTATTGTCACTTGGATTTACAAGCAAAAATATGAGGGGCGAATATATGTTAAGAATTAATAACGAATATTTAGACGCTACAAGTGCACGCCATAAGATGTCAAATATTCGTACGGAGGTTAGTGGATTTTCAGCAGTTCAAGAATATTGTAAAACTAATGACATTGTTAAACTATTAAACGACCCTTTGTACAGTAGAAGTGTTAGTATGCAAAAAAAATACAAGGCACCTTCTAGTAAAGAAAATGAAGGAAAGGAAGGTTTTATTGAATCGGTTGATTTCCGAGATTTTGATTTTCGTGCATCATACAATGTAGAAGAAACGTTCAATACTATCTCCAGAACAGGTCTTGTAAAAAGCACGGTAGATAACTGGAATAAAAGTAAGAAAACATTTCGTTATTTAAATCGTATCACACTTACTCACGAAGACTATCCTGTGAAGGTCGATATTAGTATTGTAAAGTCTTCAAAAATTATTCGAGGAGGTATGGAAAGAACCTATACTACAACTGAGTCAAATGTGTTTTATGCTAATGAAAATTATGAGATAGAGATTGAGGTGGATAATTCTATGATCGGGCCAAACACAAAATACACTGATATTAAAGCAGTTATGGAAAGTTTAAAGAAAGTTGCAAAGTTTGTTATGATGGGACTTCAAGAGACAAAGTTTCCTGTTTCAAAAAGTGAATACAACAATATTAAGTCACAATATCTTAAACTTATTCAGCAAGACCCTGAGTATAATCTAGAATCAAAGCATTTTGTTGGACCTTCTTCATATACATTACAACTATCTCATATCCAAGAGGTGGATGAAGAAAATACTGAACCAAATATTCGTACTGGATATACTGTTACCGATAAAGCAGATGGTGAACGTCGTATCATGTTTATTACACACACTGGACATGCATATTTGATAAATACAAATATGAAGTTGTTATTTACAGGTGCAAAGACTAGTAATGAAAAATATTTCAATACTCTTCTTGATGGTGAAATAATTCTTCACGATAAGAATGGTAAATATATTAATTTATATGCAGTATTTGATGTATATTTTATTAACAAGATAGACGTTCGTTCACATCTATTTGCAGAACCTAATATAAAGGATGTAGCTTCAAAGAAGGATGATAAAAAGAGTAGATTTAATCTTATGAATGAAGTAGTTAATAATTTAAACCTACATTCAGTTGTAAAAGATACAAACACACCTATTCGTATCTCAGTGAAAACATTTCATGTTGGAACAGATACATATTCGATATTCTCTGGATGTTCTACTATATTGAAACGTATTGATGATGGGTTATTTGAGTATAATACCGATGGTCTTATCTTTACGCCAGCTAATCTTGGTGTTGGTTCAAATATTATTGGTGAAGCAGGTCCTCTTAGAAAGATTACGTGGGAACATTCATTTAAGTGGAAGCCATCAGAGTTTAACACTATTGATTTTATGGTAACCACTGTAAAAAATGATAGAGACGAAGATGTTGTAAATACTATGTTTGAACAAGGCGTAAATGCTGCAACAAGCAGTCAATATAAAGAGTATAAAGTATTGACACTTAGGTGTGGGTTTGATGAAAAGGTTCATGGATACATTAATCCATGTCAAGATGTATTAAATGATACTATTCCATCTTATCGAGACGAACGTGGAGAAAACACAACAGGATATCATGCAATGCAGTTTATTCCAACAAATCCATATCAGGAAGATGCTGGTATTTGTAATCTTATGTTAGCACCAGATGCAAATGGTGATAATAAAATGTATACAGAAGAAAAGGATGTTATTGAAGACAATACTATTGTTGAGTTTAGTTATGATAGTTCTCGTGAAAATGGATGGAACTGGGTTCCATTACGTGTTAGATATGACAAAACATCTGAATTAAGACGAGGAGTTAAAAACTTTGGAAATGCTTACCATGTTGCAAACAGTAACTGGCATTCTATACATTATCCTGTTACAGCTCAAATGATAAGAACTGGGCAAAATATTCCCGAAGATACGCGTGACGATGATGTGTATTACAAAAAAACTAAGGGTGTTAGTTATACATATTCCCTTCGTGATTTTCACAATTTATATGTAAAGTCAAAACTTATCAATGGTGTTTCCGATAAAAAGGATACTCTTATTGACTTTGCATGTGGAAAAGGAGGCGACCTCCCGAAATGGATAAAAGCAAAATTATCATTTGTATTTGGCATTGATTTATCGCCTGACAATATTGAAAATAGACTAGATGGTGCATGCGCAAGATATCTTAACTATAAAAAGACAACTAAGAATATTCCAAATGCCCTATTTGTTATTGGAAATAGTGAGTATAATATTCGTAGTGGCCAAGCAATCGAGACAGATAAAGGTAAGCAGATAACTGCATCTGTATTTGGAAATAATGCAAGGGATGAAAAATTAGGAAAGGGCGTGGTGAAAAGCTATGCGATTGGTGAGGAAGGATTTAACATATCATCTTGTCAGTTTGCCCTTCACTACTTCTTTAAAGATAAACATGTTCTTCACAGGTTCCTCGCAAATATTGCAGAATGCACCAAAATAGGAGGACACTTTATCGGTGCTTGTTATGATGGTTCGAAAATATTTAATCTATTAAAAGATAAGGATTTGGGACAAGAAGTTGAACTTTATCATAAAAATAAGAAGATATGGGGTGTTAAAAAGTTGTTTCCTGAAGATACATTTGAAGACAACGTGTCTAGTCTTGGGTATACAATCAAGGTCTTTCAAGAATCTATTAATAATTACATTGATGAATATTTGGTCAACTTTGATTACTTTACTCGTATGATGATAAATTATGGTTTCCAAGTTGTAAATGACCGTGATGCAGAAGATATGGGTTTTCCATCTGGATCTGCTTCATTTGAAACATTATATAATCGTATGAATAATGATTTTAAGAAAAATCCTCGCATGACAAATGATTATGGACAAGCAAGTAAGATGCAGTCATATGAAAAGACAATATCTTTCAATAACCGATATTTTATCTTTAAAAAGATATCAAATGTAAATGTAGATAATGTTCTTAGAAACGAGAAAAATAACATAGAAGAAGATAGTATCAAACAGGAGATTGACAAACAAGTTATTACAGAGGAAAAATCTGAAAAAACAAGTGAAAAGAAAAAAACTTTGTCAAAATCAGATACTGTAACAAAAACAGGAAAGAAAACTGTTATTCGTCGTCCTAAAAAATTAAACCAAACAATTACATTGATGGAAACAAGTAGTGAAAGTAAATAATGAAAATATAATCATATTATGAATTCTGAAATAATATGATTTTTAATGATACTTGTAGTCATCTAGTTTTATAGAAGAGTTATGGCTTAAACATACAAAGAGATATAAATATATACAATAATAATTGTAATTAAACAATATTACCCGTTATGAATTATTATAACATTCCAACTAAATGTATGAATATAGAGTTTCAACTTCAAGTTGGAGAAACGAAAAAACATTCTTTATCAGATAGTTTTATACGAAACATAAAGTCATTATATGAACAAGTCAATAAGTTTTTAGAATATTATACAACTATTCTTGATAAAAACGTAATAGATGGTCTATATAAAATAAACAATACATATTCTTTTTTACATGATATTGTCTCAAATGAAGTTAAATCATATGTAAACTTAGAATGTGATATAGATAAAAAAAATATATTTTTTATCGTTCATGAACTGATAAATTCATTTGAATTTATCTATACGGGTATAGTTGAACCTTCTAATATTGTTTATATAGGTGATAATGCAGATATGTTTCAGAATAGTATTCAATATATAAATAATCGCCCTCCTGGACTAATTACTATAGATAATAATGACATAAATGATATTTTCAATAAAATAGAGTTTACTAACAAAGATGTATATAATAAGTATAAAGGATTTCAGTTCTTTGATACTCCCGAGACATATCACAACGATAAAAATATAAATGAGTACATTGTTTATTTGTTAAAGACTATTGGCATTTCTATAACAACGGCACGGCCGTGTATTATAAAAATATGGGATATTACATATCTTCCTGTAATTGAGTTTGTTTATATGCTAAGCAACATATACAATATAGTTTATATAACAAAACCAACTATTACACAACACACACACGAACGTTATTTGGTTTGTAAAGATATTAACAATATGCACTACAGTGTGGATAGTCGTAAAGAGTTATATAATCGTATTACCAATATTGTTACGACAATAGAACAAAAAATAAAAAATGAAGTAAGTGGTGGCATAGCTCAAACGATGATAACATCTGTTTTAAAAAATAAGATATCATATCATTTTTTAAACAAGGTTGAAGAGTCTACGCTTATCATTGGTCAAAAAAATATTGAACATAATGAAAATATCATTATTTTATTAAAGATGTATGGCAAAGATGAAAAGATAGAAAATATTAAAAAGAACTCTATCATTAAATGCTATCAATGGTGTAGTAAAAATAATATTCCTACTATTAGTTTATAATTGTGCACAAACCTTAGAAGGTTTGCAATCACTAACTCCTTGAGTTTTTGCCTTTAATATAAAAGGAGTTACAGTCGAACCACCTGCATTTACATAATTGTCTGCAGTTGCTTTATTTTTATAGTCGTTTACTTCCGTTCTTACTGTGTTGAGTGTTAATCTAGAAGTTCTAGAACTACTTGAAACGGCACCCTGTGTTGCAAATTGAGTATTATTTGGTTTATATACAACTTCATTACATGATTGGTTGTTTGCAGAACAATTACCTACATACTTTCCATTTCCACCGTTGGAAAACTGATAACCTTTTTGTTGAATAGTGTTGCACCTAGCATGTCTGTGTTGTTGTGAGGTTTGGTAATAATTTTTGCTAAGGTTTGTATTTGCACCACGAACACGTTTTAATGCATTGGTAGCTTGACAACAATCATTTAGTTTACCATCCATACGAGTATCTTTAGACAAATCACTCGCAAGATTTACGTTACTTGTTGAAGTAAATGTGCTACCAGGTCTTTCCATTGTTAATGATAATAATGGGGTAGAACGACTTGAGCGAACATATCTATCTACATTTGTTTTTAAATAAGCTGCATCAGGAGAATCTAGATTAATATCAATAGCATTAATTATACCAAGTCTATAGTGTTTCATAGGACGAGGTAAACCATGCTTATAAGAAATATCATTTGTTACGTCATTGTTTGTAAATGGTCGCAAGTTAGTACTTGTAACTGGTATAGGTTCACTAAGAATATTTGACATATATAGTATACTATAATATAAAAGTTTCGTATGTTATAACCTGTATATTATTTGTATTTTATCTTGATGTAATATAG